TTAATATTGAAAAGAGTGATGATATTTTTTCAATTTGTTGTGGTTTCATATGTTTATACATAAAATCTACAGCACCTTGAATATCAAATTTGTTAAATTCTTCTCGTGCTAATCGTCTACTTTCTGGAGTATTTAATTCTTTAAACCATGATATGTCTGGAATAGGTATTCTTTGATGCCAAGGAATTTTAGCACATTCTGAACAAAAATATAATCTAATATTACCAATAATGGCCGTATATATTGGTAGTTTGTTTTCACAACAAAAATCGCAATATATATCCATGGTTATTCCATAAGCGTTGGTGGTTCTTTAGTCATGTTTGTAATTTTTAAAGCGTCGCTTGGTCGAATAAGTGGGTCGTTTTTTTCACCATTTTCACATAACTGATGATATTTTTCTAATATCGCTTTACAAAAATGGTTTCTTAATATATTATATTCACCCACCTTACCTAAAAATCTTATTAGTGTAAGTTCACCATCTACATGAAAAAACTGATACATAAATTTAGCAAAAACGTCTATCATACCTTCACTAAATTCAGACCAATCCGATAACACTTGATAATTACCATTTTCAAAAAGTTGTGCTGAAATGACTGTAATTGGTTTTGGTAAAGTTTCTAGTATTGTATCTAGACTATCAGTGTCTATTTGTTCAGAATTATCGTTGTTTTTATTATGGTTATTTGACAAAATCTGTCTCCTAATTTAGTTATTAGATTTATTATTATTTAGTAATAGTTGCTGATCCAGCATATTCAATAGTTGCTGATTCAGCATTTTCAATAGTTGCTGATCCAGCATATATAATAGTTGCTGATTCAGCATTTTCAATAGTTGCTGATCTAGCATATTCAATAATTGCTGATCTAGCATATTCAATAGTTGCTGATCCAGCATTTTTAATAGTTGCTGATCCAGCATTTTTAATAGTTGCTGATCCAGCATTTTCAATAGTTGCTGATCCGGCATGTTCAATAATTGCTGATCCGGCATATTCAATAGTTGCTGATTCAGCATTTTTAATAGTTGCTGATCTAGCATATTCAATAGTTGCTGATCTAGCATATTCAATAGTTGCTGATCCAGCATTTTCAATAGTTGCTGATTCGGCATATTTAATAATTGCTGATTCAGCATTTTTAATATTTGCTGATCCAGCATTTATGATTCTCGAATTGGTGCAACGATTAATAGTTACATTTCCAACTAAGATATAGCATCCATTAAAAAGAACTTTTCGATCTTGTGTAACTAGCATTTGAGAAACGCGAGAGCGTAATAACTGTTTTACGTGATTCTGTTCGTATTCTGTAAACCATTCTGGACACGACTTTTGATCAATATGTAATTTATATAATTTTAAATCTGCATAGTTTCCATTTTTCGGAGTATATTCTAATCTTACAAAATCGTTTTGTCCATTGTCACAAAGATTTGCATAATCAATCAAATCTTCGTGACTATCTGTAGATTCTGGATGAAAAATTAATTCACGATTTTGTGTGTAAATAGCAGAAAACGTTTGACACATGTGATTGTTTTCCTTGTTTAATCAAAAATGCTAAAAAGAGAATTTGGTAATACATTAGCGTATAGTTCATATGGTATAAAGTAACTATTTCGTAAAGATGTATCAAGTGGAACCATTCCTACATAATAAACATTAAGTTGGTTTTTATTGTTTTCATCAATTTTACAGTCAATACATGTTGGATGAATCCAATTTACATCTAAATTTACATATTCTTTACATAATAAATGAATTTGTGATAATGGATGTTTATCTTTTGATAGAAATTCTTGTTGTGGTAAACACAGTTTATCTTTATCAATAGATAAGATGTATCTATTGTTGTTTGTTAAATCTATAGATACAATAACTAGATTAAGTGTAACATCAAACATCTATATTATCCTTAATAATTTTTAAAATTGTTTTAATTTTATGTTTAGCACCGGTTTTAGTTATATTTAAATCTTTAGCAATATCTGTTAATTTGACTTTGTTATTTAAATATGTTCTAATTAATGATACTTGTGTTGTTGTTAATATATTTTTATTTTGTAAATTTTCTAAAGAATCTAAAACTGAAAAAGTTAAATAATGTGAATTATCAAATTCTGTTTCTACTATCATATCACACTCATCATACAGTTCTACTGGTTCTGTTTTGTGTTTATGTTTAAATTTATATGGTGAAAAATATTCTTTAAGTGTCCAACAAGCACAAATCTTACGATAAGCTTTTTTGGAAAATTTCTTATATGGATTCCACTGCCAATCTGCTATTATGATAGCTGAGGTAATATTACACAAAAGTTCTTCATCATATGTTGATGTTTGTGCGTGTTTATTGATAAATTTTTGAGCAAGACGAGTGTATAGTGATAGTAATAAAAAAGTGTTGTTATTATATTTGGTTTTTTTCAAATTTTTTAGTAGTAATAATTGTTTCATATGTAGTCTATAATTTTTTGTGCTGTATTTTTCCACGTAAATTTTTTAGCTGTTTCTATACCATAAATATTAACAAGTTTTGACGATGTTTTACTTATATTATATATGTCTCTCATATGTGTAATAAATAAGTCAACATCGTTTTTTGTAAAAGAAGACCATCTACCTTGTTTATGAAACCATATTCCGTCTTGAGCCCATTCTATTTCTTTTGGTTTGACTAAAAACGAGTTTTGATCGTCACAAAATTCTGTTAAAGCTGAACAATATGTGGTGATTATTGGAATTCCACAAGCCATAGTTTCAAGAATAGGTAGACCAAATCCTTCTGCTCGTGTTGGAAAAATACCACAATGTGCTTGATTGATAATGTTTGCTACGTGTGTAGGAGTAGATACGGGTGGAATAAAGAAGATTTTATTTTCTTTACCCATTGGAGAAGATAGATATTTCTGCTCCCATTTTTTTACATTTTCTTGAGATAAGAAAGGATTATTCCACATTAGATAAAGCTCGACATTGTCTTCTGGTGTAAATGCTTTATTAAATAAGCCACATAAAATATCGTGACCTTTTCTTTTTTCAATTTTACCAATATTTAGAAAACGAAAAACTTCATCTGTTTTATTTGATTGTGGTTGAAAAACTTCTGTATCTACACCTAGTGGTATTACTTCTATTGGAACAGAAATATTATTATTTTCTAATACAGATTTAGCCCATTTTGATGCTACAAAAACCTTGTCCATAAAATTCAAATTATCTCGTTGTCGTCCATCAAGCAAGTCTAACTCAAAGAAAGGATAACCAATACGGGGTCCTTTTCCAATACTCTGTTCGATAAGAGAATGTTCGTGCCAAATTGTCAAACTTGGTTCGTTTTGGGAGAGAAAATGGTTGGACGATATTAATTTTTTCAACCAATCGGCTTCTGACTGGTCATAAATATCAGTTGGTGAACCAATAGGAAAATAATGACATTCTGCTTGAGATGAGAGTTCTCGAAGAATATTTCGACACGCTATTCCATAACCCAAATTATTATATGGACCCCGTATGGTTAAGTTCATTTTTTATCCTTGATCTTCAGTGGTTTTTGAATTTTCCAATTCTTCTTGAGCAAGTTCCATTAATTTTGCAATAAAATCTGGATGAATCTTTGGTTTACGACCACGTTTTTTTGGTTGTACAACAACAGCTTCTTCACTTGACATAAATTACTCCTTCTTTAGAGAGAGTTTAAAGGGGGAAACAATAATTTGTGGTTCAACATATACAGGATGAACCTCGCCGTCTGGTCCTTTTAACATAATCCATGTGGCTGACAAACCTTCTGGCATAAAAAGACCATTTGGATCTGCTTGGGGTAACGTTCCAAAAGAACCACCTTGGCGTTTACAACGGTGTACTGCTTTTTCTGGATTTGTATATTGAACAGAATATGGTAATCCAAATCCAATTGCTTCTCCAAGAAAAATTAAATCTCCATGCATATTAACAATATAAGCATAAGTTGTAATTTCTTTATCTCGTAACTCTAAAATATCACGAGCAAGTTTTCTTTCTGTCCAACGAGTAATGTCTGGCATTCCAATTTGACGATGTGCTTCACTTAAAGCTTTAGCAGTTTCCTCGGCCTGTCTATTGTCAGCACTATTTTTTGCAACGTTACTACACCCCATACATAATAAAAACACCACACAAATACTTAATCCTCTTAACATTTTAATCCTCCTCTAAATCATGTAAGAAAGTACGTAAATCTGACGGGAGACGATCCCAATCTAATTCATTAGCACGATGTAAAATTAAAGAACGAAGCGAGTCTTTATGTTCTTCTTCTGCTATTATATACTCCTTTTTTAGTTGTCTTAAATCACGAATAGTTCCTTCAACATAGGATTTGTTTTCTCGATAAACATCTGTTTTAGAAGATTCCCATCGAGTAGCAAAAGTTCTATAAAGAGTTAAGCTTAAAAAGCTTACACCAAAAATTGTTCCTATACCTAAAACAATGCATAAAATAGATATACCAATAAATTTAAAAGTATTCATATTATTCTCCTATTTATGTTGTTGAGTCTTCCATATCGTCATCATATAAATATGGTGGTGGAATTGTAATTTCTAAATCCAATTCGTTAATATGTTTTTCTACTTCCAGTAAATTCCATGGAAAATGTGAATGAAGTTTAAGATTTTCTTGTATAATAGTATATGTTCCATTTTCAAACGCTACTTCGTAATACCACTTATCGTTTTGAGAATAAAAATTTACTACTATACCTAGTTTTTCTTGAGTGTTATTTTCTGATTCTAAATTATAAACTACTAAATCATATTTTACAAATTGTGGAGGTGGAAAAGTATTAGGTTCAGATACTATAAATTTCGGTATGTAGAAACAATTAAAAAATATGATAAGTGTAACAATACACGTTAAAAGAATTAATTTTTCTCCAACAGACATTATTTTTTTCTCCTATAAAATACAGTAATCGGTATGTCTACGATATTCTTCTAAACTTTTAGCGTTCATATATGACATTGATGAACGTAGTCCATTAATAAAACGATGAACAATTTTATGAAGTGGTCCAATATATTCTACAAGTTGTTCTTCTCCTTCAACAAATTCTGGTCTTTTTTCATATTGTTCCCATTGAGTAGAGTATGATGCCGAACCACGAAATACTTTATGGAGTTTACCATTTAATCTTAATGTTCTACCCGATGCTTCTTCTGTTCCTGCTAATATTCCTCCAACCATTACAAGGTCTGCACCAAGAGCGAGACCTTTACACAAATCTCTTGGTTGTTTTATTCCACCATCAAGAACAATTTGTGTATCAACATTAGATTTAACACATTCTAACAAAGATGAAATTGGTGGATATTCTAATCCAGTTTCAATTTTAGTTGTACATGCTGAACCCGTTCCAATACCACACCTTATTGCTTGAACATTATGTTGAGATAACCATGAAAAACATTCTGCTGATGCCACATTACCTACAAGAATATGAATATCGTGATGTGTAGAATGTAATTTTGTCAACACTTCACTAATTTTAGTATTAGCACCATTTGCTGTATCCAAACAAAAATAACGACATCCACGAGCATAAAGTTCTTCAAATCTTTCAAAATAATCTCCATTTATTCCAATTGCACATCCTACATCTTTTGGACACTGAATGTGTTCGTGAATTTGATCGGCAATACTTTGAAAACGATGAATGTAACCAAATCCACCCAAATTTCTTATAGTAGTGACCAAGTTTGCATTACCAATATCTGGCATTGGACTAGCAATAAGAGGTATACTTAAATGTATATCACCATACCATACTGATGTGTTTACATCTTTACGAGAAACAATAGAAGAAACGTGTCTACTAATTAGACCAATATTATTAAATCCTAACGACTTCAACTTGAACATTTGAAGGTAACCTTATACAAACTTTATTAGGGTTTTTGTTAATTCTATAAATATTTTGTCCCAATCGTGTAATAATTTGTCCAACATAAATTCCTCGTTCGGATAAATATGTAAAAACCTCAGACAATTCTAAAAATGAGTTTGTATCAATATTAATTTGAGTTATTTTGTGGGGTTGTCCCAAGGGAAGACTATCCATTCGGTCGGCTTTATTTGACTATAAAAGTGTGGTGCTGGTTTTATTTTTGGATTCCAAAAAAGAGTTGCTAATGCTGTATATGTTCCAAAATATTGAACAAATGTTCGTGTTGTTTTTCCGGTATCTATAATATCATCAACTAATAAAATATGTTTTCCATTTTGTTCATAATCAATATTTTTTACAACGATAGGTTTTTCTAATGGTGTTTTTTGTTCTCCATAAAATCCTATTTGAACACTTTCGTGTGGTAACATAAGTTTATTAGCAAGTTTTGTGCTTACATGTAAACCACTATTTCCAATACCAACAACTTTATCTAATACACCAAAGACAGCGTTATAAGTAATTTGTTGATATAAATCTTCTATATATTTTTCTATATTTTCTTTTGAACAGTAACGCTTGTCGAGTATTGTTTCCATTTAATCTCCTTTTTTTAGCCAAAAATGATGTGCGGTTCCATGTCCCCAACAATCTTCGTTGGGCGTACATCGTCCTTGTGAATGTTTTATTATAATCAACCCAACATCTCTAATAAGTTGTTCTAATTTTTCTGAACTAAATTGTAGAGGATGAAAGGGGTCGTTATTGTTAAAGTCATCACAATCTACAGAAATAAAAGCATGTTCTCCAGGTTTAAGATAAATATGAATGTTTCGTAAAACCTGTTCAGCATCGTAGCAATGGTCAAGAACATTAATACACATTACTTGGTCAACCTGTTCAATTAAATGTGTTTGTAAATGTTCTGCTGGAACGGTATAAACGGTAGAATATTTGTCAAAATTAGCATATGGTAAATCTTTAAGTTGATTATAGAGTGGTTCAATAGCAATAAACTCTCCTCTTAACCAAACCAATCTATTAACAGGACCAGGACCAATATCTAACAAAACTTTATTTTCAAACTGGTCTTGTTTAAATCCAAATCTTTTCATAGTCCATTCTGACAATTTGGGAACTTCACGACATTCCTTTTGTCCTCCACGAATCCAAGCTCCTAATTCAGCAGATTGAGCGGTTTCCCATTTTTCTACCGACACATTATTAATACTAGTTTTTTGTGGAAAAAACTGGTAAGTCAAATATATAAACCCTTGAGTAATACACGCAAATATAAATCCAACCAAAAGTATACATATAACATATCCTGCTAACCAACACAAGGGGGGGTCGCGTAGGCGAGACAAGTCTTTTAATGTTTGCATTTTTTTCTCCTATAAATATGGTAATACATTTACAGCACGATGTAGTTTTTTCTGTAATTCATCAATATATTTTTGTTCTAAATTAGGTAGTGCTTTAAAACAAAGTTTATGTATTTGTTCACATTCTTCTGACTTGTAAATCGTTTCTAATTTGTAAACCTTTCGTTCACCTAAGGTTATTGGAATATGATTATAAGTTGGATAATATTTATAAGCTTCTTTCCAAAGAATATTTTCAACCTCTTCATAATCTTTTAGCATATTACGATATTCACTACACAAGTCTCGAACTTCGTCATAAATTACTTTATTTTTATCGTTTACTTTAATTTTGGAAGCATGTTCGTGTTTCCAATCGATTGTTGTGGTCCAAGGGTCATTTAACCATTTTTCCAGAGATTGAAAAATATGTTCAACAATAAAAGGTTCCCAATCAGGAATTTCCCAACGATTAAAGGAAATTTTCCAAGGTTTAGTTATAAATCTACAGCGAAACGCATACCAATATCTCTTTAATTTTTCCAACATTACTAACTCCAAAACTTGAAATCTATTTTAGTCCACGAGATAAAAGTAGAAATTGACGGGTGTCAGGATGTAGGTTAAGTCCTAATAGACTATTAAACTCTTTTTGAGTAGAAGATTTAGCAAAGTCTTCAAGTGCTTGAGACTGTTGTTGAGAACGTTTAATTGCTCGTCCTTGTTTTTTTGCTTGTTCTTTTGCGTTTGGTCCCGTGTAACATCTTCCAGATTGTCCAAATTTCCATCCAGATTTTCCATCCTTTGTACATTTCATTAGAGGCATCGTTGTCTCCTTTAGTTGAGTTAGTGTTAATCTAAAAATCTTACTAAAGCAGATATTGATATACCACCAACATGTCTTTTTTCCTCTTCAAAATCTTTTCCAACTTCTTTTAATTCACTACCAACAATAAGAGTGGGTAAAGAAACAACCCTACGATCATGAGTAAATTTAGGATATTGACTTGTGTCTACTTCATAATAACGATACTTTTTAAGAAGTTCTCGTATATATGGATTGTTTAAATTTCTTTTTACTTCTGGACAATACATACAATTATTTGAAGTGAAGAAAATCAAAACAGGAACTCGTTTAGGTTCTGGTTCTTCTAATTCTTCTTTTTGCTGCTGTTGCTGTTGTTGTTGTTCTTGTGTTTGTCTGTCTAAAGCAATTAAAGCACCTTGAGTAGAAATGAGTGAACGAAATTCATAACCTAAAGCAGAATTACTGAGTAAAGAAAAGATTATAATATATAATAGTTTGGACATTATAAATATTCCCCAGTACCATAGTTGGGCAACGTTTGTTTTGGAAAACCTTTAATATTTGAGTAGAAGTAGATTGAGCGACCACCAAGAAAATACCTTTCCCAAACTTCGGCATCAACAACTAACATTGATTGTAATGGTCGTCCTAAAATTGGTGTTAATTCATCATACCATTTTTGCCATGGATTATGAGCTTTTCCCCAACTATTCATTACAAAATATACTCTTACTTTCCAAATTTCTTTTGTGTCATCATAACCAACCGTTGACATATCGTGATTCCAACTTCCTGACTTTTCGTGAATTCCACGACTTGATGGTGTTGAATTAAAACCTACGTTTTGACCACTATGACAGGCATATCCATTATGAAATAAAGCCATAGCTTCATCTGCTGTACTCGGAGTAACATATTCACCAACAGAATGTTCAGAACATTTATCAAGCACGCATTTTGGTGGTCCAGAACGTCCCCAATTATTTCCAATGCTCGATTTGTATTTACTTAAGTCTACACAGTTTTCATAATTTTTACGAACCATAAATCCATATTTAGTTACAAAATATGCTGCTCTAGCAGGGTCCATTCCTTGTCCACTATGACCACGATATCCATATGTAGGCTCGGTTGCTCCTCTTTTATAATATTCTTCTGCTTCACCCTTAATATCTATTTCTACTGAACGAGTTACGTCACGTGCGTTTCTGTCGCCGTGACTCGTACAGTCACCGGTTGTTTGAGATTCTTGTTCAAACGCACCTTCGTCGTATTTTTCACGACTTCTCCATAAAGTAGCTCTTTTTCCATTACCTGGATTTTGTTGAACTAAATGTAAAATATGTGAAGAATCTTTGACTATATTATTATCAAGTAATTTATCACGATATTGTGTATCAATAGGACATGCTTGTAAACCATCTTCATATAATTTTTGTGGATTTGACCAGTCCATCTATTTCTCCTTTTTAGCAGCTTCTAATGTAGCCCATCCTATGGCGTGGGCAATTTTTACAGCCTTCTGTCTTTTTTCATCATCCAAATCCACATTTTGTAATGTTAATGCTTTTTCAAATGCTTTATCAATAGCATCGCTTAATCCAGCATATCTACCATCAATACCGGTTTTTTGAAACATCAATTTGCCGGCTTTGATATTTAGTTCTCTCAAATCATTAGTAGTTTTTAGAATTGAAGAGTCTCTACCAACAACATCGGAAAAGTCAAGAAAAAACCGTGCTAAAGCATAACCATCATCTAAAGCATGCTCACCTTTAATAAGAGGAATAATTGGAGTAACATAACTTTTATATGGTTCATCTGGTTCTGTAATAACTAAATCTGGAATTGGATTAGGATTTGGAGAAGGTTCCTCTCCATTTACTATTTTATGAACAGCAATATCCAATTTATCATTTTCTACAGCACCAAAAATAAAATAATAAGTTCCTGGTTTCGTACTACTAAAATGTGCCCAATAATAGACAATTGGAAAATCATCAGCAGTTCCCATTTTTCCATCAGGTCCAGGGTCCATTCCTCCAAATATTGGTAATGGAGTAAAATAAGTATCAGCGTCAGGAGGAAGAATTTTCCATACAAAAGATTTTCCCTTTGAACCTGTAGTTTTCAACCAAGCAGACTGGCCGGGTTCAATTTTTTCTGGTCCTAAAATTACTGCAACAGGATCTGCAAAAACAGAATTACAGAGGAAAAAAATAAGTATTAGCGTGGATAAAAGAGTTTTTTTCAACATGTTTTTTCTCTCTTTAAATTTTAATTTGGAAAGTAAAAAATGGGATGGAGTAACAGCTTGGTGTTGATTAACGCCATCCCATCGTTATCATAAATAACACCAAGTCTTAATTAAAAAGGTGTTTCTGTAAAAATTAGTAATAATGCTTGAATAAATTCAAGAATAAGTGGCATTAATTCTCGTAGAAAATCTAATAGAGTGTCCCAATCTAATCCATATAGATTGTCGTTTTCGCCCATACATCCACGAGCAACAAGTTGACATCGAACTTCTTCGGAAACTTCATCTAAAAGATTAACTTCTGTTCCGTCTTGAGTTTTTCGAATAGGATTCCAAACTACACTTCTAACATCTCGCCACTCTGATAGTGTGATATTTCCACGTAAAAACTGCATGCGACCAACACGTCGTAATGCTACTCGCATTCGTCGAGAATCAGCATTTAGTTCTGGTAAAGGCATATTTTTCTCCTAAAAAAGGTTAACTTTCTACAATATTATACACCGCTCTTGATTAATTGACGGAAACAAGGTGGAATATCGGTTTGAATTGCTGGAGTTGGCTCTTTTTCAGCATCGTTTTTCTTATTTTTACTTAATTGTAATTTACTATTTTCAAGTGGAATTTTTTCCAATTCTTTTTCTGTTGGTGGTTTAATTTTTGGATTGAGTAACCATTCTACTTTAATTTCTTTAGCCCACTCTCTCACTGAACGGATAGGTACAACCCAATTAAAACTATCGGTTTGTTCTAAACCTAAAGTGATCATTCCAACCCATTTACCATCTTTTCGTAAAGCAACTAATCCTCCAGAACTACCACCAATACTACTACAGGTTGTTTGATCAAATACACCATGTTCAGAACCACCATATTTTGGAATTAAAACACCAATTCTTGAAACAATTCCATCAGTAAGAGAACAAGTTCCACCAATTTCTTTACCTCCAGGTGCTCCACAATGATATAATAATGTTCCAGGAGGAGGAATTTTATCTTCTAAATAAAACGTAACTCCCTTTTCAATTTTTCCAGTGACTCTCACTCTTAAAAGAGCAATATCTCGTTCTGGATCTACTGAAACTACTTTAGCATAATATCTATCACTACCTCCAACTCTACCATTTTCTACAATTTCCTGAACCATTTCAACATCTTTGTAAGTTACACGTTTCTTTTCTGTTCCATCTACAATGACAGTTGTGACTTTTCGTGAATCTTCAACAACGTGATGTGCTGTTAAAATCCATGCTGTTTTTTTACCTTCAATTTCTCTTACAATTAATGTGCCAGAACCCTGTGCTCGTTCACTACCGTAATTGTCAGTACAAGTAATGTTTACAGATACATTTTGTAAAAGTGTTCCAATATCCTCATCAGCAACAGACGACAGTGGCATACACGCCACAATTAACAAAGCCCCTAAAATTTTCCACATAATAAACTCCTTTTAAATTAAGTTTTTTGAGAAAAATGGGGGTGGCAGGATTTGAACCTGCGATTCTAGCGTATGAAACTAGCGAGATGACCACTTCTCTACACCCCTTTTTGTATACAGGACTATTCATTTTTACAGTACTTATCAGTATGTAATTAAGGTATAAATAAAACCTTTTACTTTTGTTTAAAAATTCTTTTCCAATTTTTTTCTAATTCTTTTTGTGATACAAACACGGGTCTTCGACGAGATCCTTTTCCATTTTGTATTTTTTGTGATTTTTGTGATTTTTCTTTATCAATACTTTTTTTCATCTCTCCAAAAAAGATTTTACACTATTAGGTTATTTTGGTGGTAATTTTACCTTAATATTAAGTGGAATATTGAACAGGCTTGATATGTGTGATAGTCGTGGACCTAAAAATTTGTTCAGATGTTCTTGTTGTTCTTGTGATAATATACGACCGATAATGACTTCAAGTTCAATAAAACCTTGTTTTTCGTATCGGTCAAGCAGACTATCAATTTGACGAGTTACGTGGGTAATCCACGCACTTGTATTACTTACATTGTTTGCTGCCGTTCTTACTGGTCGTCGAAATAATGCCATTATTTTTCCTTTTCTTGTGTTGGTAAATCTACTTTTTTCAAAAATTCGTCTAAAAGTTTTTCGTAAGAACCATTACCGTTGGTTGGTTCAGATTTTGGTTTTGGTTCTTGCTCTATTAGTGTTAATCGACGTTGTAATTCTTTCAATAACACTTTTTCTTGTTTTTCTAAAATGGTTTCAATATCAAGAGTGGATTGTTTTACAGTATTGATAACTTCTGTATTGTCTATTTTTTTCTCAAGAGTAAGAGAATATCCAAATAAAGCACAAATAGTGACAATAATGGTCCAGGCAACTTTTGCTTTTGCAATTTGGTTGAGTAACCATTTTCGTATGTTTTTATTCATTATTCATCTCCGATATCTTCACAGTTAATTGTATGAAATGCTAGATGTAAATCAATAGGTTTACGATTATCAAAATCTATATTAGTTTTTATAAGTTTATTACGAATACTGTCTGCATATTTTCTACGACTTTTTTTTGGATTTCCAGCAACAAATTTGTAAAAAACATCATATATAAATTGAATTTCATCTTTTGTTAGAGATAACAAATATTCTTTTTCATTATGTGGGGTTGTTTTTTCTTTAAAATATCGACGAGCACGCAGGTCCATCATTTCAATTTCTGGAGTAATAAGGTCTATGTTTTTTGTGTGTTGAAGATTATGTAATCGCGTTTTTGCTGGTTTTCTCATATATCCTTTTTTAGCTCGTCCTATAGCAATTTCTAAACCCCTTTTTTTGTTCCACTTATCTTTTGGGCAACATTGTGACCATCCAATTTGAGTTGAACTAAGTGCTACAACAACTCCAATCGGTTGATTAGTTTGTGGATGATAAATATATTTAGTTAACATTTTCTTTCCTTTATATACAAAATAAAGTTATAATGATTACTATAAAACCAAAAACGAACAACAGTAAACACATAATAGTTTCTATTACAGAAGCAGAACCACTATAATCATTTATATCAAATCTAGGAATTTCTCTATTTCTTTGAATATTTTTTAAATGCCATTCTATAAATTCCTTTTCGGTTTTTTCATTATTATTCATGCTTATGTTCCCAATTTTGTAAGTTTTCTAAATAAAGAACCCGGACTTTCACGACCTTTATCTGAAGTGATGAAACCAGCTTCTTCATATACCAAAGATACAAATTCTGAACAATGAACTTTGTTTGGATTTTCTCGTAACCAATTACAAATCATATTATAAGGAGTTCCTAAAAGATTTTCTGCTTTTGCTCTCATAAGTTTAAGAGCTTGTTCGTCAAGTAGTCCATTTGGCGGTTCCCACCAAAATGTATTAAGTCCACCCAATCGACGTGTCCAAAACTTCTTCTCCCAAGACGGAAGAACTTCTTCAACATATTGAATATATGACATTTTACGAACACGGGGTGGATATGCTTCATATATTTTAGGCTGATTTTCATAATAGAGAAAAATAGCAACATGAGATAGTGGAGAATTAGTAAATAGTTCGAGCAATCCATCTAATGGTCGAGGAACTGAATTTTCCATAAAAATAACAGAACCTTCTTTTGGATAACCACCAAATACTGGTAATAAGTCTGAAGCTTTAAGTGCTAACATATTTTAACCTGTAACAATGTTTCTTGGTGGTGTAACAATACCAGTTCCAAATTGTGAATTATAAGCATTTTTAATTTCATTACTTGGTTCAGCAACACACAAAATATGTTCTGATTTTATTTCAAAACTTTTGTCATCAGATAAAAACATCCAAGGTGCCATGGCTAATTTTCCTTCGGGTGTAGCAATAATTTTGACAGGTTGTTCTATTTTATATGGACGTATATCTAGATTTTCAATTTTTGCAAGAATTTCTTCACCGTTTACAAGTTTAAAAACTTTAATCATAGTTATATTTATCCTTTCGTGGAACGGGTCGTGACGGACCATCGCCCTCTATAATCATAGTACCGAGTTTTGGTCGAAAGTGAAGTGAGATTCTGGAAATTTTGACCAAAACCCCCCGTTAGGGTGACCAGACAATTTCTCGATTTTTTTTAACAAATTATACATTTCATTGTACTGTGTATTCCCAACAATCTTCACATGCTGTTCCCGTCATATCTCCAGCCAACATGGCCTTTCTTAGGTTGATATATTTTTGACTGTGCCAACATTCCATAAAAGTCATATTATTTAGGTCTCCACAATCAAATTCATGAGTATGATTAAAGCAACATCCAGATAGTTTAGCATCGTAAGTGATTCTGGCCTCACTGAACAAGGCAAAGCACGCATTTACTTGTTTGCTTTCATCTACTCCCCAACGACCAAAATTACCTTTAACTGGTTTACCACCCATTTTTTCCATTGTTTTTCCAGTTAGGTTGGCCTGACTATAAAGAGGTAGCCAATAGTGCTCATCAACATATGGTTCTAGTTCTGCTAACAAGGGTTCCATTTTTTCAACTTGTTCATCATTATAACGAATACTTGATGTATAAAGACCGCACTTATATCCGTTTTCTTTACGAATATTATAAGCATCTTTGATATGCTGAACTACCATAGCAAAAACTTTTGGAGGCATACGAGTAATTTCAGCAAATTGTTTTTCGTCTGCAAAATTTAAACTAAATTTCATACTATCTAAACCAGCCTGCATACACTCTTTCATTCTTTCTGGAGTTGTGTGTGGCCCACCATTAGTAGTAATAAATGAGTAAGGAAATCCACATTCTTTCTTTACCCACTCAATTGACCATGGAAGCCACTTACACAAAAAGCTTTCACCGAGAAAAAAATGTCCAATTTCTTCTACTCCGGCTTCTCTCATTTCCTTTGTAATTCTTTTGAAAAACTCTTTATCCATTTCTCCCTGTGGTCGTAATTTGTCAGCAGTAGCACAAAATTTACACTTAAAATTGCATTTAGCTGTAAGTTCCATTTTTACAGCCTTTGGACATGGGGGAGTCAAGCATAACCTGTTTTGTGGAACTAATGTTATACCATCTACTTTTTCTGTAATTTTCACTCTTTTTTCCTCTCTAAATTATTTTACTTTTCATTTCTTCTCCTTTTTCAATGGGCCAATAATAGGGAAGGTTGTCGGTTATTTCTGTACCAAAAAATTTTGAATAATACTCTTTATTCTTACGAAGTAAATTACTTTGATGACTTTGATGTAGTTTTTTGTCACCTAACCAAGGTGGATCTCGATAGGTGTGTTCGGATATTGGTAATGTTTTAAGTTTTTCATGTATAGTGTCTTTATAACCACGCTTTTTCCATTCTACAATCATTGCTAAAGTATAATCAAGTAAAGACTGCTCATAACCAGCCCACATTTTTACAGCAGGATGGTTTTTCCATCCGTTCGACAGACCACATAAAGTTCGAAGAATTTGATAACCCTCAACTCTTTGTTTGCCCAAACGACGAAAATCAAGACATTGTGCAGATTTTGTATAGCTTGAATATGGTAAAAACGTTTGCATTATAATAATTTAACCTTATCTTGTTTAATCAAGTTCTGAATATGTTTTTGCTCTACATCAAAATCATGATAGCAACTATCTTTTGGAGGTTTATTAAAATAATGTCCTTCTTTTCCATCTGTCATTCCATCAAATCCATAAAGGGTTAGTGAGGAAAAAAATTGTAAAAAATACTCAATAGCAAGAATTCCAATCGACGGCCATTTTTCCATAGGATTGTGTTGACCTAGTTTTACAGCCACGCTTCTACAAAAATCTTCACCCACGGTTGTATTTTTTTCTCCATAAAATTTTTCAATTTGTTGTTGAACCGGAGGCATCCACGGAGTCCATTTACAGTGTTGTATAAAAGTATAAATGTGAGAAAATTGACTTTTTGGATGCCATATTACGTCTTCACAACAGCGACGAACTAAAAATGTAGATTTTGTTCCAACATCTTTTTCGTAACCGGCTAATTGAAAATTGTTAAAACGTACAACAATATTGAAATCGTCAATATGACGACCTAAAGCGTTTCCTAATACTGACGAACCGTTACCAACTAATATTATATTCATTGTAATCCTTTATAGAGACAAAAAATTATGATAATCTTCAGCAGCATCAATGCTCGTTGCTTTTTCTGTTTTTATACTTCTAACAATGTAGTTTTCATAACGTGTTGTTTAAATTAAATTATCAGCAATAAATTTTTGTTTTTTGTATAACACAGAACATAAATCGTTTTTATACATTAATTGAGCAACATGTTTGATATGTGTTTTTTGTTTAATTTCTAATTTATATAAGTTTTTTTTACGACGATAGATGTGACCATAATTAAAACATATTTTAGTTTGAATTTGTTGTAAAATTTTGATACCACCAGAACAAAAACCTAAACATCTTATATGGGAATTGGAACGATCTTTTCTTTTAAAGATGGTAATAAAACCATCACCATCAAAAAATCCTCGTAACCAGTCAAAAATTACATCTTGTGGCATCTTGGGTAAAAATTCTAATTTTGATTTATTTTCAAAGATACTTCTTGATCTCAATAATTCAACATCTTCTGTAGACAAACCATATATTTGAAATACATATTTGTAATAATATTTTTGGTATAATTTATTATAGTTTTTATAATATTTAATGGGATGTGTTGAATGTAATACGTTTCTAATGTATTGTAATATTTTTAGGTTGTTTTTGCTATATTTAAGATTAACACCTAAAATAAAACTATCGTTAGAAGTGGTACGGTTATTGGATTGTAAATACCCATCAGCACATAAAAATCCTAGAACATAAGTTGTGCTAGGTGTCCATGTAACAAGATTTTGAATGTTTGAAGTATATTGTTGTTTCAAGACTGTATAAAAGTTAAATAATCTTGTTGTGTATTAATAGATATACACGATTTTGTTGTAAACGATATTATTTTGTATCCTAATTCTAACCAATATAGTTGTTCTAATTTTTCTGTAGTATTTTGAAATTTAAACTTGTTATTATAAATTTGAGCAAGTGTATCGTATTTCATTGTATAAATACCAACATTAATATTTAACATGTTGGTTTTATATGGAATATTGTATCTTGAATAATATAATGCTTTATTATATTCAAGTGTTTCATTGTCGTAACCAAAAACAACTTTTGTAATATCATAATTAGTTTTGTTAGTATTTTTAAGTTTGTAATGTAAACATATAATATCACATAGTTGTTCATCTAGTTCTACTAATGGTCGTATTAATAAAGGTGTCATATCAGCAATTGGTAAATCACACTGTCTATTTATATATATACCTTTTTTATCACCAATTTCTAAACTTGCTAAATACATTCTTTCAGTTCCACAAGACGCTTTTCCAGTTTTTATTACTTTTGCTCCAAAATCTTCACACCGTTCTACAAGTTCATCGTCTGGAGTAGCAATATAAACATTGTCAATATTATATTCTTTTGTTTGCTCGATTACATTTTCCCAAGTGTGTTGAATAATTGGTTTACAATTTTTCTTTAAAAGTAATTTATTTGGTAGTCGTTTACTTGCTAATCTAGCCGGAATTATAATATATTTCATTTCAATAAATCAATTTGTCCTTTATCGAGAACTTTTTTAAGAGATGCTGATTTTTTTGTTCTGTGGTCTATAACTAAACCAGATTTATAGTTGTAAGTTCGAATCGTTTTTGTGTTATGAATTTTATAATCTCGATAGTTCTTTTTTTTAATATTCTTTTCTTGCTCAAAAAATTCTTTTACTTTTTCTTTTAATGTTTGTAATGCTACTTTTTTATTTCTGTGTTGATTTCTACCATCAATAGTAACATGAATACCGGTTGGTAGGTGTGTAGCTTTTACAGTCGAACTTGTTTTATTTTTATGCTGACCACCAGGACCCTTACCTTTAGTATATTCAATTTTAATATCTTTTTTGTTTATTAAACTCATTCTAAATCACTTGGTTTTATTGGTTCAGCACATTTACCACCACACTCTTGACATTTTGGTTCTAAATTAACTTTAGGAAGTTCTATATTTATGTATGGGTTTTTATCATATTTGTCATTAGATTGAATAACGGTTCCAGGACCAACATTAGGTATATATATTTGATCACCCTCTTGAATAGTCCATGAATTTTTGTGTGTATAAACTCCGCCCTTATCGGTTTCATGTCGAACAATATCTTTTGGATCTAAAGGATCTATCCAATAAATTTCTAAACAAATCGTATCTTCTATTGCTCGAAACTTATGTTCAATTTCTGGTGGAACATCAGTAAACATACCGTCTGTAACAGTAGTAATATCATCGTCATTTTCCATATATAATACAACTTCAAGTTTACCACTGATTACATAAAATCGGTTCCATTTTGCTTTATGTTTATGTCTTGAGCACTCATATCCAGCATTACTACGAATAATATGAACTTCAGATGTTGGTCCTTCAAATATACATTGTGTGGTTCCCCATCGTTTGGACTGAAATGCCCCTTGTAAAGTTTTATGTCCCATTATCTTACTCTCATATCTATTTCCAGTAAATCCTCGTTATTGTAGAACTTTGTACCAAGAAAAGCCCTAAATATATAATTACTCTTAACAGACAATTTTCCACGAGTTTTTTAAGAAATTTTCTGTTTGTTGTTCTATCATACCCAATCAAATTTAGGTCGGTGTTTTTGTAATTTTTTTAAAAGTCGTTTTTTATAATAAATAATTCTACGTAAAATTGGTTCTGAAATTTTAATATTGTTATTTGAAAAATATTCTCTCATCATATATCTAGGAATAATACGATTTAAACTTAAGCGTGGATGTTTGTCGATTGAGAGTAAAACATAATATAACATTCTAAAAAAGATATTACTATATATATCCATATCAGTAGATGTACCAACAGCAAACTGGTCAATATTTTGATAGAATCTTGGTATAACAATAGTTTTATTTTTGACTAAATCTAGTATAGATTGTGTAAGCGATTCTAAAAATAAGTTGTCAAACCGATTACGTATAACATATTTATATTTGAATGATAAACGCTCTTCGTGTGTAAGTTTAAGTTGATTTACTTTCCAAATATTATAAAACATTGCTAGATGATTATGTATACTTGTTCCAGCACATTTATTACAAAAGAAACTTTTTGATTGACACCTACAACCGTTTTGAAAATTTTTGAATTTACTCAAAGTATACAAATTATTTTTTGTTTCTTTTGTATATGGATAATAAGAACAAGATATTGGTTTATATAGAGATATTAGTTCGTTGATATTTACGTTTGGTTCTTTTATTTGTTTTGGTTTTTTTATGAGCGGTGGAATAACAAATTTCCAAGTAACAATAAAAATATCACAATCATAATTTAATTTTTTGAGAGGAAAAAGTATGTGTTGCTCAAATGACGGATAACACTTTGTATATTCTCGTGGAGAGCCAGATATGCAAATAGCAACCTTGTTATTCATTATTGTATATAACTTACTAAATATGGTTTAGAATAACCTTCTTTATACCACACTGCTCCCAAATTTTTTAACCAAGATACATATAAACCAAGATTTTTATGATAGGAATTTGGTACAACAACAACACTTCTTGGATAGTTGTTTTGACTTATTATTAAAGCAAGTATAGCAAAATGACAACGATCAGTAACAATTGTTCTATATTTTGATGCTAAATTAGCATATTCTTCGAGAGTGTTACATTTTTGAACAGGGTCTCCAAGATTTTCTTTTCTATGAATAATGCCTTCGTGAGTTCTTGTTTTTAACCATATACCAACGTCTTCTGTTGGTTCTGAAACGGGTTTTTTCCATTCTAAACCCAATCCTAAATCTGGTGCTAATTCAGCACCTTTATAAAACTGTTGACTGAAATATTCACGAGCATACACTTTATGGTAGGGTAAATCTTCTTTACCAAGAAAAGATTGTGGTAATATTGTAACTTTTTTACCCGTTTTAAGTGCTTTAATTCTTGCTTTAAGGTGGGTAGTTGTGTGTAATTTATGTGTGGGTGGATAAGTAATATCAATGGGTGGTGAATGAATTCCTTTACCCATAACTCCACCACCACTTACAGCATATTCATCTACAGAATTAAATCTTTTTTCGTTCCAATTAAGTTCGTGTCCTTTAGGAATATCAAATTTTATATAATTAATATTAAATTTTTTCAATAATTGAAACATCCCTTGTTTATGAACTTCGTCACTAACAGAACCCCGATTGACTATAAGGCCAATTTTTTTATTTTGTAGAGGAGTAAAGATGGGTTCAAATTTTTCTAGTGGTAATAACACTGTGTTTCCTTTAAATTTTTATTACAATATCGTAAAATTTGTCTGAATTATTATTAGCAAAATCTTCGTTTACTATATTAATATTTTGATTAGACCCGTCTGAAAATAATGTATGGTTGGTGTGCTTTTCAATTATTGGAAAATATGTTATGAGATTATATTCTTGAATATATTTTTCAAATAAGTTTACCGTTTCGTCTAATGGGTGATACAAACTACGACAAATCAACAAACCGTCTCCATCACCACAAGCACTAAATACATGCCGAGTTAAACAATCAAACGTTGAAAGTAATAAGTCGTTTTTTCTGTTGTGATCCATCGTTTATTTTTTTCTCTTTAATATTTTAAGTATACACGGTTTAATATGTTGCCACGCTTCTCCAGATTTTAATTCATCTGGTGACCATTCAGCATATGCTGTGTCATAAGCCCATTGTTGTCTTAATTCGTCATTCGGAATATATGGATTATTTATTGTTGAAATGTCGTGACTAGTGATATTATAAACCATAGAACCTTTATCGTGTGTGATAACTGGAATACCAGCAAGTGTAGCGTCTACACCAACATTTGAATTAAATGTAACTACACACCAACAGTTTTCTAAATCCTTTTCTAAACCATTAAGTTTATTGTTGTATGCCTGATAGTGTGGTAAATTTTTAATTTGTTCTGGATTTTCGTTTTGACTAATAATAATGTCGTCGTAATGAAAAGCAATATAAGCTAGACATTCCCAGTGTTTTAAAATTTTGTCTGTAATTTTGTCATAAATGACAGCTTTCCATTCTTTTGCTGGTAGTGGTAAACGAGCTATTGCTATATTTTTTGGATGTATTCGATAAATAATTGGTCGATTGGTATGTTGTCGTATATTCTTTATAGTTTTATAAACCCAATCTGTAAAATCAGTGTGACATACCGAACTATCAGTTATAACTTGTTCAACAACTAAAATATGTTCACCATCTTTTCTCCAAGACTTCAATTCCATATTAAACTTTTTCCATCTATCCGATGGGCTGTTTTGATTACAAAAATTTGCTCGACCATTAAGACCATTAATTCCAACAGAAAAACACGACCCCTTTTTAAGATATCCACCTTCAATAATAATATGTGGTTTTTTAAAATCTCTATGATGTTTTTGTAATAATCGTTTTATGTTTTTTTTGGTATTACATAAAGGTTTATATGTTCCGTGTGTTACTAATATATTACAATTATAATATTTACTAGTTCTTACTTGACGTTCAAATAAATATACATTTTTGTCTAAAGATAGTCCTTGTAAAAAAGAATGAATTTCGTCTTGTATATTATTTGAAACATAAGCTCCGATTGTTAACATTTTTTAATAAGATAAAAATCTAGATGTTTTCGTTGAACTAATTGTTTTCCGTGTTGTGTACAACCTTCAGGATAACCCTTTTTGTTATAATGCTGAGGATATCCCAATAATATCATTCCATACGGTTGATATGTTGAAGGTATTTGGTAATTTGATAATATGTTTTTCCATGGTTTTTTACCATGGTCGGTATTGTCCATTTCACTCCATAATGATATCCAGCACGAACCAATACCTTTAGCGGTTGCTAATAATAGTATGTTTTGAATTGATGCTGCTACATTTTGTATTGATAAATTTTTCCATAATTTTCCTTGTGCTCCTTTAGAAGTGTCAGCAAAAACAATAATGATTATTGAAGCATCTCCCATCCAATTATGTTTTATATTAGATAAACGATAACGATTTAATGTAAAATCTGAAATTTCTCTTTTATCATTTAAAATTAAAAACCGCTGATTTTGACTGTTTGAACCAGAAGGGGCATAAATTCCTGCTTCAATCAAATCTCCTAAATCTTTTGGTGAAATTTTTTCATTATTAAATTTACGAACAGAACGACGATTTAAAATAACTTCTTGAACTATTTTTGCTTTATCCGGTGGTTCTGGATATGACATATCGTACTTACCTTTATTAAATATGCTCACGATTACAATCGTCCTCTTTTATTGATGAAGCCTTTATTTATAAAAAATAACCCATGTCGTTTTATCCAATTTTTATGAGTTCTAACACACTTCTTTTTTATTTGTTCAATATCTTTTTCGAGAAAAGAAAATCCTATATTAGTTATTTTTTTTATCCAATATTCTGGATGTTGTTCGTTTACATGCCATCCATTACTCTTGTTTTTTCTTGGTATTGGTGGTGGAGGATGTGCGGTTACCACTAAATATTTACAACAAGAAAAATCATTTAATACATTTAAAACATATTGTTCTTCTAAATGTTCCAAAAATTCAATCGACCAACACAAATCAAAATAATTTTCATTACTTAAAAATGAACCAGTTCGATAATCATGAATTATAGTGTGTGGATTTTTAGTTATTGCTCTTTTATCTCCATCAACTCCAACCCAACTAACATTATATTTTTTAGCAAATTTTTCCACACCACCCTGCCCACATCCCATATCAAACATGGATTTAATATTATATTTTTTAATTATATATTTAAATACTGGTTCGTCCATCCATGTTTTACCAGGTAGTTGTGATATTGGTTTTAATGCCATTTTCTATTTCTTTCTATTTCTTTATATTTATCTATTACTTCCATTTCTCGATTCCAAACTATTCCTAAACCAGTAAATTCTTGTAATAATATATAAGGTTTTTTCCATGCAAACGCTCGAAAAATTGAACCGACTTCTGCCATATGAACCTGTCCAAATTGAGCACCATTGAGACGACCACAATCGTGAAAAATAATAATTCCATTATGACGAACTAATGAAGTATAATTTTGAATGTCGTTGACTACACCCCAAATTGAATGGTCGCCATCAATAAGTAGAATGTCAATTTCTCGTTTATGAAGTAATTGTTTAACAGTATTAACGGTTTTAGGAGATTTTGAATCACCCAATACTAAATGTGCAGAATGTGTTTTTTGCAAATCTTGAACCGTTTTTTCCAACTGAAATATTTTTTTACGTCCAATATCTACACTAATTAATAGTCCACCTTTATCTATAATTGGACCAATAGTTCGTAATGAATCTCCTTCCGCACCACCAATTTCAACATATGTTTTTTTCTTCTCTATTAATTGAAGAATATGAAGCAATGTTTGTGATTCCCATGGAGTTGTTGCTAGTATCATTTTTTACCTATTAGAATGTATATTTAAAATAATCAATATCTTCTTCAAAATATTTTGCAACCATTTCACGAGTATGGTTATTATAATATTTTCGGTAATGAGGTCTGGGTTTTTTTATTTTTTTAACAAGTGGATAAAATTTATCTACATGTAATCTTGATAAGATAATTTTCCATATTTTATCCATACCTTCTTCAAATCTAAAAACTTCATTAATTATGCATAAACCATTTTTGTTTCTGATATATTCTATTTGTTTTATACGAAAAAAGTGTATATCTTTAACACGACAATTGTTAATTATACATTTAATATAATCGTTGAAATTATGAAAAATATTATTTGGATTACATTGTAATATAAAGTTTTGATGATAATGAAATGCTGAAACCATTCTATCCCAAGGATTACGTACTATTGTAAATGAATAATAATTGTCTAACGAATCTTGAATTTTGTGTGCTAAGGATATTAGTTTAGGATGTTTTGGTTTAATAGGTGAATATTGTTTAATAGATTTAATTTCTTTTCTAAACATATATGTTATACTTGTTCCAGCAGTTTTTGGAATATGTATAAATATAAATTTAATATTCTTGTATTGTCCTATGAACATTGAAGATTATTAATTGTTAAAGGTTTTAAATGTTGCCAGGGTAAACCCTGTTTCATTTCATCGATTGTCCATTGAGTATAAGCAATGTCACACATTTGTTGAACACGGTCATACATTAGTGGATTTTCAATTTGTGATAAATCATGTCCAGTAATATCATAAACCATTGAACCTTGGTCTAAAGTAATAACAGGTATACCAGCAATCAATGCTTCTACAGCACTATTAGAATTATATGTTACTACACACCAACAATTTTCTAAATCTTTATAAAGTTTATAACGATTTTTTTGTTTACTAATTATAACATTTGGATAACGTTTTTTATATTTATTAAAATTAATAGGATGGTAACATTGTGGATGAGGACGATATATAATTTTTCGAGAAGTGTGTTGAATAATCTGGTTAATAATATTTCTTATTAGTTTTCTGTAAACATATTTTCTGTTTAAAGATTGTGGTTTCCAATGAGAAAGAGAAGCGTCTTTATCACACTGCCCACATACTAAAATGTGTTTTCCATCTTTTCTCCAAGATTGTAGTTTTACTTCTAATTTTTTCCATCTATCCGATGGACTATTTTGATTATTAAATTCTGCTCGACCATTTAATCCATTTATACCAACCATATAATATTGACTACGAGCAATATATCCACGCTCAATAACTAATATTGGTCCAGCATGATAATTATATAGTTTGTTTTTTTTATTATAATAACCATGAAAAGCATATGTTAATAATACATGACAAGGTTTATATGGTTCTCGTGAATTATATATTTCGTATTTTACGTTTTTATCTTTTTTAAAACCTGATACAATTGATAAAATAGATTTATAACTACTAGTCATAAATTTTTTCTTAACTTTTGTTTTATTTTTTATAGTTTTTTCGTGTTTAGTATAAATATTAATTATAATACATGAATTTATATATGGTAATGGTTTTGGAATAAATTTTGGACGACCACATTTTTGTAAATTATTAGATTTGTTTTGTATAATTCTATTTTTAAGTTTTAATTTTTTTATTTCAGTTAATGGTTTTCCACGTTCTCGTATGATACGCATTAATATATATAATTCCAATATTCTAAATCATCTTGAAAATAATTTTCTATAATTTTTTTTGTAAACGATGTAAAATATTCTCGATAATGTTGATTGGTTGTTTTCTTATCAATCCAAGGTAATGATATATTTTTTAGTCCTAATATTTTACACAATCTGGAAAAATCGTTTTGTAGATTTTCAAATTTTCCAACGAAATCTATGTTTAGAATATCTGGATATGGTAGATAATTTTCGCTTAAATACTTATAAGCACCCATAAACCCTGTTGGTAAACATTCTACAACTCTTTTCGTTGAATCAAAACAATTGTTCTCTTTTTGAGGTTGTTTTTTTATCCAATCTATTAACCAAAATTCAAAATTTTTAATACTTTGTTTTTTTCTTATCATTCTTCGTTTATAATTTTCATATAAACTTACTATTCTATCAAATGGATTACGGACAAAGGAAAATACAAAATATTTTTTAATATCATCGTTATATTGATAATTTAAAATTTGTTTATAATGGTAATATGGAATATGATGACCAATATCAAACGACTTATTGTTATAAACATACTTTCCAAATAGTGCTTTGTAAGAAAAGTTGCTGTAATTTTTAAGAGCATAATTTATAGAAGCTGATGCCGTTTTAGCAAGACGAATTTGAATAAATGGTGTATGATTATTGTTAATTTTGGATATCATTAGTATATAAATTGAAAAGTATCAATGTCTTCTCTATAAAGATGATAAACAATATTTATCAATTTTGGAGTATATTGGAATATACATTTTTTTATATATATATTAAATGTTGCCTTGTCCATAGTTGAAAACTATAAGCAAACATTTTTTGTTTTGGATGATTAAAATCAAAAGATTGAAGGAGAGAAAAAATACCATCATAATATTGTGGAGTTAAAACTTTTTTCACTCTTTTGTCTACTTGATTAGACCACAACCATTCTTTTTTTGGTATTCCCCATCCACTTTTCTTTTTCTCTAAAATAGATTTTGGTAATTTATTCTGATATGCTTTTCGTGGAATTTGTTTGGTATCTACCAACTTACCTTTAAAATTACCTTTATGAGAACTTGGAATATTCAATACATATTCTTTATAAAGCTTTGTTGTAAATGGAAAACGTCCTTCCATGGAAAACCTCATTCCATATCTATCCATTCTTGTAAGTAAGTCATCGGGTATTTTTGTTAAATGTTCTACCAATAACTCGTTATTTAATCTGTCTGGACCAAACAACGATGTTGGAAACCATTCTAACAAATATTCTGTAATATTGTTTTTAATTTTTTGTGAAATGTGGTTAAACGACCATAATTTTACCCAAGTTGATAAAATGTCTTTAAGAGTTTTATCTGGTGGTAAATTTAAATGACAAGCATATCCTGATAAACTTTCGTCTCCACCATCTCCAGATAAAGTTACTACTATATCATTTTGTGAAACTATTTTATTGAGTAAATAATATGATGGACAATGAAAATTTCCATGTGGTTCTTCTATTGTTAAATATGCTTCTTCAAGAAAATTAAGATAATTTTCAAATGACATATACCATTCACGATGGTCAAGATTGAATTTTTGTTTTAATTTTTGAACTTCGTTAGCATCGCTATTATGATGTTGATTATATTTTGGAATATGTGATTCAAATCTACAAGTAAATGTTTTTACTAAATTTTGTAACTGATATAGTTCATACAATATTGTGGTTGAATCTAAACCACCACTTAAAAATAAACCAATTGGTCTACGACCCATTAAACATTGATTTACCGACTGGTTGACTATTGAACAATATTCTTCTAAATCAAATCGTGTGTTGTTAGAAAGTGGTGAAATTTGTATATACGTATCTAAAAATAAGGCTGGTTTATCGTTTATATGAAAACCTAAAACTTGTCCAGGATAAAGTTTTTTAATTGATGATACAAAAGTTTCTGGTCCTGGCATAAAACCTAAAGCAGAAAAACATTCAACTGCTCGTGGATTTATTTTTTTATTTATATTACAACATTCTAATAAAGTTTGTATACTTGATGACCAAACTAAATTATTATCAACAAAAGTGTAATAAAGAGGTTTTACTCCACTACTATCTCGTGCTAAAACTAGTTTTTTTTCTTGCTTATCATACCAACAAAAAGTATACATTCCATCAACTTGGTCTAAAATTTTCCATCCATATTCTTGAAGTGCTAAAGCTAAAATTTCTGTGTCAGACGATGTTTTTGTGTGTATATTTTTTTCTCTCAATAAATTTTGGATGTTTTTATAATTATAAATTTCTCCATTATAAGATAATATATACCTATTGTTTACTATCCAAGGTTGTTTTGATTTTTTAGCATCTTCTGTTATTGCTAGTAAATTATGTCCTATTGTAATATTGTTGTCAATATAAATTCCACTACCATCTGGTCCACGATGATTAGTAGTATCTATCATTTGTTGAACAAGCAACTTGTTATTTGTTGTTATTCCGTGTATTCCACACATTTTATTGAATATGAATAAACTTTTTATTTCTTCCTTTTGTATATTGTTTAGAAGGAAATGGTTTATTTCTAATTAGTGTAAAATTTGCTTTGTTGATTGTATAAAATAATATTTTGTGTAAATTTAAGTATTTAAATAAAAGTGCTTCTACTACTATATTTTGGTTTTTGTTAAAATTTGGTGTAATTTGTGAGCAAATCCAATTGTAAAAATCTCCATATATTTTCATATTTTTTGAATTAGACGCTATAAGATAATCACTAATAGATTTTTTTCTACAATCTGTACAAATTAAACTATTTTTATTGTTTATAATTTCTTGTAAAGGGAAAATGGTGTCTAAACGAATATCAAATCGAGTACGAATAACGATGTCGTAATTACTTTGTAAAATTGTAGAAATACCTTTATAAACCTTATAATATTGAGCAACTAATGAATAAAATGTTACATAGTCTTGAGGAAATTTCTTTTTATTTTTATTTTCCCACTTCTCATAGTTTTCAATATTTAAATATTTTGGTGTATATATTTTTTTAATTTCTTGTTTGTTAATTTTTTCCGTACTTAATCCACCAACTGTGTGACGCACGGTTTCATTTTTAATATTTCCTAATATGTTCCAAGTTTCAATAAATATGTCTACTTTATCTGGTGGAAAAGATTTTAATAAGGATTGATAAGTTTTTTTATATGTTCTCATTAATCCTGTAAGTAGTAATGCTATTTTCATGGTATAAATAATTTAGTTTCAATATAAATAGATGGATATTTTAGTTGTAAATATTGGATATGTTTAAGTATTTGTTCACTATCATCTATTATCCAAACTTTTTTTATTTTATATTTTTGGATTTGTTCTTCTATCCATTTTGCTTTAGCGTTCGATGGTGTAACACAGTTTGGATGTCCTAATGTAACTATTTCAATATTATTGTTTATACTCATATATTGAAACAATTTTTTGATTGGTATATCGTTCCATCTTGATGTTAAAACAATAATTCTAGCATAATGACTTTTTTCTTGAACACATTTATGTAATTTGTCTAAATTTTCTACAATAGCATATTTGGTAATATATTTATCAAATTCACTAAAATCAAACTGATCACCATGTTCTGGAATATAGTGTGTAAATTGTTGATTTGATAATCTTAGTTGTTGACCACTTGGTTTGTTAATAATAACATAAGTATCAATTATAAAAAGAGTATTATCAAAATCAAAAATAATTAATTCTGAGATTGACATGAGTGTTGTTGTATAATTCTTTCTTTAATATTACTACTTGATATTCCTACTGTATATGGAGCATATATAATTTCAATATTGTTTTTTTGTAAAAATTCTTCTGTAATTCCTAATTGTTGTACTAATGATTCACCAACCCAATCATTACCATGTAAAATATATTTTGGTTGAAAAATTTCGATATACGTTTGTTGTAAACAATGTTCTTCCATTATAAAAGCAATATCAACATATTTACACGCTTGAACTACTTGTAAACGTTCTAACTCATTACAAATAGGATTTTTACCATAAAATTTAGCAAATTCGTCTCCATTGATAGATGCTACTACATAATTTGCTTTTGTTTTAGCAAACTTAAATATATTAACATGTCCGTAATGAAACAAATCAAACGTACCACCAACATATATAACTGTTTTAGATTTCATGACTTAAAATGACACCCTTTATCATGGATAATATTTTCTTTTAATAATCCATATTGTACAACATTTGAATTTTCTATTGTTAATTTAGCACAAAAATCTAGATCTTTTATTCTACATTGATTTTTCCATTTATTTAGCAAAACGTACATAATAAAACTATCGTCCCAACGATTATATTTTTTAAAATTGCTATTATCGTATATATTGACAAATTCTTGTAAAAAAGTAAAACCTATAGGGCGTGTAAAAACAATAAAACCTGTTTCTATACCCATAGAATGTTTTTTTCTATGTTCTCCTAAATGATAACAGATGTCATAATCACTACACAATGTATGTATTTTAGATGACATTTCTTTTTGAAACGTTACATCAGAATCTACAAAAATTAAGTATTTATATTGTTGATGATTTTTTACAAATTCCAAAGCATAATTCATACTTAAAACTTTTTTAAACCATAAAAATAGTTTTTGATTGAAAAATCTAGCATTACTTGTTTTAAAAAATTTAAAATTGCAATTAGGTTCGTGTAATAAAATTTTTTGCCAAGATGGTATTTCGTTATGTATAAAATATCTAATTACTTCTTTACACTTACAAAGTTCTGCTTCACCACCATAAATTTTTGGAATAATTTTTTTGTGTTGTTGTAGAAAAGAATTAAACCAAGGTAGTTCCTCAAGTCTTTGGAGAAAAAATTTACGATTACCAAGATTGACTAATGTTAATTGTAATCGCTTCAATAAATCGTCTTCATAAACAACGAATAAATCATCTTCTGCTTGTGTGCAAAGATAGGATTCAAGTAAGGTTTGACCAGTAAGATTAAATAATTTTTTATTAAAAGTGGTTACATATAAAATATTATTCATTTATCTACTATTTATCCATTTTGCTTTTCGGTTCCACACAATTCCAATACCAGCATGTTCTTGAATTAAAACATAAGGTTTGTCATAAACAAACATATAAAAAGCAGGATGAACATTTGCTCGTACACCACGACCTCTATGTGCTCCGTGTGGAAAACCACAATCATGAAAAATTATTAATCCATCTTGTCTTACCAAAGGTGTGTAATTTTGAATATCGTTTTCAACACCCCACAAAGTGTGGTCTCCATCAATAAATAATATATCTACTTTTTGACCATTTAATATTTTAACTACTTCGTTTTTAATTTTTGGTAGTTTAGAATCGCCTTTGATAAAATGAATATTACGATTTTGAGACTTGAGTTTTTGAACTACATTTTTCAAATCTTGTTTATAAAATAAATCAACACCTATTAATATACCACGTTTATCAATAATTGAACTTATTGTATTAAGCGATTTACCATTAGCACTGCCAATTTCTAAATATATTTTCTTTTTTTCAACAGAATCTAAATATGGTTTTAATGTTGACCATTCCCACGAAGTCATTGCTGATATATGTTTACATGTCATTTAATTCTTCCCATGCTTGACCATTTTTAATTTCATCATATGTCCATTGATAATATGCTAAATTTTTTATCCATGACCTATCGTATATTGGTGATTCAATATTTTTGATACTACCAATTTTACGAGCAGAATTTGTTGTTATTATTGGTATACCTTCAATTAAAGCAGTAAGTTGAGCGTTTGAGTGGTCTGTTATAAATATCCAAGCATTTTTAAGCATTTTGTGTAAATTATTGAGTCTTTTTTCAGATACTAAAATTGGTCTATCTGTATATTTTTTTATCTCATTGATAGTGTTTTTTAACCAATTTTCAATTCCAAGAAATTTTCCCATAGGACACCACAATTTTTTGTTGTCCTTTTGCCATATTGTATTTGGTGGAGCAACTACAATATCACGACCATTTTTTTTCCAAGGTTTAAGTTTCAAATGAAATTTATTAAATCTATTGTTTGGAAAATTTTGTTTTCGTCCGTCATGGAGAATGTTGTTATGAACAATACGATAATATCCGTCAAACTTATTTACATTTTTACTTTTTCCAAAATATCCATGGTCAATATACCAATATTCTTTTGATTGTTTAATACACTCTCCGCTTCCACGAAGAATACCATATGTTGCAATATTTTTTCCAGTAACATTACAACATTTTGATATTTTACCACCGCAACCCTGAGCAAACGCTTTACCCAATTCAATACTACGATGATTATCAGTAATAATAGTTAATGGTATTAAATGTTTCATTTTAGTTTATATTAAGAAATTCTTTGTAAAATAAATTGACCACATTTTTTACATCGTAAAATAGATTTAACTTTTTTAGTTTTAACTATTTCATCAACAGCACGAATTACTCCATAATTTTTTGTTTTTTGCCAATAATCGTCTTCCGCTAAATATCCTCCAATTTTTACTTTTGGTAAATATGCTTCAAGTTCTGAATGAATTAATTCATAATTATGAAATGTATCTAAATATACAAAATCAAAAAATTCATTTACAAATAAAGACGACACTTGAACAGAATCCTTTCTTAATATTGTAACATTATTAAGTGGTATATATTGTTGATATGTTTTTTCATAAATATCGTTAGCAGTAAGGTTTTGTTTTTCGTGTGGTTGAATCCATAAATCTATTAAGTATAAATGTTTTGGATTTTTGTCTAAAATTAAAGACGCATTTTCTCCTAAAAAAACACCAACCTCAGCACATATTGATCGAGTGTTAATATATTGAGTATATATTTGTTTTCTTTTTTTTCTTTTAAGAACTTCGTTCATTATAACATAGAATTTCTTGGTATATTTATTGCTTCACAACTTGGATAAGGATTTGATGGAGCAAAATCGTTGATAATTGTTCGACGAGGACATGTTTGAAACAATATCCTATCAGCTTTAATACCACATCTTTCTATTTGTTCTAATGTTTCTTTTTCAAATTCTCTAGTACGACTTGTTGTAATTATGATTTGATTACCTTGGTCATAAAGAGCATTAATATAGTCAATATTTGCTTGAATACCTTTTGTGGTTCCCCAATACGGTTCAAGATATTCTCCTGAATTTTCTACAAGAATTCCATCTAGGTCCACAAAAATAGTTTGAAACTGTTTTTTATATTGTAACCAGTCATCAAGAGTTCCCCAATCTTTGTAGTTTTGTACTTCAATAGTGTTGACGATATAGCCTCCATACAACATATAATGAAGAATAGTGGATAAATAAATATTAGAATGTTCTTTTGGATTTGTATTAGATAATATTCTATAATAATCTTTACAAAACCTTTTAGCATTATCTATTGAATATAATCCACAACAAAACTTATCACTAATTACTCGTTTTTCAATGATATTTACAACCTGACCAACATCATTTACTTGAACATAACTTTTATTGGAAGGGTTGACGCTTAATAAATCATTTAAACTTACAACAGTAACATTGTTACCGTTTTGTGGCATACATTCAAAGTAATTATCACAATCCTTAATGTGTATTTGGTCCTGAATATTTTCTTGCTCAATAATTTTGACCACTGTTTCTGGTTGTGATAACGTTGGTTTATCCAAAATAGAATATTTAACTTTAATAGTATCCAATTTTTTTTCTAATTGTCTCATTAATCGAGAACCAAACTTATACTTATCATAGTGTTCTCGAAGAACACCAATGTATATTTGGTCAATATTTTTTAAATCAATACCTCTTAAACTTTGTGTGACCATAGCATTACCATTTGGGTGAGTTAGTAAATACTTTGGTCTCATATTGGGATATCTTGATGATTGTCCAGCACAAGGAACTATTAGTGTAGACATTTAATTTGCTCCAGTAAATAGTCGTCTGTTTCTGAATTTGTAGAATATGGAATAATACGACAAAAATTGATAAATTGAAATAGTTTGTAATACTTATTATACCACTCAAACTGTTCGAAAAATTGAACAAGTTTTTCATCCATATAGTTTAACATTGTCTTTATTCTTGTTTGGTCATAGTCATCTGAACTCAAAAAACATTCCCAATGGTGTTTTGTGCTTTGACGAAGTTTTACTATGTCAATTAATGGTGTTTCAATAAAACTATCGAGAAAATCAATAAGAACAATTTGATTTTTCAGTGTGTCAATTAAAATATTACTCAACGTACAATCCCCATGACATACTCCAATCGGTAATGTTAAAAATCCTGGCACACCAGTTGTTAAAATAGGTATTATATTGTTACATTTTTTTTCAATCGATTCGTATTTATCCAGTATAATGTTACCATCAATGGTTTGTATTGAACTGTTCTGAATTTCATAATCAATAAACCGACAAAGTGTGGTGACTAATTCATCAACTTGTGATTTAGTAGCATAAATTAGAAATTGAAGAATGTTCACATGGTTGACATATTCCATTTCAATAGAATGAATTTCTTGAGAAATTGTTGGTACACAAAGACGAGATGGTAAATCAAAATTAGAAAACTGTCGCTGTTTTTTTGCTTGAGCAATAAGACGATTAATGTCGTAGTTATTCGACGATGCTGATTTTATTACTTTACCATCTTTAATCTCGATAGTGCAACCGGATTTTCCTTGAATCACTTTCTAACTACTATATCATTATATAATTCTATATCCTTTTTACAATATTCTTTCACTTTATTATAACTAGGTGCTAACAACCTTGAAATAATTTCATAATAAGGTGGATGAATTGTTGCTTTATCATGTATAAGAGGAATGTCTACTCCAAGTTTATCACATATTATTTTCCAATTTCTGTCAATATTTTCTAATGTTCCAAAATGTATTCTTTCATCTAATTTACCATCAATAGTTATTTGAGGATACATTTGAGGACATTCAAGATATCCATTCTTATTTATCCACCTATCAAAAGTTACATCTGATGATAGATTATTGGGTGGTTTTCTAACCTGTTGTAAATAATAATAAAATGATACAATACGAGCATATGGATGACGAACTATTGAAAACACAAAATAATTCCTCCATTGTTCGTATGTAAGATTTTTAGAGAAAAGAAATTTATGTTGTAGTGGACGATACTTTTCTCGTGAAACTCCAAGATGTTTAGCAATACTTTTAGTTATTGATGATCCACCACATTTTGCTAAGTGAATATAAATAACTTTGAGGTCTGGATGATTAACTATCATTTAATAAACCATATAAGTATTGTTTGTGTTTTTGTACATAAATATATTGTGATAATTGTTCTATCCACCATTTTTCTGGTTGAACTGTAAGGTGTAAATTTCGTTTATCTGTTAAATAATCATTGTGGTTGGTGTTTGCTAATCTATAACAAATTGAAAACACTAATCCTTTTGATACTATTCTAACAAATTCTTTTAATACATCGTGTATTTCGTTTGGTAGTAAATGTTCCATAACATCAAAAGCTACTATCCACTCAAAACTTTTATTCTTAAATGGTAAATTATGTGCAAAAGCAATTTGGTCTGCTTGTGGAGAAGCAAAATCTACACCAACACATTTAACACTTTTTACTTTCATAAGTTTACAAAAACCGTTATCACCACATCCAACATCTAAAACTTTTTTAGGATTAAACTTTGATATGAAAAAATCAATAAAATCTTTTCCATGAATATATTGTCCATAATGCGAACACATTCCATAAAGCTGACGATATCTTTTTTGTTCTTGTAGTTGTTGCTGATGTAAATTCATTATGTATGAATATTAAATTCAGACGCCCATAATCTTAAATAAAATAAGGATACTCGTTTTTTCATATGATTATCAAACAAATGTAATATGTCGTTTGTATTTTTATGAAAACCTTTAGAGTTTATTTCTCGAATTTTTCTGCTTATAAACGGATGATATGACCAAGATTTTTTTGGAATTGACCAACCGGTTTTTTTCTTATTTAAAACAAAGTTTGGTAATTTGTTTTTATAAGTTTGCTTACTTAAAATTTTAACATTTTGTGACCATTGATTTTTTTTCTCAAAAGGTTTATTTGTAATTTTGTGTATATAAGGAATATTTAAAACATATTGACGAACCAAATTTGTTGTTAATGGAAATCTGGCTTCCATAGAAAACTTCATTCCAAGTTTATCATTACGAATTAAATAATCTTCACAAAGTTGAGTATAACATTCAATTAAAAGTTCGTTATTACGAATGTCTGGACCAAATAAATCTGAAGGATACCAAGACTGCATATATTCATTAATTCTTTTTGCAAGATGTAAATCACCCTGCATTACACCATTATGATACCAATGTTTATATTGTGATTTACAATTCGTAGGTAATTTTGTGTGTTTGATATAACCTGTAAAAATTTCATCACCACCATCACCAGATAATGTAACAATAATTCCTTGTTCAGACATATATTTATACATTAAGTAATATGCTGGTGTGTTAATATTAGCATGTGGTAATTCTAATGCTTGAATTGTTGGAAGAATAGCGTCTACAAAATCTTGTATATTAATAACTAATTCTGTATGGTTACTTTTATAGTGTTTACTTAATTTTAACGCTACATCAGCATCATCATTAAATACTGTCTCGTTTGTATCAAATCTTGTTGAAAAAGTATCCATTTGGGTAAATTGACTACCTTCATGTAAAATGGCAGACGAATCTAATCCACCACTTAATAATAATGCTATACGACGCTTACCCATCAAACATCTTTTTACAGATGTGGAAATAATATTAGATAATTTATCAGGTTCAAAAGTTGAAGAATTATCCAATTTAAATTTTACACTATTTTTTTTCTCTGTAATTTCTTGTTTTTGACAATCATATATTAAAATCTGTCCAGGATAAAGTTGATAGATATTTTCAATAAGAGTTAATGGTCCTGGAACGTATCCTAAATCTTGATATAATTTAAGAGCAAAAATATCTAATTTACGACTAATATGTGGTACTGAAAGAATAGATTTCAAACTTGATGAAAACACTAATTTGTTATTTATTGTTGAATAATATAATGGTTTTGTTCCACCATTATCTCTAGCAAGAATAAGTTGTTTAGTTTGTTTATTATACCAAGATATAGCATACATACCATCAACATTATTTAAACCATCAATTCCATTTTTAAAAAGATGATACGCTAATACTTCTGTATCAGTTTCGGTAACAAATTTACAATCTGTTAAATTATTTTTTAAATCTAAATAATTATAAATTTCACCATTAAAACATAAAACATATGAACTAATGCTCCAAGGTTGTTTTGAAACCAAACTACTATCAGTAATTGATAAAAGATTATGTCCTAATGTTACATATTCATCATGATATATGTCCTGATTGTTTGGTCCTCGATGAATTGACAGGTCAATCATTTTTTGAACTTGTTCAATATCTTTGACTGTTATACCATAAATTCCACACATAATATTATTTCAAACGAGGTAATAATTTTGTTTCAGGATAAAATTTATGTCTTTTTTTACATAAACATCTTTTCCACGGTAATCTGACAATTTCTATATCATTTTTATCCAATTGTCTTTGAATAGCACGATGAGGTAAACCCCACCCACCACATTCTTTATAATTGAAAAAAATTAGTCTATCAATATCTGAATATACTGATGTATATACACACATTGTATCCGATGTACCAATAGCTGTTTGGTCGTCTGGTCCAGAACCATATTGACACTTATTATCTGTTCCTTCAGGAATAAAAAGTTGTCCTTTTTGAGGTAAAAACTCTTTTTTTATTGGTTCAAGAAACAAGTTATCAAAACGATTTCTAATAACATAGTTATAATTAAACCCATGTTCTTCTTCATAAATCTGACGTAATTGATCAGATTTCCATATGTTATAAAGCATTCCAAGCTGATTGTGTGCAATTTGACTACCACATATTTTACATTTGAGTGACTTTTGCTTACACTCACACTTCGTCATTTGTTGAAATTCATAAAGTTTACATTGTTGTGCTAATTCTTCTTTTCTCAATAAAGTATAGTCTTCGTGGTTATATTGAAGTGGTTTATATAAATCTAATACTTCGTCAAAAGTTCCCTCGTCATTTGAAACATGTTTGTTTTGAGGTATAACATGGTTCCAACAACTTATAAAAGTGTCGATTTCATATTGCCACGACGACAGCACATCAAGAATGTTTTGCTTATAATGTGGATAACAAGATTTGAACTCACGAGGAGCACCACTAAAACAAATTGCTATTTTTTTATTGGACATATCTTTGTAAATATTTTTCAAATAGTTTAGGATACTTACATTCTACATAATCACACAACCATTCTCGCTCAGCATTATCATATTTAGCAATGTGGTATTTGTGTTTTTGTTTCATATTATATGTTCTACGACTACAAAATTCAGCATCTTGAATTTGTTGTTTAGTTATATTTTCATAGTTTTCCAGATTTAAAAACTTAAAAAGCGGATAAAGCTGTTCAAATCGACCAATAAAATCTTCATAATATAACAAAAGTTTACAATTTGGATAATTATCATATGCTCGGAGATTAACAAAGTAACTTTCAAGTGCTGTAGCATTTAATCTTGCTTTGAGTGGTTCATTTTTTCCGTAAGTTAATTTCTTATTTGTTCGTATATATCCATCATAAAAATCTCTCAAGAGAAGAATTATTTTATTATAACGATAGCTTCCGTCAATATTAAATAATGGTTCAATTGTTGGACGACCTATTTTATCTGTTCCTCTTACATCGTGAGTTCTTCTAATCCAAAAATCTTCTTCTTTTTCTACATCATCGTATGCTTTATTTGTAACCAATTTGAGCATTTGACATACATAATTTGTGCCAGAACGAGGATATGCTACTATAATAGGTTTATTAAAATGTTGAATTGGAATTGTCGTTGTCACTGTTTCGATTTTCAATATCCTTTTTTGCTAGTTTTCTTGCCCTTTTATTTATTGCTCTTTTGACTTTTTTACCTAGACCCGTATGATTATTAAACACACATAAAAATTTCCTCCAACGAGTTGTCCAATCCTGTTCATCACCATTAATAGTTGGTATTCTATCTTTTCTCATGATATAATAATTATTTTTCTAAAATTTTTAGAGAAAAAAGATAATCTAAATAGTCTCCGTTTGATAATTCTTTGAGTGACCAATGACAGTATGCCATATCACACAACCATTGATAACGATCATAATAATATGGTGGATTTATAACATTTTTTACACAAGAATAAGATACGTTATATGTTGGACAGTTTTGGTTTAAAGTAAAAATTGGAACTCCATGTAGAAATGCTTCAATTGTCGTTTTTGAACTAACGGTTATTAAGCATTTAGCATTATATAAGTCTTCAAACAATGTTCTTGTTGGTAAAATTTCTACACTTGGAGGAATATCTAAAAACATATCTTCTCCAAGACTTTTCCATCTTGGACGGCCTGGATGTGTTCTAATACTTACTGGTATAGAATTATCAATTTTACGAATTTGGTTATAGGTATTCCATATCCATCGTGTCCATTGTTTTCTAGTTTTAAAATTGTGTCCTATCCCTTCCGGTCTAAATTGCTCGCAAATTAAAATATATCCTTCTGTATGCCATCTGGGTGAATCATCTACCAACCAAGAAAAATAATTGTTTTGTGATAGTCTTTCATGGTCGTGTCCTTTTTTATACCAACATCGAGCATAATCTTTATCTAATAGTTCAGTATAAACATAAATTTGATCAGATGGTAAAAATGGGTTACACCATTCTTCTTTTTCTTTAAAACCAACCACTCCTTTTGGATGTAATACGGGTGATTTTATTGTGAGAAACTTTCCTCCATGTTTCTTTTGTTTCTCAATAATTTTTTGTGCTTTATTATTAAAAGTGAAAGACACGATTAAATCATATATTTCGTCTGGATTATATAGTGAATATTTCAATTCGTGTTTATGTAATCCATCTACAAAATGATTAGCAAAGTTTTTTAGAATTGGTTTATCTTTTAGAAATAGTCCAATTTTCATTATGTTTTCCAGTCTATTTGAACTTATATGGAAGATAAGTCTTTAGTAATATCAAATAATAATGTTTTTAGTCTTTTAATTTCGTGTTCGTATGCCCATTCAATTATGGAAGAATGTGTTGGAATAGTTTGTAATTCTTCACATTTTTTTAATGCCCAATTTGGCACTTTTGAATTTTTCCAATATCCATGTTTTTTTAGAAATTGAACGTCTTGATATGGAGTTGAATTTGTCATCTTAGTCCTCTACAAATATGTTTCCACGCTTCTCCAGTTTGAAGTTCGATTAAATTCCATTGGGTATATGCTAAATCACAAACCCATTGAAGTCGTGATATTTTAATTGGTTTGTTGATAGTTAATAAATCTTTATTACATACATTCCATATCATCGAACCTTTATCACAAGCATAAGCAGGTACTCCTGCAATTAAAGAGTCTACTCCACAATTTGAGTTAAAAGTAACGGTAGCCCAAGCGTTTTGTAAATCGTCGTCAATGTTTGAGTGGTTAGAATAGATAGCATTCTTTATTGTTATTTGACCCTTTTGTCCGTGTGGACGAAAAACAATATCTCGTCTTGTATGTTCTTGAAGTATTTTATAGGTATGTCTACACCATTCTATGTGGTTACTATGTTGAACAGACGAATCCCACGGAATTTGACCACATAATAAAATGTATTTTTGTAGTAATTCTTTATTGTCATCTCTCCAAGGACTCAATTTAATGTTTAATTTATTCCATCTATCTGGTGGACTGTTTTCGTTACAAAAGTTAGCTCGTCCATTAAGTCCGCTCCATCCTACAGAATAATACTTATCTCGATGTATATAACCTCTTTCTATTACTAACCAAGGTTTTCCATTATGAGACTTAACTAATTGAGGTATTAAGTGTCCTCTAACATTACCATTTGAACGACCAATTTTAGATATACCAAACGTTACCAATATATCACATTGTTGATAACCTTGATACATATCATAAATTTCTACATTTTCACGACAATTTTTAAATCCATCGTATAAACAATTCAAAACTTTAACATGTTTTTCTTTTTCTGGTTGACGAAAAATTCCAATTTTCATAAAAATCTTCCTTATATATGAAATATAATACCCATACAAAGTTTTTCAATTAGAAAAATTGTTGAGATAAAAAAGTTAGAATAATATATACGATATAATTTATGTAATATGGAATTCATTGTATATATTTATCCAAAATTTTGTATTTAAATTTGCCTTTATTATGACGAATGTATGAAGAAAATAGTCCGTGTTGAATTGCTTCTTTTGGTCCTTTCTGATTTTTCACCAAATCTCGCGTAGGATATTGTGGATTTTCTTCAATTACTTTTTTAATTACATAACCATCATCAAATCTTTCATATTTACGAAATCGACCATCCAAAAAATAATCAATCATAAGTTGTAATAATTCAAAACCTTGATGTTTTTCTCTCCAACCAATAAAGCCAGCTTCAATACCTAAGTCTACTTTCCTTCTTTTTTCACCTAAATGATAAAACATTCCAGTATCACCAAATGCTTCTAATAAAAGTGGTTTTGGTATTTGTTGTAGAAAAGTTACGTCGGCATCAACAAAAACAATCATTTTAAATTCAGATAAAGTTAAAGCATACTTTAATGCTATGATTTTACGAAACCATTGAGATGCTCGAAAATTGTAATAGGTTCTTAAACATCCTTTTTTATGGTCACACGTTTTCCAAATATCTTTACCAAGTTTACAGTTACAAGGTCCAACCAAACCACCAAGTTCTTTTGGAATAATATCTTTATTGTCGTCTAACCATTTTGAAAGAATTTTGTCATTATCCAAATTATAAAGCATTATAGGAGATGGGTCTGAATAACTATTTGCTGTTTTTATGACTACGTTAGATAAATTGTTTTCATAAGTTACTAAAAGATTACCATTTACTTTAACACTTAAAAAAGATTCAACCAATGCTGAACCACAAATATTCCACAGTTGTTTATTTACACTCGTGACATAAAGTACTTTCATTTTTTCTATTCTTTCTTTTTATTACAAAATGCTAAAAATCCACTACCGACTAATAATGCTGTATGTATATTGGTCCACTCTTTAGTATGACTTAATAAATTTAAAGATAACAACAGTATTGTAATAAACATTATATAAAAAACAATATGCCAAGCACGGTCAAACAAATAAAATAATAAGTTTTTTATTATAATTTTCCTAATTCTTGACTACTAATCCACTACGAGAATGTATACCTTTTAAATGTTGAACATAATCTCTAAACGGTCCATGGCAAATTACATGACCACCAACTTGTTCAATATGTGGTTGTACAACATCAATAACTTTAATATTAGGATTTTCTTCTAAAATCTTTTTGTAAACATAACCATCATCCCAGCGTATAAATCTTTTAAAATCTCCAGACATATAGCAATCAATGACTAGTCGTGGAAACATGGAATTTTGTTTAAAAACAAGAAACCCTGCTTCAACACCCATATCACGACGAATTTTATGTTCACCTAAATGAATTAGAACTTCATTATTTCCCAAAGCAGATAGAATTATTGAATATGGAAGATGTTGTGTAAATATTGTATCACAATCTAATAAAACAGTTAGTTCATGTTGAGGTACTTCTTTACCTGTAGCATATATTATAGTGATAATTTTACGAAACCATCGAGCAGTTTGACGATTAAAATTGGTTCCATATTTATTTTTTATCAAGTTGCCAAAAGTTTCACACCGTCCACCATATTCAGATGGTATTATATCAGCATTATCTTCAGTCCATTTTCGTAATGTTGGATCGTGAGTAATATCAAATAAGTAAAAGTTTTGACCAGTAGATAATTTAACTACACCAGCTTCCTGACCTAATTGTTTCTTTAATTCTCGTCGTAAACCTGTTTCATTATCTTCATAGCATATCAACATATTTCCTTCGGTCATTGTGTTGACAAAGGAGTTTATCATATTTTTACCAGTAGCATCATAGAGTTTACGATTAAATGTGGTAATGTAGAGTGGTTTGTTATTCATTTGGAATTTTCTAATTGTTTAATTAAATGAGCATGTTTTTCACCATCTTCCAATGCTTGTCGTCTCACACCCCAAGCACCACGAGCACCATTATATAAACTATAATAACGATATTGGTCACCATGAAAAGTGGATATACGCTCTAAATTATAAAACATACCAAAATGAGGATATTTTTCTTTTTCTTCCAATTTATCTATTGTTGACATTTTTCTTTCCATAAATTTTTTCTAAAATGTTGCCAAGGTAATCCTTCTCGAATTTCTGCTACATTCCATTGAGCATATGCTAAATTGTAACACCATTGTTCACGACCTATAGATAAATATGGTTTAGCAACACTATAAATAAGTGTTCCAGATATGTTATAAGTTATGTTTTTAGGACTACAACAAACTACAGGTATTCCATTTAAAATAGCGTCTACAGCACCGTTAGTAGTATAAGCAACAACACACCAACAATTTTCCAAATCTTCAACAATGGTTGTATTTTTTTTAGGATTACTTATTGTATAATTACCTTGTGGTAAAATGGTTTGATTAGGATGTAATCTTAATTTGACAGGACGACTTGTTAATTTATTGAGAGAAAAAATAGTGTCGGTCATCCACTTTACAATATCAACATCTTGAACGCTGACACCTTTTTCGTGTTGACCTAAAACTAAAATATGGTCTCCGTTTTTTCTCCAGGGTTTTAATTCAATATTTAGTTTTTCCCATCTATCAGGAGGACTATTTTCATTATAATAATTAGCATCTCTTTTTATTCCATCCTCACCAACAGCGACATAGCGACTATCGGTTAGTGCAAATTTATTTTCTCGTTCATTCAAAGAAGTAATAAATCCAGTATCCATTACTAATCGTGGAACACACCAAGTTTGACAATAATCTCTAATATACCATCTTAAATCTTTTCCATTATGTTTTGTATAATCACAAACTTGAACAATACAATCAAAATTAGCACCTAAAAGGTCGGTTGGATGTCGAATTGAGACTGGATTATCTCCAGATTTTATTATACCTTCAATAAAAGCATGACACAAACCAATACCTATTGTATCGTCTTTTGTAAAGGCAACACCAACATTTAACATGGTATTTTTTGTTCCTTGTTAATTTTGTCTGCTAATTGAGTAGCTTTTTCAATAGCAGAACCGAGCATGCTTTGAGTTGTTGCTTGACGATTATAATATCCTTCACCACAATGTATAAGTTTAATTCCTCGTTTTTGAGCAACTTTTTTATTTAGAACTTTTAATTTTTCAATGTTTGGAGAAACCACTTGAACCATTACATAAGTATCTGGTCCTTGTTTCGGCCATGTTCCTACTGGAGATTGTGAACGAATTTCAACAAATGCCTTCATTATTTTTCCTCGTATGAAATTTGAAGATAAATGTTTTTACCATAAAACGGTTCTAATATTTTGTCTAATCTATAATCCTCATAATATTCTCTAATTTTACGTCCGTCACGAGAACGTCTATAAACTATTTCTGGATAATTTCCGTCATTATTTAGATTTCTTCTTTTTCTTACGTATAATGATAGTCTGTTTTTATCAGGAGTATCGTGTAAACTTATATATAACTTAGCATCAATCGGAATATGAAATTGATTTAAAATATGTTCCATTGCTTCCAAACAAATACTATGATATGTATCTGGTCCATTAAAATATCCAAAAGAATATATTTCTGCTTCAATAATTTTCATGAAATTTCTCCTAAATATCAAAAAGTAACCAACGATTAAAAGTATTTACCATATTAGAATTAGAGCAACTTACAAACAGAAGATAATCTTTAACTTCCTGCCACGACGAAAACATAAGTTCGTGATTTATCGTACCAAACAACCAGTCGTTTACATTCTGTTTACCTTGCTCACACATAAGTAATATTGGTTTTTTCATACGGTTACACCAGAAAAGTTCTTCTAATGTTCCACAACTTTTTATGTCTTTATTCCAATAAACTATACAAAAATCACAAATATCACATAGTCTCAAGTCAAAAGTTCGTATGCTTCTAACCAATCTTGACAATTCATCGTATCTTTTTTCCTCTTTTAATTTTGCTCGTAATTTATGAAATTCCTTTCCCTCTGTAATAGAATGTCCTAAAAGACATTTTGGTTTATTTGTTGGATCAAGTACGACTATTTCCAATGATTGTAAAAATAGAGTTAGTTCTTGTCTCCAACCTTGTCCTAAATCAGAAGCGTGGTCAATTGGACCACATAAATAACAACGAGAACCTTTAAGACGATTCATAAATATACCTCATTATTAGTCGTTCTGATGAATAATTTTGTGAATTTCATCAATATCATCATATGATAGACGTATATTATTGTTGATAAAAACATTATTTACTATATCATTTTCTATAAATCGGACAGTATGACTGCCACACTTAAGTAGTGGTTTTTGTTTTTTTGGTGGTTTTGACAAAATTTGTATCGCTTCTTCGATTGAAATAAGAGGATTAGCATTTTCATATTTTTCACTATTCCAATCTACTATACCACGATTTTTATAAATAACTAAAAACGGACGTTCTTTGTCTGGATTTTGTAATATTTCATGCCATACTTCCCATCCATTATTTCTTGCTAAATCAACCAAAACTTGTGTAATATCATTGGTAATTGTTCTAACTTGTACTTTACTCATCATTATCTCCTAATTTATTTTAGTATAAAGGTAGCGAGAAAATTTCTCACACGAAAACAATAACCGTTTTTTCCATAATTTTACGTCTAAATATGGAAAATGTCTATCACATTTATAGGAGGAAGAAATCTGTGTAACATAAATCGCGTTTACCCAATTATTTGTTAGTGCTGTACGATATATCGATTCTCCACCAATAAAGAATAGGTGACGAGGCTTAAAACGTGACGATAATAATTCAAGAAACTTTGTGTGTAACGATTTATTCATAAACCATACGTTTTTTTGTTTATGACAGAGACCATATCCACTATACATACTAGTCATAACAATATTATGTCTATTAGGTAGTGGTTGTTTTGGTAAACTATCCCAAGTTTTTCTACCCATAATAATTACATGACCATCTGTAATATATTTAAACCATTCTAAATCTTCTTTGAGATTCCAAGGAATTTTACCTTTAAAACCAATTCCATGATTTTGGTCATATGCTACAATAATTTTTCCGTTCATTTTTACCTCGATAAATATTCAACACTAATGGATTTAAAAATAATCCGACCTAATGTTGGATGTTCTCTTTCTTTGAGTGGAGTAATAACTATTCCTTCACGACCTTTAAATTTACCAGTTAGAGGTAGTATGCTTTCACCATCTGTATATTTATCAAGTAAATCGTTTGACCAAGGACCAACATATATAATAGGAACCATGGGAATTTTAAAATTGCTACATAGTTGCTGTAATTCTTCGTATCCGAGATATTTTCCATCTATAGAAACGTCAAAAACTCTAAAATCCTTTTTACCATTTTCCATACCATACGATAAATTCTGAACTCCACTACCGTAAATTTCTCCAAACACAATAGCAGATGAACATTTATATACTGAATGTAGATGTTTTAATAAATCTTGAATGTCTGGATACCAATCTAACGGTTGCCAATATAAACAAGTTCTTTTTTCTTTATCTTGATATTTACGACGAGTGTTATGAGAACCACACATAAAAGTTGGTTTACCACAGTCGTTAACTAAACCTATTCTCGTGTTTGTGCCATGGATTTTCAGCGTTATTCTTACGAATTCACTCCCTTGTAAAATATTTGGATGGTTTCGTATGTTTTCAATTTTGGTATATTTATGAAAAAGAGGATGGTCTTTATGAACATCTCCTTGAGTAGATTTTAGTGGTGGATTCCATTTTGTAATTTCTAAATCTTCAGTAATATTTAATCCGTTTGGTAAATATTTATATAACTTATTATAAATTCCTGACATATATTTTGTAAACGATGAAATCGTCATAATTGTTCCATACGATGCTATTCCACGAATTTTTGCTGCTTTTACTCGTCGTGACTTTGTATTTTGATTTTTTGGTAGTTCAGCACAATATTTTGTAATACCTAAAAATGTATGTAGACTTTCTGGAAGAATACAGTCGGGTGGAATAAAGACTATATTTTCTCCTACTTTCAACAAATCTTTTTGAACCACAACTTGCCAACCCTTGATGACAGCAATTTCTAAACGATCAGCATTAGGATGTGCTTTTATTTCTAATATTGGAGTAATTTCAGCAAGCGATTCAGACATTATTTTTTCTCCGTTAAATAACGATATTTACCAACACCCTTTTCTACTTTAACTAAAATGTGTGGGGTTTGTATCCAGTTTCCATGTTTTGATTTTTGTTTCGGTCCCATATATAAAAAACAATATCCTGCTTCTGACTTATTACAAGACCGAGTAAGTATTCCGTCTTTTTCCACTCTTAATACACGATAAACTCCACGATATCCCAAGTGATACATTTCAGGAATACCGTCGTTGTGTTCAATTATTTGATAGGGACCACCATTTATAGCACGAATTAAATCCCCTTTTTGTAGAGTTGTCCAATCTTCAATGAGACTACTTTTTTCTCTCAATAATTTTGCTTTAGATGATGCATGTTTAATAACAAATATATGAGAACATGATGGACAAACCTTCGTTCTTACTCCACATATTAATTTACATTTTGGACAAGATTTAGTTCCAGGTTTTAAACCATTACGACTTTTTTTCTTTATCTTTTTTTGAATTTTTGGTTTGGATTTTAATTTTTTCTTTTGCTGCTGTTTTGGTTTAGTAGAATTAAATATAAACTTATGACCACACGAACACTGTTTTGTTCGTGGTCCAACTTCTTTTTTACACGATGGACAAGTTTTTTTACCTTTAGGCATCGCTATTTTCTTTTTTATTTTTTTCTTGAGTTAGTCGTAATTTTTTCCAACATTCATCACACAACATTCTATCAACATGTCGTTGAAGAGTTGGCCAGAACCAAGTGGAACAGTTTGAGCAAGGTATAAGATTAAAAATTAAAACCTGTTTTGATTTCATTAAAATCCTAAATTAATAACACCACCAGTTAACGTTTGTGAAAGATTTGTAGGAGAAATAGATGATGGAAAGTTTTGATTATGATTATTGGACTTATTAGATTCATCTTGTTGTGTTTTTGGTTTAGATTTGTGTAATTCATTCCACTTTATATAAGCACATTTACCATGATTATATATTATATAGTGTGGATATTTATTGTATAACCATAATCTTAATTGATTCATAGTTTTACCAATAAATCCTAATTCAGAAAAAATTGAATCTATTCTCAATATGTTGTCTAAATAATTCACTTCAATATAAGCAGGAGAAAAATTTAAACCTTTTATTTCATAAATATTTACCATTATCTTAACCTGTGTTTTATTTTAATTTTCTACAATGTCTTTTTAGAAAGTTTTTTTTACTTTATCATCGATACATAAATATGCTTTTAGTTCCTCAATTAAGTAATTCAAATTTTCCACTACGATTAGTATAATATACTTTTTGTATTCCAAAATCTTTTAAAAGTTTCTGACAAATTTTACACGGTTTTGACATTCCAATACTACCATCGGCCATAATTCTTATATTTATCATAATATGTTGAGATAGTTTTGATGGTGGATAAGGAAACAGTTTGATACAAGCAACTTCACTATGCACACAACTAAAACGATAACCATATTTATTAGCAAGCGGATCGGTTTTCCGTTTATTATTTATTCCAAAACAAATTATTTGATTACACTTTTTATTTTTTACGAGAAAAGAAATGTGTTGGGAATTTGTATACAACAAAACATTACGAGCGAGACTAATCAATTTGTTCATTTTGTAATTTGTGCCACAATTTTAATATTTCGTTAGTGGGTAAATTATGTTCTTCGTCTATTTTGTTTTTCTCAATAATATAATCTGACCACATTTTTGTAATATCTTCACTACTCATATGGTCAACCAATTCATATTCTTTTGGTTGTAGACGATATTCTGTTTTTTCAGAAATTTCTTGTATTGCCAAATATATTCCTTTTGATTCATAACTGATTAAAATTACTGTTTCAAAATAATGTTCTGGTTTTCCAAACCAATTCCACTCTTCAACATAAGTTTCAAACACCCATAAATTTGGAGGATTTGCTTCAAGTATATATTGTGGAGTTGTGTCTACTTCAAAAAAACCATATAATATAGACAACCATACGGTTAAAACTATTTTACAAATAATCATCACTTAAATCCTGTTTGTGTGTATTTCCAAATAATTTAGATGTAAAAATACACAATAATCCTAATGTTACACCTACACAAACACCAAATGCTATGTCGAACATATTATTCTCCCTTTTAGAGTTTTAACAATCAAACCTTGTCGTAACAAAAATGGTTCAATTTGGTTTTCAATTGTGTCTTTGGACAAATTAGTGAGCGAACAAAGAGTATGAATACCAAGTGGAAATTTTGCGTTTTTTAACACTTGTAAATATTTTCTATCATTCAGTGTAAAACCCTTGTTATCAATTTGTAACATTTGCAAAGCAGACATAGCCACTGGTACATTAATAAAAGTGTGTCCTTTTGAAAAACAATAATCTCCTATCCAACTTAACAAATGATTAGCAATTCGTGGAGTTCCCTTACTACATTTAGCAATAAAAGCGGCTGCTTCATAGTGTAGTTTTAATCCTAGTTTTGGACTGTTATGAACTAATAAATCGGCTAATTCGTTAATTGAATATGTTGTTAAGCTCAATTTTACACCAAATCTGTCAAGTAAAGGTTTTGATAATGAACCACTATCTGTAGTAGCACCAATAAGAGTAAATTTTCCTAAATCTAAATTAAACGACGACTTTTCCCAAGTTAGAGTAATTTGAAAATCTTCCATGACTGGATATAATATTTCTTCAACTGCTGGAGCAATACGATGTATTTCGTCAATGAATAGTATAGAAAATGGTGTTATTTTACTCAAAACTGGTAATAAATGTTTGAGACTACGAAAATTTCCACCGTTTGTGATTTGAATATCTACACCAAATTCTTTTGCTATAATATACGCTAAAGTAGTTTTACCAGTTCCAGCAGGACCATTAAATAGTATATGAGGTAGAGACTTTTCCTGTTTTTTTGCTGAATTGATTAAAATTTGAAGACATTCTTTGGTTGTTTTTTGACCTATTACTTCTTGTAATTTAGACGGACGAAAAGTATTCATACATTATTTTCCATCCTCTTTAAAAGTTTTTTTACATCAGCACCATTTCGTAAATCAAACACCTCGTCTTCATCTATGTTTTTACGAATGTCTGATGCTGAGTATCCCTGTTGAAGAAGAAACGTTTTAACATCACAAAACCGAGACAGCACATCAAGTATGTTAAGATTATTAACACTAACATCTATTTGTAATGGTTTGAGTTCTATAGCAATTTTACATATTGGACATAAAAATTCTCCCCCTTGTTTTGTTTCTTCTTGTTCAAGTTCAAATATACACGAACAATGAGGACATTTATATTCAAAATATAAACAATAATCAATAGGTAACAAACTCATTCGTCTTCTCCAGAGGTTCGATAAACATCTGAATTTTTAATTTTAAATTTTGCTCTGCGTAGATTACGAAACCCCCTTTCGTCTACGCAGAAATAATAGTCTAATGTTTCTCCGTGTGCTAACTTTAATGCTTTTTCACACGCATGAATTGGACTAGTTGCCATAACCAATCTTTGTAATTGTCCTGATTTTACATAGTATTTTGTATATTCAGGTTTTGTTGGTTTGTTTGTCATAAATCACTTACAAAACCTCCCAAATTGGTCTCTCTTGTTCCAGTATTTACTATAACCATGATAACCATAGTTGTTATTTATTGTCATATCAAGTTTATCTTGTTCATCCCAATTTTCTTCATCAACATCTTCCTTGTCATAATCATTCCATTCATATTCATCATCTATATCATAGTCATTTCCTTGAACTTCCACCTTAGGAGCAACGTAAGCGGTGCTTCCAAGACTATCATATAAAGTATGAGTAAGTGCTCCTTCACAAACCTTTAAAACTTCATAAGAACAGGTTCTCAATTTTTGACATGAACAATCAGTAGGAACAGAAACTACATCTTTAGGATTAATTTTAACTACCATCATTTTACAACTACAACCACCATAATTTCTAGCATATTCTAAAGTTCCAGCATGAAAACCATAAGAACATCCTCGATTTCTATCATCATCAACACTACCTCTTGACATTGAAACAACTTGACCAACTGAATTATCTATTTTCTTTGAATAAATATCCTTATTATCTTGAGTTACTGCTTTATAAGCAAGAAAACATCCGTCATCAGTAATAGGTAGGTTGTGATGACTAAGAAAATCAAACAACTCTTTTTGTGATTGATAAGAAGGATTAGAGTTTAAATTACGGAGAAAAGAAAGCAAATGTTCAAACGGAAGTCTATCTCGAACATATTCCTTTACTCGATTGGTAAGTTCATTATGAATAACTTTTCTATTGAGATACACTTCTCCATTTCGATATTCGACTGTTCCTTGTCCATGAGTGTTTACATAGTCTGATAAATATTGATCTGCTTGGTTTAATAGTTTTTGAAGTTCTACTACATCATTATTAGACAATGCTTCTTTTACTCGACTAAAAACCCAATGGTCTGAATTAACAGTATAAGTATTACCATCCAGAAAAATACTAATTGACGAATCGGTTGAAATAAACGGAACTGACATTTGTAACTCCTTTGTTTTTTTAGAACTAGTTAAGACTTAAGACTTAAGACTGATTTTTATCTACAAGATTAATATAATCTATCCAATCTGATGAAGATGGAGAATTATATAAAACACATGCTAATAGGGGATATTTTTCAAGTAAGATTTGTTCATTTAATCCAAAATCTCGTGCTTGAATATCTTGGTCAAAAATTATACAACGTAATTTACTAAGTGACTGTAATTCGGATTGTAATTTACTATATTGTTTTTCGTATTTTCTACTTTTCTCCATAAGTTGTTTAAATAAACCACTAGACAATAATAAACTGTTTTTATCATCGAGAATTTTGCTAAAAATATCTCTTAAATTTTTGAAATTGTGTCTATAGACATAATACTCCAATAGTTCTTGTAAATTGTGTTTTTTCAAATAATCATTATATTGTTTTTCTAACCACTTCCAAAAACTTTCACAGACATGTGTATTAGATACATTCTTAACAAACTTATCTGCATAAGCATTTTTTACTCCTATAATTGGTGGTATGGAAATTTTTAGATTTTTCAAATTATTTATAATATCTGTAATTCGATTTGGTAATATTGTTGGTGTTTTTAGTGGTGGTTTAATTACTTTATAGTTTGCAATTGGTATGTAAAGAAAATCTTTAACATCAGATAAATTAACATCTTTCCAACAAGGTTTTATACAACGACGATAAAACGAACGATTAGCATCAAATATATAATATTTATCTCTATTTACCATTATTGTATTGTTTGTATTTTTCTTACGAGATGGTTTTGGTAAAGTGCTACTAAATATTAATTGAGAAAAAGGAATACCTACTGTTAGACAAAAATCTTTAAGGGATTTGTCGTCATATTCACTAATAACGTAAATATGGTCATATTTTCCAGAATTTAATAATTCTTTTGAGCGAACAAACGGACCAGCACTATCGTTGACTACAAATCCTACTTTAGACCAAGCAACAATTTGACTTGGTTTATGTGTCAATTGGTGAGTCTTGTTTAAATGTTTAACTTTTACTGGTAAATTTCGACACTTAATAAAGTGATTTGCATTTTGACCTTGCCATTGAGCATCGTTTAATAATGTTCGAATAAATCCAGAATTTGCATTATTATATTTTGAGCGTACAAATTGTCTCGCTTCCCATAAAGTTTTACATTTTAATATACCGTTCGTAACTTGTGATGAAATTTCAGACTTTACTTTATCCAATTTCGATTTAATATTATCTACTGTGTGTGAATTATATTGTAGTCCTTCACGAGAAACATTAACATCAAGTTTTCCAAGATTAAAATACAAATCAAGATTAGTATTTAGTATTGAATAATAACCTGAGTGATAATTACCAAATTTATCGTTATGTTTTTCTATTGGATAAGCGACATTACCCATAATAGCATTAACAGTTTGTGGATATGTATTTTCATACATTTTCCAATCTTTATCTTTACCTTCAAACACTACCGATTTATTTTCTATAGGTATTGTTGGATGGGTTTTTGGAATTGGAGAAAATCTTTCTACAACTTGCTTTGCCTTTTTTTGAAATAAAGACACATCACTACTTTTAACTCCAAAAGAAATTTCCACACCATTACCATCTCCGTTAGCTGACGCTTCTCCTAGTTTATGTAGTGTTGGTAATCCACGACTATCTTTAGCAACCACATATGTTGTAGAAATTCCATTATATCTTGAAATTATTGTAAAACTATCAGTATAAGCAAGTGGTGATTTACTACCCAATCCCATACATCCAATTAACTCGTTTGTATGAGTTTTATCTGATAATCCATATACTGTGTATATATTATGAATATCTTCTGAAGATAAACCAGTTCCAAAATCTTTTACTTTGAAAACTGGATCATTACATGTTGGTAAAGTAATTTCAAACGGAATTTCTTTTTTACCTGCTGTTATATGACTATCATAAGCATTTGTTGCTAGTTCACGAATTGGTGCTAGAATTTTGTCAGAATAAAGACTGTCACTTAAAAGTTGCATAAGATGTGGAGTATTGGCAACACGAAAATTGATACTTTCTTCGTGATTAATACCAGATGTTTTTATTCCACTTGATGGTGTAGAAATTTTCACTACACTTCTCCAACTAAAGAAAAATTATTGAGAATAAAAATAATATACACAATTAAAAAGGTATTTCTGCGTCGTTCAGTCTGTCTTTAAGTTTGTTAAAATCGTTTTCAGTTAAATAGTGTATAGTAAAACTGCTTTCGCTATTAATACCATTTAAATTACAATCTTCAGAACGAACATTTTCTAAAACTATATCTGGAAATCCGTTTCTTGAAATAGTAATTGTTAATTCTGTTTCTAGTTGTGGAGAAATGGCATAAATTGTATCACCAACAATATAAACGTTATATCCATCGTATTGATAATCGGTTTTTATTTTTCCTGAATAATTAAACGGAAGCGAAGATATTGATACAGATTTCCAATCTTGGATTTCTTTTAAATTGCAAATTTTATGGACATAAAAATTACGATAACCATTGGAAAGAAAATCCCATACTCGAACAAGTTTAGTATTAGGAGTATCATCATAAGATTCTGTTATAGAAAATACAATAAATAATCTTTTTTTTGATCTATAGATTCCAGAATAGATTCTATTTTTTTCAATTTGAACTGACATTTTTTTCTCCTTTAATTTTTATTTAAGATGCCAATGACAAAGCAGTTTTTAAAGCCTTATCATTAAGTTTAAGACCAGTACCAAACCACAAATTGTTAAGACGATTATTATTTCGTCCAAGTTCATAATTTAAATACTCATTTACACCAGAATATGCACTCCAATAAGTATTACGAATTACTGGATTAGTATTACCTCGTCCAGTTTCACAGAGTTCAATAATACGATTAATTTTGTTCTTAGTTCTTGTTTTAATTTTTTCGTCAGGAATTTCATCTACATCCAAGACGAGTTTGACATACTTTCTTAAATCTTTAGTGTTAATTTGTTTAGTAGCCAAGTAAGCATACTTTTCTGCCGTAGCTTCAAATTCAGCATCTACAGTATTCATAATATCTCGAATATCATTTAGGTTGTTGTGTAATTGACTAGTATGTCTTACTCTCAATAATTTAGAAGAATTATTACTATGAGCAAACCCCAAAGTGTTCGAGCACACAACGCGTATTGGTGTATATCCTACTCTAACAGCAGAACTTCCATCATGTGAGTTTGACAGAAGAATAAATTTACACACTTCATCATTTTTAGCAACAATTGATGGTTTCTTATTGAGTTGTGCCAAAACCCAAACCTTTGAACCACCACAAAGACTGCCGGCAGTATGTAAACTACACAATTTAGCATCCAAAAATGGTTGAAACCATTCAAAAGCCTCCTTGTTTTGTAATGGATTATAAGAAGGTCCAACTACTCCCAATACTTTATTATCTGTTGAACGAACTACTGCTTGAGAACGAACATTTGGTTTTACTTCAGGAGTATCACAAAATTGGTCAAGTTTATGAGCATAGTTAACCGCTGATTGTGCTTGTGGAAGTGTAACCAAATTTTGAAGCTTTACTTCCCAATCCATTCCTGATTTTTCCAATCCCTTTTTAATCGAAAGATTTTCTCCTTCAGGAATATAGGTTCCTTCACCATGCCACGGAGTTTTTCCAACAAACATCATACTTTCAACTTCTGCTGACATCTTACTTTCTCCTATATTTAAGAGAATAAAAAATTAAAACATCAATGGATAACGAATACACACAATTATTTTTCTTTCATTAATTTAACAGGACTAAGGGATGGATGAAAACTAAACTCGACTCCATCTTTATGCTTTTCATTTATTGAACAATAATAACTTCCCCAATTTGTTCTTCCTTGATGAGAATCCAATTCTATTGATCGTTTTCTATCAAATACTTCTTTGATTAAACAACATCCACACATTTCGGCACATTTTTCAAGTAAAGGTAAAGAAAAAGCATATCCACCATAATAACTTTTTCCAACTATTAGTGTTACTTCACTACAAGGTCCAAATTCTTGTTGGTTTACACAACTTGCTCGACTAGACCACGGACCTTTCAATATCTTATCAGTTCCATTTTTCATTTTAATGTTAAAGTGACACCCTCCAAATCCATTTCCAGGTCGTTTATAATAGAAAAATTTATAAATTCCTTCATATTCTGCTACGTATAATCCATTTTTTTCTTCAAAAATAAAATTATCCGGTTCTGGTATCTTATCTACCAAAACCTCAAATGTAGGTGAGTTAGCGTAATCTTTATACCAACGAACTCTACAATTTATAATTTTCATGCTTCCGATCTTTACATGAGAGAATAGACATATGTACACTCAAATCCCTTATGAGAATATCTTCATATTTATTATGGTAACAATTGGAACATATATACCGTTCTTGTTCTTCTTTGTAATTATAGTCACTAATCATATTAGTTTCGTAAAAGATTTTAAAACAAATTGGACAAGTTCTTAAACTGTTTATGTCTATGTCTATATTCATTTGAATTCGTTTTTCAAACTCGTTCTTAGTTTCATTGTCCTTCATATTACAATATTCTTGACCTAAATAAACTGAACTAGGATAATTATTTGGATCACCATAAAAGAAACAAACACCCAATTCTTTAAGAATTAAACCCTTTTCTTGTGCTAACTCTTCTACTCTTTCGTCAAATTCAGATTCTTTTGAACTAATACCAAAAATAGTAAAACTGGTTGAATTGGAATTAGATACAAAACCCTGTCTAATTTTCATAATTTTTTCCTTCTTATTGTGTTAGAAAATCAACTACTTCGTGTGAAAAATTTAACTTTTGTGCTACATATAAAAATAATGAGTGTCTGCTGTAAAATATATCACATACTCTCTCCTTCCACATGTTCTAAATTTACTCCAATACTTTGAAGATATTCGTTTACTTTATTTATATCGTGTTGTTCCATTACTCCATGAAAATAATATTTTCCATTTACAATAAAAGTTTCTGTACTTAATCTTTTTGTCCAGTCTACATTTTTATCGTTTGCTAAATCTTTTTGATATTTTAACCACTTATCAAACAAAACTATTTGTTTTTCTGTTATAAAGTTTTTACCAAGCACAAAACTCGACGACGACGAATTACTTACAAATCCACTTCTAATCTTCATTTAAGAAATCCTCAATAGGTATTTTGTGATAACCCACTTTAATTGCTTCTGTATTCAAATCATTATAAGCACCATATGTTTCCATATATGTTCCATAATTATATGCTTTAATAACGTAATCATCTTTATTACAATAAAAAATATGTTCATGACCATAATGACAACAAGCACTAAATGAAATTTTATTCTCGATAAGAAACTTAATTATATCATCTTGATTACAAACTACACTATATATTAATGAATTAGCATCGTTTGGTAAAACTTTATTTTTATCGTATAAAAATCCGTGTTCAAGATGAGAAGGATGTAAACAACTAGAAAACACAAAACCATAATCTAATAATTTTTGTGTTTGTAATGGTGTTAAATTGTTTAATAAATTATCTGTATGAAAAAAACCTTTAATCTTTACTACAAATGATGAAGACGAACTATTTGATACAAATCCTTGTCTAATTTTCATTCTTAACTCCTAATAATTATCATTGTCTGTTTGAATATAACTATCTTCAGAAAAAAGAAACTTTTCAAGAATTTCGTCACTATCAAAGATTTCCATATTTTGATTTTCAGAAGCATTAGATTCGTGGTCAATATATCCATGTTGTTCAGAATTCCAATCATTCCAGCTAGATGGCCAAATGAACGCTTTAATTGATGGAATATTTTTTACTAATACTTTTTCTAACATTGACAAATATTGATTACTATATATACTGTTTTCATTATAATTTCTTTTTGGTTCAGCATATTGACTTTGATAAAAAGCCCATAGAACTTTTGAACCCAAATCATAATACTTTTCAGGGTCCCACCCAAATTCTTTAGTACCAAATATTTTGTGAACATCAAGAACACCCATTGTATCAACATATTCATCAAACTTTTTAATAAAATTAGTGCTAATTTTACGTCCAACACATACAAAACTTGACGATGATGAATTACTAACAAAACCATTACGAATTTTCATTTTATTTCTCCCTAATTTTTACTCCAAGTTATAAACAAAACAGCTTCGACCATTATTTAAAAGACGACGACGCCATTTAATCAGACGTGGATTGGTCCACACATCTTTATGAAAGTCGTTACAGTTTAAAATATCAATGCCTTGCTCCCATTCTGACTCACCTTCAACAAACGAACACGGAAATCCAAAACCGTTACAATTAATGTAAAATGAAAATAGTGAACTTTCACAAGGTTCCACATATTCGCTCAGTTTGTCATAGTTTGGTCTGTCTTTAATTGCTGACAAATATATTCCAGCAGAACAGGAATCGAAACCATAAGCAACTCCTAATTGTTCACATAATTGAATAAGTTCACGATATTTATTAACATCTCGAAGGCTATGATAACCGGACTGTTTACCTTTACCTTTTGGTTTAAATTGTAAAAATACAATAGCATTTAATTTTGACAGACGAGAATCGGTAGAAATATCTTGTACAACCTGTTTTGCTTTTTCAAAAGTTTCTTCTGCTAATACAAAGTGGATATTAACTTGTTTCATTCCAACATCGGTAAACTTTTGTATAGCATTATAGCTTGATTCCTTGTTAACAATACTTACTGCTACAGCACCCAATAATTGAGATGCTTTTTGAGCAACTTCATCAGTTACACCTAATCCATTACAAGTAAGATTTGGAATTACTCCTTTTTCTTCTCTTAAAAATTGACAAATTTGCCAAAGTTTAGGATGGCTATCAATATCACAAATACCCAAGGCAACTTGACACACCGTGTTTGGAATTTTACTCCACAACTTTCTAAAAGTTTTCAAACTCATATATCGTCGTAACTCATTACTACCATTAGACTTATAACACCACCGACAATTTCCTGAACAGTACCCCTCACTAATTTCAATGTCTAAAAGTTCAACCGATGGAGCATATTGTGGATCATCTTCTTTTGTTTCTCCCCAACGAGCAAAAAAACCATTCTTTTTTGAGAAGAAAAAATTATAGTCGGGTGAAATGCAAATCTTACATTGTGGATAATCAAGAATTTGCACATTATTCATTTTAGTCATCCAAATTAATAAGAACAATTGAACCAGAATCAGCAAGTTGCTGTAACTTAGTATTTAGATATTCATCATAGTAACTAATATCTGCTTGAATAAAATAATAATCTGGATATTGACTTACTGTTTGAACAATTTCATCACCTTTGATGTAAAAATCAATCATACCATCTTTAATTTTATGTCTAAAAATGTCATTATCATATTCAATACTTGTTTTATTATAACGATAACTATGTGTTTCAATTAAGTCTTTAATATCTACAGATGTAGATTGACCACAAGTTGGACAAGCTTTACTTTCTTGTGGATAACCAATAACGAATGAGGATGAACTACTGTTACTTACAAATCCTGATCTAATTTTCATTTTATTTCTTCTTTTTTTTAATTAACAACTAAAATTTGAATATTACTATATTGATGAATATTATCTATTTCTGTAATAGGAACGTTTTTGACTAATTCGGTTTCATCATAAACAGCTTTAATAGAATTGTGACTATATTTGGACACACATAATATGTTATCATTAATTTTATATATATGATAATTTTGTTTAAAATTAGGAATTTGGACAGAACTTGTTATTGAATGAATATGTACTAAATCATTTTTAATTTCTTGATTTACCATAATAGAATAACCATGTCTAATGGATCCATGTTTTGTTTTTAATTTCGGATATATTTCAAAATATCTTGTTGTATAAGGACAAATATTTAATTTTGCTATATGAAAATTATTTTCGTCTAAAATTAGAAGAAATAGATTTAAACTATCTGTATGAGCAACATAACTAAACTGTTGTTCAGAACTAAATTCCATATGAAAAAGTGATACTGGACGATATCCACATTCACTCGGCAACACATGTTCTAATAGTTTCATTACATGTTTCCTTTTTGTTTCTAGTTACATAACAAGTGTTTTTGGTTTCAGGAAATTTAGTGGTTGCGTTTGTAATACTCAAAGTTTTTATTTTAGTAGAATTTGTAATTTTTTCTTTTTTTGAAGAAACGGTTTTATTATTTGTTAAAAATTTTAATATATCACTATTTGTAATGTTAAATACTGGTGTACTACTATTACTAATAAAATTAACACGAACTTTTATTTTTGTTCTCCGTTAATTGGTAGTCCAGTTTCAGACAGTGGTAATGAACATCCATAAAGCATTTTCCAATCTGGAAATTTATTTTTAGCATGACTAATAGCAGACTCTATTACCATAGGCATTGGTAGATCATATGTTAAAAAAGACATAGTATTTCGTCTTCCTAATCTAATCCAAAGCAACTTTTCTTCTTTTTCATTTTTATTTTTGTTTTTGTTTGATTTTTTTCCAAACACTGTTAACACCTTTTGGTTGAGTGCCGTGTAACAATAAAGCAAAATTTCCACGATTTGTTAAAGCGTGTAATTCAGTAGAACTAACGGGTAAAGATAAAGACCGTGCTGATTTTTTTGTAAATAAAACACGACTATTTTTAAGACGGTATTTTTCAATTAAAAAGTCGTGAGTTCCTCCATATGATGCTGTTAAAATAAAATTCGGAGGAACTTCACGACGACATTCTATCCAAAACGGCAATGCTTTAGTATAAGCATAAAATTTTATATCTGGATGTTTTTCTGCTAGTTTACACGCTGCTTGAAAATATTCCTTTTTGAAAAAATCACCAGCAGTATGAAATCGTATAATTGAAGCATCAATAGGAAGTGTGCGGTCCATCAAGTTAGTTAGGTTATTCACACCACGAGTACTTTTTATACACTCAAAATTAGATTTATGGAGAGAAAAAGTATGTGGATATAACGCTTCCAATGATACAGCATAACATCTAAATTTACACGACGGACTATCTTTTACTTTACGTTGTCCATCTATTATTACTACTTTTGATTTACAATCTTTAGCAAAAGGACAAGAATATCCCGCTAATAAATCAAGCGAGTAAACCTTTCCTGTAAAAGGAATTTTTTTAAGTTTGGTGTTTGCTGGACTATATTTTAACATTTTTATTTTATTTTATTCACCTGTAAGTAAAGATTAGTTACAAAAGTGTCTTGTGGACGATTAAAAATTAGATTATGATTCACTCTTAACCAATCAGACACACAATATAAAAATCCTCCACAACATTTTCTTTTATTATCTACAATTCTAGGAGTGTATCTATATGCTTTTGCCCAAAGGTGTGAAGGTTGATATGAACACAAAGAAATTGGAATTAAATACTTGTTATTAACACCTGAAGGTTTGCCTTTCCAAAGAGTTAATTTAATTTTTTGTGGCTTACATCCTAGCTTTTTAATAAATAGTCTTGGACACAATGTAGTTGTGCCTGAAGAAAAATTCAATCTATATTTTCGGTGTTGCAAATTCGCTACTCGACTAAACAATATTTGAGACATTCTATTTCTCCTATACAATTAGAAATTAATAGATACAATAGATACTAATAGTAACAACTTGTTTGTTTTTGATACAATAGTATTATTGAGGGAAAAAAGTATAATGTAAAGATTACCTTACTAATACTATAACTATTTTCTTTCCTCTATAAATACTTTTTATTAGCAGGTTAGAAGTTTTTACTGGATGATTTATTTTTAGTGGAAGTATAACTTTTTATTGTAACTTTTTTATGATGTTTTTGACAATTTGATACTATATAGATACATATAGAGCGAACATCCTCTATTATTACAGTACCAACTTTTTGCCAAAAGTGAAGTAGAAAAATGCTAATTTTGTCCAACTTTTACATAAGTTTTACATTTTACCTCTGACGAGGGGGTGTTATTCGTCATATTCAATCTGTAAATAGACAGTTTTACCAATATATGGAGTAAGTTTTTTACCCACCTTTTCGTTATCATAATATTCTTGATGACTTAGTCCATTATTACGAAAGCGAATACTAACCACGGGGTATTCAGATTGGTGATAATACTCGTAAGTGTTTTTAACAATTCTTACTGGTTTTCTGTCCGGTGATTTTTGATTGTGTAAACTAATTATAACGTTTTTAACGTTACTAGGAATTTTAAATTGACGAAGTAAATTATCAAAACCCCCACCACAAAACACTTCGCCATTATTGTCATGCCATTGATTATAATATTCTTCATGTGTAAAGGGAACTTCACAAATTCTCATTTTCTTTTCTCCTTAAATTACTTTATAAGTTTCTTTGTCAATAGTAATTTCACGAATTCTATCAAGACGATAATCTTTTAAAACAATTGGATTTTCTATACCCTGATTGGTTGGTGATTTGTCCGTTTGTAACATATCTGAAAAGTCTGATGGATTTATTCTTCTTTTAATAAAACCAGTTTTGTGAAAATATTGTGTTTTATATACATGTTGAAGTTTAAGTTCAAGATACTGATTTCCATTATGTTCAACGAATGGAGTTTTTGGAATACGAAATCCCCATCGTCTCATATGACTTGAAAAATTAGCCGGTTTACCCTCTTTTGTTCTTTGTTTATTTACAGCATTGCTATAAATCCAGTTAATAACTCCATTTACTTTTGACTTTTTAATAAAGCGACCTTTATACTTTTTCTTACCTGGATCTGTTTCAACAACAAGAGTGACTATTTTTGTTCCACTCAAATTTTGTAGCATTTTTACTAAATCGTGACGCTTAATGGTTTTCATTATATTTTCCTTACTGTACGAGTGTGAATTTCTACATCTTCTAAACTAGAAAAATAACCTTCCCACGGAACATAATTATATTCACCTCCTTTATAGGTTTTATTATATATTGCTTCTGACACATTATATGCTTCATCATATGTTGCATAAACCCCTTCAATATAAAAATTTCCATGACTTGTTCCAAAAGTATCTCCATCTTTATAACGGACAACCACAATATGAACTTCGCTTCCTTCTTTAGCATGAAAGAAAACTTTTTCTCGATGTTTTTCCCATCCAACCGTTTTACTTTTATTTATTTTTTCTTCTTCTCCAATATATACTTGTTTCAATACAAAATCTATATAAGTTGGATTTTGGCTTGGCGGCCACTCTTCATTTTCTTCACCTGCTCGAATACCACCACCAGTAGTCATTTCTGAATAACTAATGTAAACATACACTATTCATTCCTCCATAAAGAGAGTTTAGTTGCTAACTATATGTATAAGAGAGACATTTATTTTGCTCTGTTTTTGGAAATTGAAAAGTAAATTTTAATTCTTCAAGTTTTCGTGGTGAAATATCTTTGTAACATCGACTGTCTTGATATGCTTCAATATCATTTAGTTCTTGACAAATTTCCCAGTAGTCATGAATATGAATGTTACCAACTGTTGGTGATTCTAAACAATCACAAGGTTTAATGTCTCCATTAGGTTTAATCATAACGTCACACCCAAAACATTCTTCACTACCTTCTAAACATCTTCCACTTTTTATAAGATTTTCGGAAGTATTTCTTATTGCTTTAAATCCACTAGTATTATAACGACAGGTTCCTAACGCTTGAAAAACCCTAACTACTTCTTTATCTATTGGTTCATGAAATTTATCTTGAGACAGTTCAGCATGTATAACATTTTTTTGAGTTAGTTTTGCTAGTAACAATGCTCGTTCTTTTAGTTTACCATTAGTGATAATACTAACGTAGTTTACAGACGCTATTGCTAGACATAATATTTTTTCAAATTCAGGATGTATTGTTGGTTCACCACCACCTAGACAGATAAATTCATCAGTAAACTCTAGACATTTTTTAAACGTGAATAAACTCATATCTTCACCATTTGAAGTACAAGCAAATCCACAATGACTACAATGCATATTACATTTTGAAGTTATTTGAACGTACATATGTCTATTCTCTCATGTAAAAATTGGTCCACTCCAATGAACATCTTCAATAGAAGTTGCTCCAAAAAATTCAACTGCTGCTAATTTAATATCTTTTCCTGATGTGTCTGGTGGAAAATGTTCTAAAATATCTTCATCAACTAACAAAATTTTTCTACTATCATATCTACACAGTGCTAACGACAGTAATTTTCCTCCACCTTTAGGGTGAACTGGACGAATGTACAAACGATAAGGTTTAGTAGACATAATTTTCTCCTAGACGAACCAGTCTTGATATTTCAACGCTTCTTGATAGTTCTCAGTTATAAGACGAAAAGCATATGCTGGTGTTTTTTCTTTCATACATTCTGTGTGAACAAAGCGGTTTGGAATACCAACTTGATTTGAAATAATAAGATAAACTGAGGTAGTAGTTAGTGTGGTAAAAGCCTTTTTACATAAAGGACACACGTCTCTATTACCATATCTTCTTCTTGCTGCAACAAACTTTTTTCCATCTTCCATATATCTAAACGTGACACCTTTACCATCCCACATTATTTTCTTATCTTGTGGATTCATTTTTAGTAATCCTCATCTATTGGTTCATCACATTCATAACCACAATCGGTAAAAATCTCTGGACGAAATCCTCTTTTGACTTCATCCTCACATTTTTCACAAACATTAGTTACAAAAATACCTCTGGCATCATAAAGAGGATAAGAAAATTCTTGACTACCACAGCTACAAAGTCTATCATATCCCATTTTTATTCTTCCGATATTTCAGGTTTATTTATTTGAAATCTAGCAACTCTAAAACAAAACACATAAATATCTAAATAACACATATAACTACTATTCCATTGATATATGATGTATTCCGAACTAATTGGTGTTAAAATACGGAACCAACTAAAAAACTCAAAAAACATACGTCTTACTTTTTCGTGTCCTTCAATTTTCATTTTATTTTCCTGGTTTTAGGAGTGTGAACCAGTAATTTTTACAACGTTTTGTGGATTATCAATAAGTCTATCTACTTCAGTTTGTGTTATATAATTTCCAATATGTGGAGTGGTTGTATTAACTAGTTTTAATACTTTATACTTGTACACTGGATATAATTTATATTCGCTTGACCAAGTTTGAATTTTTCTTTTTTCGTTGTGTGAAAATTCTTGTCTTAATTCAATAATTGTTTTACTCATTTTATTCTCCAAAAAAAGCGTCTTGACACTTTTGACACAATCCACTCATTCGATATTCTTTGAGAGATATTTCATTTCGAAATTCATTTACAAGAACAGGTTCTCCACATCCAATTGGTGGTTCTACACATCTATCATTTGTAATAGCTTCTGTTCGGTTTGTAAAAGAATTAAGATAATCTTCAATTTGTGGTGATTTTTTAGTTTGGTTCATGTAAACAATCTCCATTTAGTTATTAGATTTATTATTATTTAGTAATAGTTGCTAATTCAGTATTTTTAATAGTTGCTGATCCAGCATTTTCAATAGTTGCTGATCCAGCATATATAATAGTTGCTGATCCAGCATTTTCAATAGTTGCCGATCCAGCATATTCAATAGTTGCTAATTCAGCATATTTAATAGTTGCTGATCCAGCACATTCAATAGTTGCTGATCCAGCATTTTTAATAGTTGCTGATCCGGCATATTTAATAATTGCTGATTCAGCATTTTTAATATTTGCTGATTCAGCATTTTTAATAGTTGCTAGTTCAGCATATTCAATAGTTGCTGATTCAGCATTTTCAATAGTTGCTGATCCAGTATATATAATAGTTGCTGATCCAGCATTTTCAATAGTTGCTGATCCAGCATATATAATAGTTGCTGATCCAGCATTTTCAATAGTTGCCGATCCAGCATTTTTAATAGTTGCTAATCTAGCATATTTAATAGTTGCTGATTCGGCATATTCAATAGTTGCTGATTCGGCATATTCAATAGTTGCTGATCCAGCATATTTGATAATTGCTGATCCAGCATTTTTAATAGTTGCCGATCCAGCATTTTTAATAGTTGCTGATCCAGCATTTATGATTCTCGAATTGGTACAACGATTAATAGTTACATTTCCAACTAAGATATAGCATCCATTAAAAAGAATTTTTTGATCTTGTGTAACTAGCATTTGAGAAACACGAGAACGTAATAACTGTTTTACATGATTCTGTTCGTATTCTGTAAACCATTCTGGACATATAGAAGAATCGATTTTTAATTGATATGATTCCAAATCTGCATAATTTTCTTTTTTTGGAATGTATTCTAATCTCACAAACGAATAGTTTCTATTTTGTTCATCATTAAGATTTGCATAATCAATCAAATCTTCGTGACTATCTGTAGATTCTGGATGAAAAATTAATTCACGACTTTGTGTGTAAATAGCAGAAAACGTTCGACACATGTGATTGTTCTCCTTATTTTCCAAAAAGTGACTTTTTAGTTGGGTTCATGTAATTTTTTTTCTTTCTATAACTTATTGTACTATTGTAACATTAATTTCTACATTGTGAAGATAGATTTGAAGCTGTTCAACAGTTAATTTGGTTCCAATCGTTGGGTTAATTAAATTAAAAAGCTCAACCACTTCATAATGAGTAATTTCGTCCACGTATGAATTGCCACCATAATCTTTTTTGGTTACGTTGGTTGTAATTTGTCTAACCATGATTTGCTTTTGTTTCATTTTGACCTCACAATATACTTGAGGAAAAACTCTTGTAAATCCCGACTACCATCTTTTGACTTTGTAATATGGTGAACAACTTCTTCAAAAACAGTCATCCACAAATCATTATTTATTCCTCCTGTAGCATATTCTTTTTCCACATAAACAGTTTCAGTATCAAAATTGTAGACACCTTTTGCTTGACATTCAGCATTAGCCACCTCTGTAAAACAAGCAATTTTTGGTTGATTCAATCCATTAGTCAAACCAACATTATGAATTTTTGACCAAACATCGTTGAGAACTTTTATCAAAGTGTCTGTAGCTGGAGAAAATTGTTTACCTTTTTTTTCCAAACCACTCAGAACACTATCTGCTACTACAACCTCACTTTCTTCAAGATTTTTTAACCATCCATCATTTTCAATTTCTACTACAGTATGTCCTTTTGCTGAAACTAAACTACTTAGTGAACTATCTTTTCTACAAAGTACCGAAACACCAACCGCATTTTGCCAAGCCTTTTTCCAGTTGCTTTTTATTCTATTTTTCTGTTCTCGTGAATAGTTATATTTATTATTGTAGTTTAGATAGTATCCATCAAAATGTTTTTCCCACAATGGATCACATTTAATGAGAGAAGAAAATAGCGTGGTCAAACTTTTTTCATTTGCTTCACGAATTGCTTCTGCTGCACGAGCTTGAGCAATATAGTCGCTTGCATTTCGACATTCATCTAACTTAAGTTCATCGCCAAAATTATAATCAAATAATGCTGGTCGAGGGTTGTGGCTTTCACTATCAATTTCTCTTACATAAACACCTTTTTTATAAATAACTGCTGTTGGAATTTGACTGATTAAATTTCGGCTGTTTTTTGTTAGAACTTTTTCATAAACCAGTTCTGGTCGGTCTGAAAAATGCAAAAATCTTCGTGGAAGTTCGCCATAGAATTTTTGAATTTCTTCATTTAGAGGAATAAAAATTCGTGTATATTCCTCTCTTGGTTCTAGACTAGATACTATTTCAACACTTAATTCATCTTTTGAAATAGCAGAAACAAAATCTCCATCTTGACGAATTGTTCTATCAATAGCGTTTGCTACAAATTCACGCAATGCCATTGATAAATCATTCCAGTCTTTTTCTCCATATTCTACAACAAAATTAAGTTCTCGTGACGGAGTATCGTTTATGCAAAATAACACTTGGTTTACTTTGGTTTCTGACAGACCATCGTTCACAATCTTTTCTTTTGTTGAAAAAGTTAATCTGTCTTTTCCACAATAAATTGTTGGTGACAAGCCTTTACGGAGAAGAAGATTTATAGCATGTTTTGTTCCTGACCCAAATTCTCCAATTGTATCTGAACTATTTTCTTCATCATTTCGTGTCATACTCATTCCTAAAAGAGTAAAACCTTCAAGAGGAGCGACGCCTTTATTTTGTATTCTCAGATACTTCATTTTCTTTTCTCACAACTATAGTGAAAATGTTGAAAAAGCTTAGACAATTGAAAATGCCTTTTCTCACACGAACAATTTTAGCACCGTTTTTTCTCCATTTTCGAATATAATTTGCTACATCCTTTCTACTCTTAAATGGGTGTCTTAATGGTCCAAAAAAATCAAAAGCACTTATTTGTGTCATATCAGCACCAAGTTTGTTTAGGTTATTGCCCTTCTTTTATAACACAAGAACCATACAATTTTCCATAAATATCTCTATTAATTTCTATCATTGGTCTGTTTTTTTCGTTTAATATTGTCTGAATTTGTTCATGAACAGTATTGACGATTTTTATTTCGCCAATAATATCTATTCCACTTACAACAACTATATTTGTTGATGGTTTAACACATAATCTATCCATTTTCTTCTCCTAAATATTTAGTGGAATAACTGATGTAATTTGTTCTTCATCTATCCATTTTCCAGAATCCATATCACTACAATCAGATAGAGTATCGACAATTCGATATTTCCATTTTCCAGTTAGTGGACTTTGTAAAACATCAGCAACTATTCCACAACCGTCATAAGTATATTCTATTTCTTGATAAGGATTATAATACTGATAATTGTAAACTACTTCATCACCAACTTGATATTTCACGCACATTTTCTAATCTCCATTATAACAGGAAATTCTGACATACTCAAATTGTGTTTTACTCCAACTTCCAATGGATAATTGCGTACCAATTTGTCAATTTCTTCTTCAGGAAGAGGATAAGCCCAGTGATAGGCATATCTTATAGCGTCTTCAAGTGTTTCAAATTTTGAATTTTTCCAATCTTTACAAGACGGATATCCAAAACAATCTGCCGGCTTATCGTCTTGAAAAACTTGAAACATTTTCTTTTCCTTTTCTGTTAACATCTCCAATTATTCGAAGATATTTAGTCATTTTGACACAACTTGTCTAATATCATAGTAGTAGACGACATTTTACTTTCTACTATATTTGAGAGCATAAAAAACTGAAGCACCGATGAAGATGCATAGTAGGATTACTAAAGCAATAATTACTGGAATCCAAAGCGGTGATAATACCCACCACCACGACCAATTAATTACATTACATAATTTAAGAGTAATGAAGACAATTGTAAGTAAACCTACAAAACCTATTCCACCACTTGATGATGCGTTGTTTTTGTTAGACATTTTTATTCTCCTTTTTCTTAAATTGGGTGTATACTATATTCACAAGATATATCATATAATAATCGACCATTTCTGGTTTATTTGGAAAAACTTTTTTCAGAATATTTTCTGCTTCGTAATATAAACGGTCATCATAGTTCTTACTGTAAGTATAACCAATAAAGTCTAATTCCAAATAACCCAACGCTTGAATTAGTGCTTTATAGTATTTAACCATGTGAATTTGTTGTGATGTCATCTTTTTCTTTCCTTGTTTGTTACAAAATAAAAAGAACCCCACTAGACATTTCTGCCTAGTGAGGTTTCCAAAAAATGGGTATTATCGCCACTGTAACACCCATCAAGGAATTGATAAAACTCGTTTTATTCCTAACATTACAGAATTCCACACTTTATATGGGGTTTGTGTTTTTTTCAAAATATCCAAAATCGTTGGACTGTGTTTAATAAATTCTTGAGTAAGAATTTTTAATTGCACATCGATTTGACACTGAATATCCACTTTACCATTTCTGAAAACCGTTGCTGTGTTTTCGTCACAATAATCATTAAAATCTGTAACTTCAAATTCGAAATAGGAATCAGGATTAATTTCTCGAAATCCATTTTCTCTCAAAAATTGTCTAACCTCTGGACTATCTTGAGTAAAAAAGTCCCAATCAGAATCAGGACGATCTGTTCCAAAAAACCTTGAACCTGTAAGGTAAAACTTAAATGAGTTTTTTTCCAAAATTTCAAGAATTCGTTGTGTTTCGTTTTTGGTTGAAAAACTGATTAACATTTTACATTCCTTTTTGGAGAGAGAAAAAGAGTAAATCGGTTTACGCAAAAAAGCGAACTTACGACACAATCATTCTAACTACTTTTGGATTGTTTGTTTGTGTAAATTCACCTTTGTAATATTGTTCTAAAATATAATTATAACAAAGCTGACTAATTTTTGGGTTGATAGGAGTTCCTCTTTTTATTAGAATATTAGTTCGTATAAGAACCGAACCGTTATTTGACCGAATTCTCATCCAACAAGTCCTACCTTTTTTACAGGGTATCCACATTAGTTTGTTTTGTTTTTTCTTCTCATCATTTTTGCACTGTTGTCGTGCTAACTTACTGACTTCTTTACACTTATTACACACATTACGTGTACAGCCAAACAAATCTAAATCATCAATAAGCATAGTGAACTTTTTATAACACACGTCACATCTTACTTGTATCGTATCTATGTCGGCCATTTTCCACCAAGTTTGTTTGAGTATTTAGAGGTTTAGTTTTTCTTTTTTATAGTGACCTAGATGGGATTTGAACCCATATGTCATAAAGACACAGCTTTTTAAGAGCTGAGTGTATACCTATTCCACCACTAGGTCAACCCTTTTTGTTTTATCCCCAATGTGTCATGTTTAGTGGAACACAATAATTTTGTCCACGACATTTCAAGACTACATAATCTTTTCCACTACCCACACAAAGATATTCTTGTCCCTTAAGAAAAGGAAAATAATCTTCAGTCATAAAGACAACTTCGCTCATTTCTTTTACTCCTCGGGAAAACATTCTTTGTAAATCTTTTCAACGATTTCTTTGCTAATTGTATGTGATTTTTCACCAACATTACCAGCGTAGTGTATCCATTCTCCATCTATATCAATTTTGACATAATTACCTTGAACCTTAATTGGTGTGAGTCTTTCATAGATTTGTTTTATTGTTTGTTTTGTAATTTGAACACAACCAATTTTTACCACGTCTGATGTGTCACTAATTTCAACGTCGTAATCACCAATTTTAATTTTTTCCTTTTGGGGAAAGTTTTGAAGAAGGTTGACAGCTTCTTCAATTGAAATTTGTCGCACATTTCTTGCACTTTTCTGTGGGTTCCATCCAAGATTTCGATAGTCAGTTTTATCGTGTACAATAATCAACCAAGGGTATTTGTTATAACTTATTTGGTCCAAATTAAATATATTCCACTTATTTTCTTTTGCAATTGCGTAAATAATTTTAGCTATTTCTACACACAAAGGATCAACTTGTAATTCAAATTCATCTGACAGTGTTAGTTCTGTTACGCTTTTCATTTGTTTTACTCCTTTAGATAGGAACATTTTCCAGTTATCCAACCCTTGTTACAAAGTAGGAATTGTTAGGAAAATGACATTTCCAAATTTCCGCTTGTTTTTCTGCTTTTTGTTGGTCAAACCAAGTAGAGAGACTATATTGAAAATCTTCCCACTTGCTATTTCGACGCCATACTATTTTATACACTTCTTTTCTCCTGAAATTTCAGGTAAATTTTCTTAACTGTTTCGGCGTCAATTGTTTGACAACCCACTTTAATATACTTTTCGTGAAAAATAACTGGATAACCATCAATAAAGACTTGTTGATCTTCCGTAATTATTGGTATAATTTCATCAATAGTAAATTGTCTCAAATTATCGTATGATTTGTTTGGATTAAATCCCACATGTCTGTCTTGATAAAAGACTAACCAACATTCTTGAAAGCGACAATTGCGATAATTGTCAAATATACTTTCTGGTGTAAAATTGATTATCCAGCCGTGTTCTTGAGCAATCTTAACCAAAGTTTTTGCAACTTCAAGATTTAGCGTGTTAACTTCAACTTTTACTTCGTCAGGTAGAAATTCAGCCATTTTTTCCCTTTCTAATCAACAGTAAAGTTACTTTTGTTAGTTGCAGTTACTAAATAACGCCCCATAGAATTTCATAAAACACTTTTACCATGTCTTCATAGGACATCATATTTGTATCATATCCCATATCTTCTAATTCATCTTTTAATTCTCCAGGTGATATGTAACTACAATTGTACATTTTATTGTTTCCTTTCTTTTTGAGAAAGATTGCTCGTAAGATAAAATCGATTTGCTAATTCCAATTTATACATTTCCTTTTTTTCCCCTTCCCACATTTCCCAAATTTCTTGTATTGAAATGTTATATTTAGTTTGAATTTTTTTAATTAGTTTGTGCAGATCTTTATTTGCTGTTTCTAGTCCTTTATAAGCAGTTTGAATAGCGTGTAAGTGTTCGTGTGTATTTAGATTTTCAACGTTAGGATATTCTGGAGCAATTCTTATTGCCATTCTTGCGACGTGTGAGTGTAATTGATTTATTTTATCAATACAGGTTTTAAGACGTTTAACAATAGATTGTATTTTTCTTCTCCTCAAAAAAGAATTTTACCCTCTGGACTAAAATCCAAAGTTGACAATTCATTCAAACAAATAAAGCGGGTTCCTTTATACATTAGGATTTTATTGTTGTGATGATGACCAAATATCCACAAACCTGGTTGATGAAAATGAAAACATGCTGATAACAAACGGGTTGTATTTGAAAAATTTAGTTTTCCATAATGAGTAACTACTTTTTTTGCTATTTGAAAAGGACAATCGTGTGATAAGACTATATTTGGTTTTATTTTACAGTATGCGTCATATGCAGCTTTTTGCTGCATAAAATTTAATTCTTCCTCTGGCCACCAACTTACTCCTTCAATTCTATATTTTTTGTCTACAGAATAAGCTCCACGAATAAAGAAAAAGTCAATTGGTGAGGAAAAAAAAGGAATAGTGTGTATTCCAAAATTTCCTAAAAAGTGCGGACGATTTATATCGTTATAATTATCATGATTACCAGGAATTATTTTATGTTTTCGACTGTCTACTTTATCCAACACAGAATAATCAAACCCAAAATCTCCCAATTGGATCGAATATTCTGCATCGGAAATTAGTTGGAGATATTGTTCATATTTTCCATGAATATCTCCAATAATTTGAAGATATTTAGTCATTTCTTTTCTTCTTCTAATTCGTGTTTTATTTGACTAGGTTGGAGGTTGTTTTCAATAAAAAGGCTTCATATATTAGGAGAACTAACAGGATAAAACGAAAAAAGGGTGCCACATATTGTGACACCCTACATTCAGTATGAACCTTCAATATATTTTCCCGCATCAATTAGTGCATATACACTGCTTGCGAGAAACATTGCTATTTCGTGTTTATGTCTTTTACTAAATATGTCGGTTGGGTCGTCTGCAATATTCCATTCAAACGGATCTTTACAGTCTTCAATTTTACACGTTCCTGTTAAAACGTGCTTATCATAATCAAACTTGACTTTCACTCTATCAAAAGTCTGAGTAATATTGATTATCATCGTTTCTTTTTTCCTTTTTCTGGTCGGACACCAAGTTACTTTGGGTAATCAAACATTTCTATTTGTATTTTTTATTCTTCCATTTCTTTTCTCCTGAAATTTGAAATTTATTCGATTAGATTACAGTTTGTTTTCAATAAAAAGGTTTCACATATTAGGAGAACTAACAGGATAATAAGATATGACAAGGGGTATAGCATACTATTTACTATCCATTTTTTTATTTGTGAGAATGAACGTAACACGATAATTACAAACAAGATGATAACTACTTAATAAGAGTAAAAGAAGAATACAAACCATACATACTATATATTCAGAAGAGGGGGGGGTGTTTCTGAATTTTTAGATAATAATACCTTTATATTAAAAACAAAAAAACTATTAAAATAACTATGACCTTCAAGTCAATAATCTTGATTTTTACTTCAATAAACCATGACTATGACTACACTTATGACTTTTGCAATAATTGACTTTTTTAAGTAGGAAAGTAGGACTATATGGAATCGAACCATATCCTCGGCCTTATAAGAGTCGCGTGCTTACCATTACACCATAGTCCCATACTTTTTATTTGTAGATTTGTTAGATGTGTCTACCCGACTGAAAAAAAACCTTACTAGTCTTACTGAAAAAAAACTGAAAAAAAACTTTGGCCGATTTCAAAGAAAATGTATGATTTCATATGTCAAAGTGAAAAAAACACGATACTATTGAAATAGGAGATATGACTATGACTAAATGTTTATGTTGTGGTTTTCAAACAAATAATCCAAAGTTTTGTTCTTGTTCTTGTGCCAACTTATATAATTATAGAAAATATCCAAGACGATTAGGGCGGCGAAAAATTAATGAGATAAAAAAAGACATGTCCAAAAAACCAAATCATATTTGTAAGTTTTGTTCTGCTGAATTTTATAGCCCACATAAAAACGCCAAGTTTTGTTCTCGACTATGTTTTCAACGTCATATGAAAAAGCTTTTTGACTAATTTTAAGTGGGACCATTGGGAATTGAACCCAAATTGCCGGATTAAAAGTCCGGTGTTCTACCATTTGAACTATAGTCCCGATTTTCCATCATTTTTGTTTGGGTGTTAAATTTTAAGTTTATCTCAGTCTCAATAAGGACCCTCTCAGTCTCAATAAGATCCGTATAAGGGGGTTTGAAGCGTCTTATTGAGACTACGATTTTCTTATTGAGACTACGATTTTGTTTGGGTGTTAAATTACTTCTTCTGTAGTGTGAGTTTGTTTTCTATTGACATAATAATATTTACCACCCAAGGGAATTCGAGTTAGAAAACGACCCCATTCATCTTTATAAATTTGACAATTATAAATGTCTGTTCCGTGTTTAATTTTAGCACATCCAACAGATTTAATTTTTATTTCTACTTTTTGGGGTTTCATTTTTCTACCTTTTCAAAATTACAGAGAAAAAAAAAGACTACATAACTTCAGACAAAGGTTCCTTGCTTATTGCAGTGATTTTTTGCCGGCATCTTCGACAATAATACCTTTTTCCCTCCAAAAATCTTTTCTTTTGAGTTGCTCCCAATGTGCAGCCGTTATGACATGCACATTTTCCACGATATCTTTTGACTTCCAATTTTTGACAACTTACATTATGACATCTTTGTGGTAATTTTCCACATTTTCGCATATAATATTGCCATTCAGTTCCATGACTAGGTGGTTGCCATCTACTTTCCTTAAATTTTTCCATGACTACAATATGACATGCTTCATGCACAACCGTATTTTCCCTTTCCTTTTCGGACATATGTTCCATTACATGCGGAGAAAGTTCAATATAATACTTTCCATCTTTTCTATTTGCCCGACCAGCAGTGGTTTTCAATGCACAATTGACTACCATATCACATTTGATATTCGGGTAGCCACATTTAACAAAGGTTTCATTCATTAAAACACGATATTTGCCGGCCATTTTCTTTTCCTTTATTTTAAGGAGAAAAAAACAGACTACTTAATTACAATCAATAATAGCACCACCAATCTTTTTCCGTTAGTTCTAGTGCTAAGATAACCGTGTTTTCCGCACTCATTTTTTCTCTCCTTAAATACTGACTATGCCTGACTACCGAATTTTCCACCAAATTAGATTGGGTAATCATTTTCACATTTGGTGGCGAATTGTTTCTTTTTTTGTTTTCTCTTTTTTCCTTCTATACTACATTTTACCTATTCAGCTTGCCCCACAAGGGGGGGTTGCATAGGCGAGGTGCCGCAACCATTCTAGCATATCGGCAGACCGAATACAACCCCTAGAATGTTTTTCTATGGCATAGCTTTTGCTGGAATACCCCCCGATTTGACTAGACAGACGGCTGACACTATATATAGATAATGCCATAGCATTTGTACATCACTAATGGGAGGGGGGAGCGAATCCCACACCCCCCAAAGGTACCCCCCTAGGTGGAGAATGCTGTGCCCCACACCCCTCGAAGGCACCCCCCTGGTTGGATAGGGTTGTTCCCCACACCCCCTAGAAGTGCTTCTCCCCTAGGTGGGGGGTAGGGTATCCCTCGCGTGCGAAGCTGGAGTAGGGTATCCCTCGCGTATGCCCACAAAAAAAGCCCCCTTGCGGGGGCGAGCATGTTTCCTATCGCTTTGATAGGGTTTTCATGCGTTGTTGGTGGTGCCATCCTGCCTTGTGTCGGTCTAGATTGCCTCCTCTGACGCGAAGGCCACATTGAGGGCATTTCTTGGGGCTTTGTTGGGAAGGGTCAGTTTTCGTTGTCATAACACAGACTCCGTAAAAGGGGAAGGGAAGCTACAAGCTAGTTGATACAATTGGGCGTACGCAAGGGGTGCCCTTTGTCGAACGTGTAACGATAGGGGTCTGCAAGACCATTGTCGATTTGGTGTTCTTCAGTCTCATATGGTCCTTGGCGAGGACAATCGAGAACTGGGCGGATATGCCACCCTATCGGGGCAATGTGGCGGATTGCTACATAGCCCACTATCATATCTTGCGTGCTACCATAAAGGGACATGTTTGATTCTTGGGTTATAGGGTGCAGAGAAGCTGACCTATTCTCCCCCCTCCGGAGAGGGGGGGTGGTAGGGTAGCTTGCCGTGTCACTCTTCAGTGTCTTCAACAAGAAGGGCAGTAAACGCGGTCTTTTTTCCGCTTCCCTTTGCTCGCCCCCTTGGAAGGGAAGGAAGGATAATCCCCCTTTCCTTCTTCAGGGCATTACGCAGTTCGACGCGAACCTTTTTCGCGTCATCAAGGGACAGTTGAAATTGTTCGGCGAGCTCTTCATTGGTGAGGGTCGCTTTGCCCTGGGCATCGGTCGCCTGCAATGCAACTACCATAGGGCGGGTACGACGTGCCTTGGCAATCAGTACTTCCCTCGTGTCGCCCGAAACCGCAACATAATCCTCGTAACTTGCCATCATTCACCCTTTCGCAAAACAGAGAATAGAATCGGTTGAAACGCACAACACCTCTGATTCTACACTGTCGACAATCGGAATACAACCCCTAAAATGTTTTTTTTTGATTCCGTTTGGCACAAAATATGCTATTGGTGACGGACCATCAAGATAGATCGACTGACTGACTGACTGACTGACAGACTAACTACTTCGCGTGGGGGGTAACCAGGTCTCCCCCCTGTCGGCAGATACCGTATTCCACACTCCCCAAAGGAGTATCCCCCTTGTGGAGAGTGTTGTTCCCCACACCCCCCGAAGGTATCCCCCTAGTTGGATAGGGTTGTTCCCCACATCCCCCAGTGGTGTTTATCCCCCGAGTGGGGGGTGGAGTTCTCCTCGCGTGCGAGATCCAGCAGGGTATCCCTCGTGTGCTAGGCTAGGCCAAGGGGCAGGAAAAAGTCCCGATCGGCAAGATATTGTTCCATGCCATGGTACCATGCTGCCCATGCAATAGGATCGTGGGTGAGGGAGAAGGGGTTGTCGGTTGGATGGTCATATCCCCGATTGTACCCCCTCGCATAATGGGGGTCATACATGAATCTATGCCAATCCCTCTGATTAGGGGGTATGTCGGCAAAATGCCGATCGAGTATTGCAATGTGGCGAAGGGGTTCGGTTAGCATGGATGATTCTCCCTATTCTGAGGGGGCAAGATAGAATCTTATCAAAGCTTGTCTTTCATCTTCCGAAATGGAGGGAAAGACTCCCTTCATATAAGAAGCTTTCTGTACTCGCGTAAAATGCGGAAGGGGGGTTCCCTTATCGCTCAGTCCGAAAATACGATATAGTAATCGGGGGAGATCACCTTTGAGATGCACACCTTCCCCCTCATCGAAGGGGGTTTCGCCTTGTGCCCTTCTGCCGAGAGTGTAGAACTGGGCAAGTTCTTCCACCCTTTCGGGAGTAGCTCGCCGAGGGGCATATGGTATCGGAAGGAACATCAGGAATCCTCCTTTTGGGGGGTAACTAGATAGGCGAGCATTTTCGCAAACTCATCCGACTTTTGGGGGGTATTGTTCCCTCTCCTTTTTCTCCCCTGTTTTGAGGTATACTTATACCTCCCCTTGCAATTGTTGGGGTGTTTGCCTACTGCCGTTTTCGGATAGCGGCGAGCTAGGATACCTTCCGATTCTGCCTGACTTGATATGGCCTTGTCCCTTGTCTTTCTCGCCTCCACTAGTTCCATTGCCTTTTGTGGAGTTAGTTTCTGTATCTCGGCAGAGGAAAGGTACCGTTTCATAAGAGGCAGCATCATCTCCACCAAAATGGGGGGTGTGTTCTCAGTCATCGTATTACTACCTTTTGGGGTGGAAGGGATTGTACTAGGCCGGTGGTCGAATCGACCACTATAGCTCGTAATCGCTTGCTGTTTGCCTCCCTTACGTAGGCTAGCAGATAGCCCATGCGGGAGGTTCTCAGTCGGTTGTTTACTGGCGTGCGTCGAATCTCGACTTGCATTGTTCATCCTCCTGCTAGGGGGAACTAGTCCCCCGCTTGCCGAAGTAGTTCCTTTGGGGACAACCCCCCCGATTGTAGGGCAATCCACTCCGCCCTACTCTGCAATCCCCCCTGCTGGTTGTCGATTCTCCGCCCGATGGTGGGAGAGCTATCGGTATGCAAAGGGGATATCGGGGTATTCTGTACAATCCCGAAAAAGGTTCCTTTCGTGCGGGGAGGTTCCTTGCCTCCGATAGGGAAGCACAGTTTCCCTTTGCGGAATTGCCCCTTGCGTTGACGGGGTTGAATCGTCACCATGGTCTTCCTTCATGGAGTATAAAGGTTGCCATTTCATAGGCTAACTTGGCCTGTAATAGACCGAGGTGTGGCAACACGGACCGAATAACCTTTATCGTGGCAAGTCTTCTCTCATTGCCGCTACTAAGGTTATATTGGCACAATGCCATGATACTTTTGTATTCCTGTTCTTGCAATTCAAGGGTGGGGTTCGGCTGGTCCATTTGCCACGATCCGTCTGCCTGCTCCCGATACGTTACTACCACGCCATTGTCGCCATGAATTCGGATTACGTGTTGCATCGCCGATCCCCTTATGCGAAAGTACAGTTCCGATTCTCACCGGATTGTGAGAATCTACCGAAGTATAGCATTGTCAAGCCCACCCCCCAAAAGATATTCGTCGCAAGTCGGTTCATAGTCAATACTTAGGGCAATATTTTTCTCGAAGTGGACACACCGAAAAATGAGACCAGCAAACCGTATGCCAATGGTTCGGTATGGCATTTGCTGTCGGGTTTTGGTACGAAAGTTGCTGTGAGTCCAGGTGGGGGGGATGCCGGCACCCGTAGGATATAGTAGGATTTGGGGCTGTGGGGCATAGGTTCGCAGAGAAGGGGGAGAACAAACGTTCATACCCCATATGGGTGGGTGGTATTTTCTGATTTTGGGTTGTGGGGGATATTATACCCCCCAAAAACGGAAGGCATGTATTCTAAATATAGACCAAACAATATCAAACGGACACCTTTTTGTTTCCGTTTCTTACTAATCTTAATCTATCGTTCATATTATCTTTATCACTTCCAAGTTCCAAATGGTAAGGATTACAGCATAATTTATTATCACATTTATGACGAACAACCAATCCGTTAAAAGGTTTATTAGAGAAAAGAAAATACATTAAACGGTGAGCGGGCCATGTACGTCCTGTTAATTTAATTTGTCCATATCCATCTTTACACGTCTTTCTTGTCCACAATAAACATTCTTCTTTGTCTCTTATAATAATTGATGCTTTATCTCGACCTTTATATTTTAAGTTTTTCAATAATGGATCAAATTTAAACTCAACTCTTGTTTTATCAAAAAAAGATAAAAAATATTCAACTTGTCGATACGTTAAATTTAATATTTGATGTTTAATAGTAGTATTATATAACATGGTTGAATCAAGCCCATATAAATATCTTGCTTCTAATTTCATCGCTTCGTGTTCTGTATTCGTATATTTCAAAACACCATATCCAAAATTATCACGTCCTAACTTATTATAATCTTGTTGTAGGTTTCTATTTTCGTGTTTGTTTTGATTAAGAAATCTAACATGTGTTTGAAATCTATAACCCAAATTTGAAGTATATCCAATATAAAATTTATTATTAATCAAACACTGAATAAAATACAACCCACACAAATTTTCCAAACTTGTATTATTGATAATTTGTTTCTCATTATAGTGTGCTACAGTACCAATTTTAATCAACTTGAACTCTCGTGCTTTATTATAAATAGCATATTGTGATTTATTAAAATGTTTTTGTAACTCTTTATTTGACATTTTGTGATACAACTTTTTAAATTCTTGTTCGTCTTTTGCTGTCCAGTGTGAGCGATATTTTTTATTTGGTCCACAAGAACCTTTTGGTCTACCTACTTTCTTTTTTTTCAACATGTACATGTATATTATCCTCCTGTTTTTCTATACACCAAAAAATCCCCCTATGTCCATGTTTAATAATTCCCAACTTCCTCCTCTGTTTACGTAAAGCTTGCAAACTAATTTTTCGCCCACTCAAATTCTCCAATTTCCGACATAACTCCTCATCTTTCATGGTGGGAGCTAACTTTTTAATAAGTGCGTGTTCTGCTGGCGTCCACACTATATTCACTTTTTTTCTCCTTAATTTGTTAATTTGTTAATTTGTTAATTTGTTTTTGTGTTTATGTGCTTATGTAGTAGTAATGTGACTAATGGTGTATAATTACATAAGAAAACTTACAAAGTACAAAAAGTACAAAAAGTACAAAAAGTACAAGGCACAAGGTACAAGGTACAAGGTCTTTATTATGGCAAACGATATATTTTCATGTAAAGGAACGGGCAATACTACACTTAACCATGCCGTAATTGTAACAAATATTCCTGGAACTGGTTATGCTCGAAATGATGATTTTAGAACTCAAAACCCCACTTTAACTAAAATTCAAGACAAATGGGACGCGAGATTTGATGACGTGGGCGTTATAACCTCTACATCTGGAACCACGGGTGATCTTACTGGAAGTGGTGGAACTTACAAGAATACGGGAGCAACGGCTCTTACAGAATACAACCTACCTTCTGCGTCCGAGGGTTTAAATTACTCTTTTCTTGTAACAAATTCCAATGGAATTCGTGTAAATGCGAATACAAGTGATCGAATTCTCGTTGGAGAGGTTACGGGCGTAATTGGTGGTTATGTCGAATCGTCTGGTGTTGGTTCAGTTTTGAAGCTTCTAGCCGTTGACAGTCAAGATTGGTATAGTCAAGAATTTGAGGGTGGGTGGTTTCTAAAACAATAAGTTAGCAAGCTAACAAAAAGATAAAGAGAGAAAAAATGACAAATGATATTCACGCGGCTAAAGGGGCGGGAAACACACAATTAAATCATGCCGTTGTTGTGACCAACACTCCAGGAACCGGCTACATGGCAGGTCGTGATGACATTACAAACAGTCCCACGCTCACAAAAATTCAAGATAAGTGGGACGCGAGATTTGATGATTACGACGCATACGACTAGCGGCAAAAACTCAAATTAAAAACAAAAACAAAAGAAGGTCGGAATTTAATGTTTTTTTCCGACCCTTTCCATTTATTTTTTTATTTTTTATTTTTTTCTCTATAAAATTACGTCGTCGTCTGGATCAGGTGTTACGGCTTCTTCAGCAATTTGGCGATTTCCAATATGTACCTGAACCACAACCCATTTTCGCACTCGTTCTTTAAACCAAGCTGCTTCACCCATTGTGGGTTCGCCCGTTTCTTCGTCAAGTGGAACCGGATGAACTTTTAAAAATCCAGCCCGAAACGATGGAACTTTTGCTTCGGGAATCGTAAAAGTAATGTTAACATCGGCCATTTATTTTTTTCTCCTTAATTTTTATTTTTTTTTATTTTTATTGTTATTGTTATTTAATTAGTGTGCTGAAATTCCTAAACAATAAATTGTAACTGCCTCGGAACTTTCTGTAACATTTGTAACCACAGCCATAAAAGTACCCGTTTCTCCTTCTCCAATTGCGTTACTTGGATCGTTTGGAGAGATGGTTACACCTGTTCCTCCGTCGAGGGTGAGATCTTGGTCGTCATCGGTATTATGAATATAAAATGTAAATCCGTCACCAACTTGACAATTTGGAATGGCGGCTACAATATTTGCTGCTGTGTCTGTATCGTCTTCTTTTGCTCCAGCCGTCATGCCTGAACGAATAATCATTTTTCCTAACATTTCTGCTGCTGTGTGCGTTCCAGCTCCATCCGTTGTGTCGGTTGTGACTACATATTTTTCAGTTAATGCTCCATGAATAGTAACGTTTTGCCCAAAAATGGCATTGCCCGAGCTGTCAATCTTAAACCAGTCTCCATCCGTGTTGTCGTCACTCGATACCATAAACGGGGCTGTTGCTCCACCCGAGGCAGAGACTTCCAGAATGGCGTCGGGGTCGTCATCTCCAATTCCAAGCTCACCAGCACCAGTGAAGTATGCTACTTGAGTATCGCCGACAGTAAAGACCATCTCATCATTGGCGTCTGTTTCCGTATGATCGTACAAAATGCCGCCTTCTAGCGAATCATTGTTGTCGCCAAAGATGAGATATGCGTTCTTGTTATTTGGACAAAGTATACTGATTGCAACATTGTCATTCTTCTCAACTGACAAGGCCGAATAGCTATGGCTGCTTACCGAAGCATCGGAAGCCATGAAATGTCCCAAGGTGTCAGGCGAAGTTGTACCAATGCCGACGTTGCCGTCATGATCTATTCTCAGTGCTTCAAAAACAGCACCACTATTAGCTACAGAAAATACTAATTCGGTACTATTATTGTCTGCTGCAAAAGTATCATCTGCTTCAGCCCAAATTGATGCACCAACAACAATAGCATCTGTTCCATCAGATTCTAATGGAGCTTGAAAATCAATTTGTCCCAATTTATCTCCATCGACAACAGTAAGTTCTTTTGTTGATAAAGTTATAGTACCAGCAGCAGCGGCAGCGGCACGCAATTCTAACATTGATCCTGGAGACGGTGTTCCTAAACCAATTCTAGCAGTTGAAGCGTCATAAAAAAAGTCATTAGCAGAAGTATCTCCACTAAAACTTAAATCCACGTTTTCTTGTTTTTCATTAAATGTCCAAGTTCGATTATTTAAAGAAAATGGTCCTATTGAATTTAAAGTTGCTCCAGATTGAGCAGAAATTATATCTACAATAGAAAAAGTTATTATTGAGAAGAAAAATAAGGATAAAAACAAACCTATAATTTTAGGTGGCATGATAAATCTCCGTTTTCGTAATTATATATATTATACACCAATTCACAAATTACGAAAATAAAAAACTGCCGAGAAAAAAATTTCCCGACAGTTAACAGTTAACAGTTAAAATCAGCTTATTAATTTACTAGTTTACTGACTTACTACCGTACAACCTCGCCCACGAGCCTTTTTAATACCTAATTCTCGACGAACAGCACGCACATCAGACACGGTAAATACTGACCCGTTTTTTTCACTTAATGTTTGAGACAGCCTTTTATCTGTCATAGTCGAGGCGTTTTCCTGCACATAAGTCTTAACGTCCTCATTCCACACTTTCTTTACTCTTGCCATTTTTTTGTCCTCTCTAAACTTTTTTTGAGCACTTGTGTTTTTTGAATGACAAACTACTTCGTTTATCATATTATATAATACAGTTCGAAACTTTTTTTTCACAAACAAAAAGGAAATTTTCATGACTTTTTTGAAATCAACGCTCGAAGTTAAGGCTGTGGGCGGACTTACGGAGCAAATCGGTGGTGAAATTAATTTACCAGATCCACCAAAAGAGGTTGCTCAGGCAATGTTAATGTCTATCGACGAAATAGACGAAGACGATGAAGAAGAAAACAAAAAAAATGCAAATTCCAAACGGAATGACTGAAAATGAAGTTGTTGAAATTATTAATAAAATAGCTCGACGACTTTCTACAATTTTTCGATTTGGATATTATAGTGCGGACGATATATTTCAAGAGGCATGGATTATTGCTATCGAGGGTTTAAACCGATATTCTGTTCAAAAGGGTCCTCTTGAAAACTTTCTTTGGATACATGTTCGTAATCGTTTGTGTAATTTTAAAAGAAATAAATATGAAAGATTGGAAAAACCTTGTAAAAGATGCATATACGACTGTGAAGAATCACCGTTGTGTGAAATTTATAATAAATGGTTAAAAAGACGAGATAGTAAAAAAAATTTGGTAGATATGATCGACTTGAATTGCGTAGATGATAAATATGAAAAAAATATGAAAATTGTTAATGAATATGGAGATATTGATCATTTGTCTGAAATTATTGATAAATTTTTACCTCCACAATATCGTCGTGACTATTTACAGATGATTGGTGGTATATATGTGCCCAAAAAAAGACGAATTGAAATTCAGAATATAATTCGTGAAATTCTAGAAGAACATGGATATGATATTGATTTTTAATGGTTAAAAAAATATCTCAAGAACAATTAGATCGAGAAAATAAGCGTGGTCGATGGTCTACTAAAGCCACCGAACTTATTATGAATTGTATGAATTTGGGTGAGGATGCTCATACAATTAAAGAAAAATTGGAAAATATGAAGCCACCATGTAAAAGAAATTTAAACACTTTGGTAAAATATATGACAAAATTGAGAATGAAGGTTGGATTAAAACAAGCAACGGATAAAATTGAAGGATTAAGTTTGGGTTTACGAGCAAAAACTTTTTATCCACGACTTAAATCTCAATTTTCAGCAGACGAGTTAGAATATTTTGAAGAGTTGTGGGTGCGTTATATGGAACAGTTTCGAGAAGACGTATTACCTTCTGAAGAAATGCAATTAAAACAACTTTTGACTTTGGAAATTTTTATTACTCGGGCTGTTGAAGATAAAAGAAAGTTGACTCGTAGAATAGAAAAATTACAAAAAATATTAGATGCGGAATATGAAAAAAAAGATCCAGATTTAAAAGTTATAGGTAATTTACAAACAGATATTGATACAATTAGAGACAGTTTAGCAACACATAATAAAGATTATCTAAACTTAATTCAAGAACACCGAACACTAAATAAAGAACTTAAAGCAGATCGTAATCAACGAATAAAAAGAATTGATGACTCAAAAAGTCATTGGGCTGGACTTTTGAGATTATTAGATGATGCTGAAATTCGTTCACGAGTTGGAGAACATATTGAGTTACGACGGGTAGCTAAAGATAAAGCTAAAGAAAAATTGTCTGAATTACATATTTATGAAGACGAACGGGCTGATTACCCATTATTAAATGCAGATACAATATTACAAGTACAAGGAGATGAAAATGACGAAGAGGATTCCAATTAGTTTAATGGAACCAAGTAGCTTGGTTAAACCAAGTCGAGATAGTGTAAAAAAAGTTAGATTAAGTGAGAAAGAAAAGGCAAAACGAAAACAGGAAGAAGAAGAAAAGAAAATTGAGCGTGAAAAATTAAAAAAACCCAAGGATTATTTTGTAATAAAAGAAGGTGAAGTGGAATGTCAAGGAACCGTTTTTACCGGAGGAAAATATGTCAAGCATAAGTGAGGAACCACTTATTATACACACTGAAGATTATAAAACTGAACTAAATCCTAAATGGAATTTAATACCAATATTACCAAAAGTAGCAATGGTTTGGGGTGTAACAGGACAAGACGGGTCATATTTGTCAGAATTTTTACTTAAAAAAGGATATACCGTTATTGGTGTTAAAAGACGGACAAGTTATGATAATACCGAAAGATTAAAAGAGGTAAAAAACAACTCTAATTTTACTCTTGTTGAAGGCGATATTTGTGATTCGGGCAATGTTTTTTCTCTCATTAAAAAATATCAACCAACAGAATGTTATAATTTAGCTGCTCAATCTCATGTTCATACGTCGTTTGAACAACCATCCTACACATTTCAAGTAAATACTTTGGGTGAACTAAATATTTTAGAAGGAATACGACAATTTAGTCCACACACCAAACATTATTTTGCTGGAACATCAGAAGAATTTGGTAACAATTATAGTGTTGATCAGTTTGGAAAAAAATATCAAGATGAAGATTGTGAATTTGATCCAAGTTCTCCATATGCTGTAAGTAAAGTTGCCGCTCATAATTTGGTTAATCTTTATCGAGATGCTTATAATTTACACGCTAATGTGGGAATATTATTTAATCACGGAAGTCCACGACGAGGAGAAGAATTTGTAACACGAAAAATATCAAAATATGTTGCCCAACTAAATTGTTGGATGAAGAAATATGGGCAAAGTAAGTCTGTTATGAAGTGTTTGAAAGAAGTTGGACACCTACATTTAGGTAATTTAGACGCTTGTCGAGATTGGAGTCATGCTAAGGATATGGTTAGAGGTATGTGGTTAATGCTACAACAAGAAAAACCACGAGATTATGTGTTGGCATCGGAACGCACACATTCTGTTCGACAATTTTTAGACGAAGCGTTTAATTATATTGATGTTAATTGGAAACCTTTTGTAAAAATAGATGATAAATTTAAACGACCAAAAGATGTAGAATATTTATGTGGTCGAGCAACACGAGCAAAAGAAGAATTGGACTGGAAACCTCAAATTTGTTTTTCTTTTCTCGTTAAAAATATGGTTCAAGCAGATATTGATTTATTAGGAGATAAAAGATGACAATTACGAAAAGCCAAACTAATAAAGACGATATTTTATGGTATATATTTAAAGTAATTTCTCGTTATGGAGTATGTGTAACTGAAGAACAACCAATAAAATGTTTATCTTTTTTGTAATACAGAAGATGGTGGGGTTCTCAAATTAAAATATAATAATGGGTTTTATATAGTAGGTTCTGATGGTGTGAAGGAAGTTAATGATGATACAAAATAATAAATCATATAATAATGGGACCGTTTTATTCAAAATTTTGAAAGTTTTAATAGAACATTCGTGTGAGTTTTTAGATTTTAATTATTGGATAACAAATGATAGTAATATAGTTATTAAGTTTAAAGACAAACATAATAACCAAACCTATGAAATAAATTCTAGGAATATTAAGAATTTAAGTACGGAGAAGAAAAGTGTCAATCAATAAATCATATGGTAAAGAATTAATTTTAGATTTAGCAGATTGTAATACTGAATTGTTTAATGAAGACAAACTTACAGAATATGTTGAGAAGGTGACGGATTTGGTAGAAATGAAAAGGGTTGGCAATCCGTTTTTTTGGGCCGATTGGCTAACTAAAGAAAAACATTTACATGGAATTTCGTGTTTTCAATTTATTGAAACGAGTAATATTGTAATTCATGCTTTAGATTTATTAGGCAAGGTTTGTGTAAATTTATTTGCTTGTAAAGATTTTGATAGTCAAGATGCTATAGATTTTACTAGAGATTTTTTTGGAGGTAAAATTATTAATGTGGCTGTACTCGTTAGGGGTTAATGAGTAAACATAACGGTAACGGTAGTCGAAATTATCGTTCTTTAGCATATCGAAAGTGGCGAAAAGCTGTTCGGAATAGGGATGGTGGTCGATGTCAGTGGCCAGGATGTAAACATAAAGGTAGAGTGTATGCTCATCATATTCGTAAATGGGAAGATTATCCGTCATTAAGATATGATGTGGATAATGGAATTTGTTTATGTTATCGTCATCATAAGCAAGTTACTGGACGAGAGGAGGAATATGTGAAATTTTTTAAGATGATTCTTAGGAGAAATGAAAATGCAGATTGAAGATCAAAAATATATTTATTGTTGGAAGTGTGGAAACAAAATACCTGAACCCGGTCGTTTAGATTGGTCTAATAAAGCTTGTAATGAATGTAGTCAAGAAGTCTATAAAATTTTTAATAAATATGGTCCATGGGAGTATATACCGGTTACTGGTTGTGTAACACAGGTTGGTTTAACAGATAGACCAAATTGGTCAAACTATGAAGAAATGAAAGATATTATTACATTAAAAGCTTTTGGGTTTGATGAGCAATACGATTCTTATCTTTTGAAAAAAAAGAAGTATTCTCATATTAATGTAATTTTTTGTGGTCCTATAATTCACTATAATAAGGAATAAAAATGTATCCAGAAATAGGAAGCGAAATAACGATTAAATGGGATGGGTTGAGTTATGTGGATGACAAGGGTTTTGCGTTTTTAAAATTTATACCTGTTGATGATATCAATAAGAAATTTCCAGATTTTTGGAAACATTTACCTACTGGTAGTGTTGATAATGTTACTCAACCTACTTATTATAGTAAGTTTAATGGTTTTGGTGATGGATGTGTGAATAGAAAATATTGTCCAAATTGTGATATTTGGTATGTTTGCGACAGTTCTGGTACAAAAAATCGAGATAATATTGTTTATATTGATGGGCCGTGTTGTTGTGGAATGTGGAGATGTGATAGGTGTGGAGGTAATTTAAAATTAACAAATGAAAATATTAATTGATACAAGAGAAAAAATTCCATGGAAATTTGAGTCAACTTCTGCTTCATATGAAAAAATTTTATGAGAATTTTAGTAAGAAATAAAAAATGAAAGCCGTACATATAAACGATTATACATGTGGTACTGGTTATCCATTATTAATTATGGCTGGTCCTTGTGTTATTGAGAGTGAAGAATTAACTTTAGAGATAGCACAATATCTTAAAAAAATTACTGATAGATTAGGGTTGCAATTAGTATTTAAGGCATCTTTTTGTAAAGATAATCGTACAAGTATTCAATCGTATCGTGGAGTTGAATTATCGAGTGCTATTAAGATTTTTCAGCGTATTAAAAGTGAAATTAAATTACCTATTGTTACGGATATTCATCAACCTTATCATGCAGAAGCTCTTAAAAATGTTATAGATATTATACAAATTCCTGCTTTTTTATGTCGTCAGACAAGTTTGTTGTTAGCTGCTGGTTTGACCGGTTTACCTGTACATGTTAAAAAAAGCCAAATGATGTCTCCTAATGATATGAAATATGTTATTGAAAAATTAAAGCATGTTGATTGTAAGCAGATTTTACTTTGTGAACGAGGTACTTTTTTTGGTTATGGTAATTTGGTAAACGATATGACTTCTATTCTTAAAATGCAGCAATTGGGAGTTCCTGTGATATTTGATGCTACTCATAGTGTGCAAAACAGACATAATAGTAATCAAATAAGTGGTGGTAATATTGAAATGATTGTTCCGTTAGCTAAAGCAGCGGTAGCTATAGGAGTAAATGGTTTATTTTTTGAAGTACATCCAACACCTCAATTAGCTTTAAGTGATAGTGCAAGTATGTTGTCGCTTGATAATTTTGAGGATTTATTACAGCGATTATTATTAATTCGTAAAGTTGTTGATAATGAAAATAATAATTGATACAAGAGAAAAAATTCCATGGAAATTTGAGTCAACTTCTGCTTCAACTGAAGTGTGTAAGCTTGATACTGGTGATTATAGTTTAGAAGGATTTGAAAAACAATTTATTATTGAGAGAAAAAAGAGCGTGTCGGAACTTGCTGGTAATATCACCCAAAAAAGATTTGTACGCGAATTACAAAGAATGAGTGAATATGAATGCCCGTTTATGATTTTAGAATTTGATTTTCGTCACATTGACGATTTTCCTAACGAACTTCCATATCCAGTTAGAAAGAAAATTAAAATTAGTGGAAATTTTATTATTAGCAAGCTGTCTGAATATATGGTAAAATATAATGTGAAAATTTTACCTTGTAGTTGTACAGTATATGCTGAACATGTAGCATATTCTATTATGAAAAAATTTTATGAGAAAAATAGATAATTATATTAATAAAATTATTTTAGGTGATTGTTTACAGGTAATGAAAGAAATTCCGTCTTCATCTATAGACTTAATTATTACAGATCCACCATATGAAGAAAAATATAATTATTTATGGGAACCTTTTGCCGAGCAATCTTCACGATTATTAAAAGTTGGTGGTTCGTTAGTTACTTTGTGTGGACACTATCAATTACCGTATGTTATTTCTTCTCTCAATAAATATTTGAGATATTGGTGGATTGGTTGGTTATATCATCCTGGAAATTTTAATAGATTTCCTGGTAAATGGGTGTGTATAACAGGTAAACCTTTTTTATGGTATGTAAAAGAAAAAAGAAAAAAGAAAGACTATAGGTGTCCCGAAGATACTATTTTTAGTGATTTACAACAATCTAAAATAGCAAAACTAAAACATAAATGGGGACAGTCAGAAAATTTGTTCAGTAAGTATATTAAAGAATTATCAAACGAAAACGATGTTATATTAGATCCTTTTATTGGTTCTGGTACAACTATTAGAGTTGCTAAGAAATTAAATAGAAAATTTATTGGTATTGAAATTGATAAGAAATATTATGAATTATGTAAGGAAATTGAATGAGCAATTTTGAAGAAATTTTAAAACCAATAAATCAAAGTAAACACGGTTGGGTAGATGATGCTTGGTTAGGATTGGGTGATACGTCTAATTTACGATTTCGTAATCCACTTATAAAAACAACTCCATTAGAACGAGAAAATATTGGTTTAAAAGAGTTGAAGTTGATGAGAGATCCAGAATATTTATATTTTGCTGCTCGTTTATTGTTGAATGTCGAACTTATTCCAATGCAATGTGCTGTTATGGAAGAACTTTGGACAAGACCTTTTCCTATGATGATATGTTCTCGTGGATTTTCAAAAACGTTTTTACTTGCTGTTTATTCTCTTTTAAAATGTGCTTTATATCCTGATCAAAAAATTATTGTTGTTGGTGCTGCTTTTCGTCAATCAAGATTAGTATGGGAATATATGATTAAAATTTGGGATAATGCTCCAATTTTACAATCTATTGCTGTAAAAGGTACAAGATTTGGTCCAAAAAGAGAAGTAGATAGATGTAGCTTTTTTATTAATAGTAGTGTGACGCATTGTATTCCGCTGGGTACGGGAGAAAAAATTCGTGGTATGAGAGCTACAACTATTTTAGTTGATGAATTTAGTTCTGTTAGTCCTGAAATTTATGAAACTGTTGTTGCTGGTTTTGCTGCCGTGTCTTCAGATCCAGTTACTAATATAAAAGAAGCAGCAAGACGAAAAGAAATGAACAAACTGGGAATTTGGACGGCCGATGCTGAGAAAAAATATCAAACCAAAGGTGGTAATCAAGCAATTATTTCTGGAACAGCTTCTTATGATTTTAATCATTTTGCTGATTATTGGAAAAGATATAAATCAATTATTGAAAGCAAAGGAAATTTAGAAAGATTAAAAGATATTGTTGGTGAAGACGCTTTATCTGATAATTTTAATTGGAGAGATTATTCAATTATTCGTATTCCATACGAACTCATACCTGAAGGATTTATGGATGATCGTCAAGTTATACGAGCAAAAGCTACTGTTCATAGTGGTGTTTATATGACTGAATATAGTGCTGTTTTTGCTTTAGATTCAACTGGTTTTTTTAAACGGTCTCTAATAGAAAAATGTGTAACTTCAGATGTTGAACCTGTTGTTTTACCTTCTGGAAAAATTTGGTTTGACGCTATATTAAGGGGAGATGAAAAATATAAATACGTTATTGGAGTAGACCCTGCTGTAGGTAGTGATGCTAAAACTGGTGGTGACAATTTTTCAATTGTGGTTTTAGAACTTCGTCAAGATCATACTCGAATTGTATATTGTTGGTCAACTAACCGAAAAGAGTTTAAACGACGATTAAAAGAAGGATTGTCAGATAAGTATGATTTTTATGGTTTTTGTTCTCGTAAAATTCGTGATTTAGTAAGTGCGTTTCCTTGTGTTGGTATTGCACTTGATACTCAGGGTGGTGGTCGAGCTATTTTGGAAGCATTACAAGATCCAGATAAAATGAAAGAGGGTGAAATTGCTATTCTACCAGTAATTGATGATGATCATCCTGCCGATACTGACAATTTGCCCGGTAAACATATTATTCATTTATGTCAATTTGCTAGTTCTGATTGGACTGCTGAGGCTAATCATGGTCTGAGAAAAGATTTTGAAGACCGAGTTTTATTGTTTCCAAGATTTGATCCATTAAGTTTAGAAATATCTAGTGAAGATGATGAGAGAAGAAGATTAGCGTGGGAAAAACGACATCCTGGTAAAAAGTTTAATATTTATGATACACTGGAAGATTGTGTAATGGAAATTGAAGAATTAAAAAATGAGTTATGTACGATTGTTCAAACTCGTACAGGAACAGGTGTACAGGCTCGTGATCGTTGGGACACTCCAGAAACAAAATTGCCTAATGGAAGAAAAGGTCGTCTCCGTAAAGATAGATATTCTGCTTTAGTTATGGCAAATATGATTGCTCGTAATATTCAAAGATATGTTCCACCACCCGAATACGAAGTGATTGGTGGAAACACTAAAATTCTTAAAGGTAAACATGCTTCTGGAAAATTATATCATGGTCCAGAATGGTTTACAAAAGAAGTAAATCGTGGTTTTATTGGTCGAGCAATTTCTAAATAGGTGTATAATTCTATTATAATAGGATTGTAATATGACTAATCAAAGAAAATATAAATCTGGTGTTGATTTAGCTAATATGGGTGGGTCGAAAGCGGCATATGTTACTTGGACTGGTGAAAAAATTAGTCCAGAAGCTTTGAATGCTTGGTCTAAGACTATTGATGATCTTAATCCAATTCAACGCAATCGTGGAGTTACACGGGGTCGGTGGAATCAAGATTTATCAGATTTACAAACCGATGTGTCTGGTCGTCCTGGTCTTTCGCCCAATGATTATTATGCATTTCGTCCAGAACTTCGTCCACCTACAAAATTTGCTGATATTTTATCTTCAGTAAACGATATTTATTATTCTATTGGTCTTATTCGTAATATTATTGACTTGATGAGCGATTTTGCCTGTTCGGGCATTGATATTGTTCATCCTAATAAAAGAATTGAAAAGTTTTATCAACGATGGTTCCAAAAAGTTAATGGTCCTGAAAGAAGTGAAAGATTTCTCAATAATTTATATCGGTTGGGCAATATTGTTATTCGAAAACAAACAGCAATAATTAAGAAAAAGAAAAAGCAAACATTATATAAAACGTTAGGTAAAGAAGATATTGAACTTGAAAAAGAAACCGTAAATAAGGGTGAAATTCCATGGAGATATTCATTTTTATATCCTGGTTATGTTGAAAATATTGGTGGCCCGTTATCTTCTTTTCTCAATAAACCTATTTTGGCTGTAAAACTTTCAAATAAATTATCTCAGGCTCTTAAAGGAGCAGATTCTAAAATACTTTCGTCTTTACCTACAGAAGTTCGTCAAGCTGTAAAATCAAATAGACCAGTTCCATTACCTCCAGAAAAAACACGAGTATTTTATTACAAAAAGGACGATTGGCAATCTTGGGCTTATCCCTTTCTTTATTCTATTTATGATGATATTAATATGCTTCGTCAATTAAGATTAGCTGATATGGCTGCTCTTGATGGAGCAATATCAAATATTCGTATTTTTAGAATTGGCAATCTTGAACATAAAATTGCTCCAACATCAGTAGCTGCTGCTCGACTAAGTAGCATTCTTGAAGCTAATGTTGGTGGTGGAACTATTGATATTGTGTGGGGGCCAGATATTGACTTATTGGAAAGTAAAACCAATGTTCATGAGTTTTTGGGAGAAGACAAATATATTCCACACTTAAACGCAATTTATGCCGGTGTGGGTATACCTCCTACTTTAGCTGGACAAGTTGGACAAGGTGGAACTACAAATAATTTAATTAGTTTAAAAACTTTAATTGCTCGTTTAGAATATGGTCGTAAACTTCTTACACAATTTTGGGAGGAAGAAATTGAAAGTGTGCAAAAAGCTATGGGTTTTCGTCTTCCAGCACGAATTGAATTTACAATAACAAATTTAGGAGAAGAAGCTGCTGAACGAGCTTTGTTAGTACAATTAGCTGATCGTAATCTTATTAGTGACGAATTGTTACAACGACTTTTCCGACACGATCCTGATATTGAAAGAATACGAATTAAACGAGAAAATCGTGATAAAGAAGATGGTAAAATGGTTCCTAAAGCTGGTCCTTTTCATGATCCACAATTTGGTTTGGCTCTTAAGAAAATAGCTTTACAGAGTGGATTATTATCACCTGAGCAATTGGGATTAAGCGAGGATAGTAGTGTTCCATCATTAAAAGTTTCTCCAGGAAAACCTCTTCCAAAGGATAATAAAACCGGAGTTCCTGGACGACCTAAAAATGCTAAAGATAAAACAAAGAGAAAAACTAAAACATTTGTTCCGAAAACTAAGGCGTCATTAGGATTGTGGGTAAATTCTGTTCAAGAAGAAATTAATAAAATATTATCTCCGTTAATTTTAGCACATTACAATAAGAATAATATGAGACAATTAACGAGAAAAGAAATGTTGAATTTTGAACAAATTAAATTTGGAGTTTTGTGTAATTTAGTTCCGTTTGAAAAAATAAACAATAATAAAATACAAACCGCATTACAACACTCATTACCTAAAAATGTAAATGGGGTGTATAAAGATATGTGTAGTCAAGCAAGTTACGAAGTCGGACGGACTTTGACGCTTGATGAAATGCGGTATTTACAAGCATATACTTATATTTTAGTTCATAAAGGAGAGGAAGATGTCCAAGATTAATGTTGAATTTGATACAAAAGAAAAATCTTTATCAGTAAAAAAGGATGGTAAAGATGTTGCTAGTGTGAGCGAAGTTATGTTTTATAATTATATGTATGATGATAAGCCACAAGCAGAAATGTCAATCTATACACGAGAAAAAGTTGATGATGAAGACATGTATGTTGTAACCAAACTTTATGCTTCTGAAGATGGACGAATTTCTAGTAAAAAAATTAAATAGGGTTTATTTATGTTTAATTCTAAAATAAAAATATATCGTGCTGAAGCAGAATTAGCAGAGAAAATTGAGCAAAGTGCGTCTGTTGCGTGTTGTTCTTTATTAGAAACTGCTGATGATAAGTTGAAAAAGCAAATTTTTGGTAATGTGGATAAATTGGGAAAAACCTTTGCTTCTGCTCAAGATAGCGATTTATATTTTACGAAATCTTTACTTGTAACTACTTGTTGGAATAAAAATGATGATGTTTTTGCTCCAGAAGAAGTTTGGGCAGCTCGTCATACTCCTTCACATAAACGAACAAATTTGGAACATAACGAACATGAGGTTGTTGGTCATATTGTAGATGGATGGCCAATTGATGATGAAGGTAATTTTATTGCTGAAAATACTGTTATTGAAGATTTACCACAGAAATTTCATGTGGTTGTTGGTTCAGTAATTTATTTAGTTTGGGAAGATGAAAATTTACAAAAAAGAACAGACGATTTAATTACGCAAATTGAAGCAAATGAAAAATATGTGAGTATGGAAGCGTTGTTTACGAGCTTTGATTATGCTGTTCAAAATAAGGATGGAAAATCTAAAGTAATTTCACGAGATGAAAATTCAGCATGGATGACAAAATATTTAAGAGCATATGGTGGTTCTGGAGAGTATGAAGGTAATAAAATTGGAAGATTGTTAAGAAATATCACTTTTTGCGGTAAAGGGTATGTAGATAAGCCAGCAAATCCAGAAAGTATTATTTTTACTTCTGCTGAAAATTTACCTTTTATTTTGGATAAAGACGAGAAAAATGAAAATAATACAAATGCTGATATAAGTGGTGTATATATTTTACAGAGTGACGTAAACTCAAATATAACAAAGGGAGAGGATAACATGGCTGATGAAAAAGAGAAGCAAATTGCTGATCTACAGAAAGAATTGGCTGAAGTTCGAGATCAATTAGCCAAGGCTGATATTGATAAGTATACCTCTCAAATTAGTGATCTTGAAGATCAGGTTAAAACTTCAACTGAAAAAATTGAAGGTCTAAATAAGCAATTAAAAGAATCGAAAGATAAGTTGGTTGCTATGGAAACCGAACTTAAAGATCTTAATGAGAGTAAGGCTCAGGTAGAAACTCAATTAGCTGAAGCTAAAAGGGAAAAAATGGTAACTGATCGAATTTCGATGCTAGTTGATGCTGGTATTGAAAAAAACGATGCCGAAAAGAAAGTTGAAGTTTTTGCAGATCTTTCTGATGAGCAATTTCAAGTTGTTGCTAAAGAATTAATTGAAGCTAAAAAAAGTATGAAAGTTGAGGGTGAGAGTTCTGAGGATCAGGATGATGATGTAGACGATACTCCTGCTGATTCTACTGACCTCGATAAAACTCAAGCTGAAAACGATGTTGATTTAACTTCTGCAACTGAAGTTGAAAATGAAGACGATGAAGTTACAAAAGTTCGTAATGAAATGGCTACGGCTTTTGCTGCTTTGAATCCAAAAGAGAAGGGAGATAAATAATGGCGATTAAAACTAATCGAAGTTACATGCCTCACGGAACTGATATCTCCTTTTTCATGAATGAGACTGGTGAAAAAGGTGAAGTTCTCGTATTTAACACTGGTGGTTCCGGTGCTTCAATGGATGACGCTAATGCTGTTGTGAAAACTCCTGCTACTCTTTCTGGTTCAATTCCTGCTGGTATTTTAATGAATGATGTGGTTAATCTTGATTTAACTCGTCAGCATTTAAATCAGCATAAAGACGAAGTACAGCTAGGTGGTAAAGTTACGCTAATGCGTCATGGTGTGGTTGTTACGAACGTAATTCATACTGGTGCTGGTGGAGCTTGTAAGGAGAACGGTGTTAGTGTTCCTGCTGTTACAATCGGTGCTCCAGCATATCTAGGTCGTGGTGCAATTACGTCTGGTGGAACTGTCCAGGGGTGGCTTTCTACTCTACCCCCGCTTGACCACCGTTGGGAAGGTGCTGACGGAACTAGTCCAAATGCTACCGATGTTGATCTATTGTATCGTGTTGGAACGTTTTTGAGCGTAAAAGATAGTGATGGTTACGCTAAAGTAGAAGTTAATATACCATAAGGAGGTTTATAATGAAGATTAAAGCTACTGAAAAAATGCGAAAGCTCTTAAAAACCTCCGGTAATAGTAATCCTGATATCGCATTAGCTGCTTTTCGTGAAATCGTAAAAGCTCTACAAACACCCCTTCGTCAGGGTGTGTTAGATGGTGATATTATTGGAGGTTTGTTCGAAGTCGAGGAGCTTCCTCCGGGTCACGGTTCAACCGTTGAATATCCGTTGGATTTTATTGCTCCTGGAACTGAAAAAGATTATGTGGCATACACGCTTCCTAATCATGGTGCAATTCCTCACCAAACCGTTGAGGGTGATTATGTAATGATCCCCACGTACGATATTGGTGCTGCACTTGATTGGAATCTAAAATATGCTAAAAATGCTCGTTGGGGTGTTGTTGAGCGTGCATATAATGTGCTTCGTTCACAGTTTGTTAAGAAAATGAACGATGATGGTTTTCATACTATTATCACTGCTGGTGTAGACCGTAACTTGGTGGTTGCTGATAGTGATGCTGCTGCTGGTCAATTTACGAAGAGACTTGTTTCTCTAACTAAAACCGTTATGCGTCGAAATGGTGGTGGAAATAGCTCGTCTGTAAATCGTGGTAAACTTACTGATTTATGCGTGAGTCCAGAAGCGGTAGAAGATATTCGTAACTGGAATGTAGATCAGGTTGACGAAATTACTCGACGTGAGATTTATGTTGCCGAAGACGGTACTTTAAATCGTGTTTTCCAAGTCAATTTACGTGATCTTGATGAACTTGGTGAGGGTCAGGAGTATAATAAATTTTATACTAATACTCTTTCTGCAAGTATTCCAACTGGTGACGTGGAGATTGGTGTGGGTCTCGATCTTTCTAAGGGTGACACTTTTGTGATGCCTGTTCAGGAAGAACTTGAGATTTATGAAGACTCAAATCTGCATCGCCAAAGAATGCAGGGAATCTACGGTTGGCAGACACAAGGATTTGGAGTTCTTGATAACCGGCGTGTAGTTCTTGTTTCAATGTAAAAAATAAAAATATTATCCCCAAGGACAAAATCGGTGCTTTGCTCTTTGGGGATTTTTTTTGGATTTTTTTGGTGTAGATGGATGACAGAACCATAAATATATGGATAGACTACTTACAACATAAATGGAGAATAAAATGCTACTTATGTCGGAAACTTTAGAAAAATATGGTTATTCTTATGACGAACTTAGTTATGGTTCTAAAAAACCAATCATTGTTCAGTGTGATTATTGTAATAAAATTTATGAAACAAATAAAAAACGACGACTTAAAGCAAACGAATTAGTAGATAAAGACGCTTGTATAAATTGTAAATTCAAAAAGCGTGCTGATATAAGTATGTGTAAATATGGAGTAGATAATATATCAAAATTAGAGAGTGTGAAAAATAAAATACGAAACAAAAATCAAGATAGATTGAAATCTGAAGAATATAAACAACAGCACAAGAAAATTATGTTAGAAAAATATGGTGTAGAATCAGCATTTCAAAATAAAGATTTAAAGGAGAAACAAAAGAAAACAATGTTAGAAAGATACGGTGTTGAACATTTTGCTCAAAATAAAGAACGACATAAATTAACTACAAAAAAAATGATTGAAACAAAAATAAAGCGTGGAAAAATCAAACTATATGATGGTAAAACACGACCGACCATTGCTAAAGAACTTGGATTTTCTCGTTCTCATTTTGGTAAAATGGTAAATAAATATGGATATGATAAAGCAAAATTGATGACACATTATGAAACCAGTTTAGAAAAAATGTTTAGAGAATGGGTAGACACTTTAGAAATAGATTATCAAAAGCAATTTCGGGTAGAAAATAAAGTGGCCGACCTATATTTTTCTTCTCATAAAATAATTGTTGAATTGGATGGTTTATATTGGCATTGCGAATTAACCACACCAGATTATCTTTATCATTATAATAAATACGAGTGCTATATTAAAAACGGTTATTATCCATTATTTTTCCGTGAAGATGAACTTACAAATCCAATTAAATTTAAGATAATTCAATCTATGGTTTTGAACAAGTTGGGACGAAGTAAAAAATTAGGAGCAAGGAAATGTGATATTTTAATGTTAGATAATAAAAAAGATATTGAAGAATGTAGAAAATTTGTTAACGAAAACCACTTAATGGGAGTTGGGGCTGGACAATATTTTATACTCAAATACTCTGGACAAATTATGTCTGTATTATGTTTAAAGAGAAAAAAAGAAGATGAATATGAAATTTCACGCTTTTGTTCTCGTCGAGACTATTCTATAACCGGAGCTTTTTCTCGTCTTTTAAATTTTGCTGAAAATCGTGTAAAAATGTCGTCGTTGTCTACTTTTATTGATCGAAGATATGGAAGTGGAAATTATTTACCAAATTTGGGTTTTATAAAAAAGACAAATTATCCAAGTTTTAAATGGACTGATGGGTTGGAGACTTTTCATCGAATGAAATTTCCAAAAAACACTGGCTATGATAAAGGATTGGTAAAATTATGGGATTGTGGACAGGTAAGGTGGACCAAAGAATATGGTGTATAATTTAATATAATATGACGATATAACACTTTTATAGGACTAGAATTATGACCCCTTTTTTTCTCTATAAATATAAGTATGGATTATTTATTTTGTTGTTTTTAACATTATTATTACCTTCTTTTGGTTTTACGCAAGGTATTACTCCATTACCAAGCTTAGATCGTTCTTATCGTGGAGGTGGTACGGTTACGGTAGATATTTCTAATGTGGTTTGGAATATGACGAGTACATATGATTTTTTGGTTCAAGATGATGGAACAACTTTTTTTAGAATTATTGATACTGGTGATATTGAAATTCCTTTAGATGATGCTGAAATTCGATTTGGTACTGGTTCTGATGCTTATATAACTTTTGATGGTGATAGTTTAAATATTGTTGCTAATAATGTTACTGCTACTGATGATTTTAGTATAACTGCTGATACAATGGTAGTAAATTCGGAAGTGGCATACACTCCTTCAAGTGATCAATCTCAAGCTAATGATTCAGCTATTACTGTAACTAAACGAGTTATGAGAGTTGTGGGAGACGGTGGTGCTGTAGTTTTAGACACTTCTCCTTCTGTAAATGATGGTGAATATGATGGACAAGAGGTGGTTATTCAAGGAACTTCAGATGTAAATACAGTTCAGATTACGGATAATACTAATGTTCAATTAGATGAAGACACGGCAGTTACATTAGGTAAGGGTGATACGTTACATTTACTATGGGATTCTGGTGATTCTGATTGGTACGAGTTGGGTCGTTCGGACCCTTAAATACCCCCCCGGCTTTTCCTGGAGCTGAGGGGGTTGGAGCAATAACAGGAGATGGTGATTCATGATAAATAGAATAGTTATATTTATTGTTATGTTATTAGTTCCGACAGTTGCTGTTGCTGGTTGGCGAAATTCATCTTGTACTGTATATCATGTTACGAGTTTATCTGGAGATGGAACAGGAAGTGGTACATTTCGAGATGCTGTTGCTGCTGATGGAGACGATATTGATACACCAAGAATTGTAGTTTTTGATATTGGTGGAATGATTCGGCCGACTAGTAGAATTAGTATTACGCGAAACAATTTGTATATCGCAGGTCAGACTGCACCAGGTGGAATTACGATTGCTGGAGCGGAAGTAAGGATACCTGGTACGTTTCATGCCGATGGAGAGCGGGATGAAGGAGATAATACTTATCACGATATTTGTATTCGTCATGTTCGGTTCTATTGTAATCACCTCGATACATCTTCTCAGCGGGGTAGTCTCCGCAGTTTTTCAGCAATCAACGCAGACCGGTTGATTCTTGACCATTGTTCGTTTATGGGGTCGTCGGATGAGTCGCCTGGATTCTATCTCTGCGACGACGTTACGCTGAGTCATTGTGTCATCTTCGATCCGGCTCTTTGTGGTCAGGGCGGGGGATACCATGACGAGGGCAATCACCACTTTGGTCCTCTGTTCTCGTATTCCGACTTTGGCCAGTATGACGTACATCATTGCCTGCTCGCCAACGTCTACTACAGGATGCCTAATATCGCGGTGCCTGATGGTTTGGGCTGCGAAATGATTAACAACGTGTTCTTCAACTGGGAGGCACTTGGTCCTTGGGTGATGTGTAATCATGCTGAGGCTTATTGCAACTACGAAGGCAACTCGATGATTGCTGGGGCCAGTAGTGTTGCCGCAGGCAAGAAGAAGTTCATGTTCTCGCCAGACGGATCGTATGATCTTTTACTTTATCGTAATGATAATGATTATCATATCGACGGGAGCTGGGAGGATTGGACTGCTACACACAGTGTTGATATGTATGATCCCGATGGTGATAAAAATGAACAGGAATCGCGATGGACAAGTCCAACATTATGGCCTATTACAAGATCTGCTAGAGCAACTGCTTATACGAACGTACTAGCAAATGCTGGGGCTTGGCCGAGAGATGCGGCTGTGCGAAAATTGGTTGCTGATGTAGCTAATCTTCAATCTGGTGGTTCAATGGGATTAAAGTATCCAATTGAACATTTTTCGAGTGATAGTGATGGGCCAACTGCTGCTGCCAATGACGATGATCGTGATGGAATGAACGATACTTGGGAAGACGAAAATGGGTACGATAAAACCGATGCAACTGATTTTAAAGAATTTGTTACTAGTGGTGAGTATGATGGTTTTATGGCAATCGAGTGGTATCTTGAGACGCTGCACGATGCGAAAGAGGCGGTTGATGGTACGCTGCGTACCCTGACGCTTTCCAAGACCGGAACCGGGGCCATCTGTCCATCATATGGTCGCATTACCCAGGATGGTCTATTCGCCTGGGGTGGACGCGACATGGGGCAGTGGTATGGGCAGATTGATCTCGTCACCAACTCTCCCTACAGTTACAACGATGGCTCGATTGTTGTGTTACGGGCACGTCCGACTCGCAAGCCGGGTTACGATGATAGTGTTGCTGGTACGGTCTTTAGCAAATGGGACTGTGACGGCGAGGACATAGATGAACAGACCGCACCTCACATCGAATTCCCGATTGGAAAAGATCTGACAATTGATGCCGTTTTTACCAACGCTACTCAACGAACTATTACTACGACTGTTGATGGGACTGGGACTGTATGGGGTGGTGGTGATTATGATGATGGTGAAGTGGTAACACTTATTGCTTATAGTACTGGTGGTACACACGACTTTAAACAATGGAACCAAACGGCTGGAGATGCTCATGCAATGGATGGGCATGACGGACCAATTCTTCAATTTCATGCAGATGGTGATTATACGTGGGAAGCCGAATTTGAGGCAGGTTCGGCCGATGACGTGTTGATCGACGACTTTGACGACCAAGACCTAAGCGATACGGAATGGGGTAGTTTGACATGGATTCTTGGAGGTGTGCCTGGTGCATTTGGGGCTTCTTCCGGTTTAGAGCATTATGACTTCGGCGGCGGTGACTATGGCATTCGATACTATCAGCAGTCAGGCGGGATTGCCAATCTGATCCTGCGAAGGGACACGGCCGAACCTCCGAACGGACTTGGGGTAGACCCATACTACGAGATTCCCGATGGCACGGTCGCCTTGGCATTTGACATCCACAACAAAGATGACGGGGCCGATGTGGCTAAGCTCGATCCCCAGTTGTCGCCATATGGTAGAAGTTGTCCGTTTGAATATGCAGACAGATTTTATGTGGCATGGAAAGTCGGCGATAGTAGTTGGGGTTGGGACGACCGCGAGGACAATCGGTTTTGGCACCACTTCAGCGACAGATGGAGGGTGCCAGAGATTGCAGTAGACGCCAGCCATACTGTGGTGATCCCGCTGATTTTCTTAAATGGGCACACTTACGATACCGATCATCAGGTCACAGATCAATCCAAGTTTGGCGTATTCTGGGCGGAGTATTTTCTGCATGCCCGCGTTTGGGATGATGCCTGGGTAGTCATGGATGATATTCGGTGGTTGCGGGCTGATACGGCCGCGTTGAGTTGGTCGGACGTGACGCCCGTTGCTCACGCGGGAGCTGACCAGACCACAAAGGACTTTGATTCATCCGGCGGTGAGACTATTCTTTTGGATGGCACGAAGTCGATTTGCCCAGATGGCGAGATGATTGCTGAGGCAAACTACGATTGGAGTTGGACGGACGAAGGTGGGGAGAAGACAGCGGAAGGACCAACTGCACTGGTGACAATTGAGGAAGATGACGGTGACACGGTAACTGTTACTCTTACAATTACGGATGGAGATAACGATACGGATACAGATACCGTAGATATTACAATAGCGGCTCCGCCATAATGATAAGATATATTATGAGAAAAAAACAGCAGTTTTGTTATTATATGGTATTTAACAATTTATGCTGTTTGTGGTATAGCCCATTTATTTCCATCTGTATTCATACAAATCAAGTTTGCACCATATCCAGATGTTAGCACTAAGTTTCCAGCTCCGACATCTAAATTAGCACTATCATTTAATGTACAACTTCCGCTAAAAGCTACTAAACGAACTTGTTGTCCACGCCAACCATTAGTAAGAGTATTAATACTACCACTACCAGTTAAATATATTAAATAATTTGGACCCATAGCAGTTTTTACAGACACGGTTGATGATATTGGAATTTTAATACCGTCGCTATAAAGATAATTTTGATATCTTAATTTACTAGCATCGAAAATGTGTGGATTAATGTATGTTGTATACGAACCAGAATTTATAACATCTTGTATTGGTCTTGGATAATAGACCCACCAATTTTCTGCCAAATTAGCACCGTCTGTTTTTGCATATATGGATTCTACATAAGTGTAGAGACAATTAGTATCAATAGAAACAAAACACTCATAAAAATTTCGACCTCTTACATTTTTAACAGAACAAGCATTGCAATCTATTAATTCGACACATCTTCTTGGTGCTCGTCTTTTTACTGCACTGATAGCATATAATCTGGCTGTACCACCATTATCACCACCTGGATCTTCGTTTAATGTTACAACACCACCAGTAACACCAGATATAGTATAAATTCCTGGTGTAACACCAGTAGCAATACTATCCCAAAGATAGACTTCGTCTCCATTTTCTAACATAGTAGATGCCCAACTAGATCCAACATCTTGCACTGTTTGATCAATTTGGTCTACTTTTAGGCTTGGTTTAGAGGCTGCTGTACCTATCGTAATTGTTGTACTTACGTTTTCTATTGAACAATTTTCTGCTTTTTCCATACGTATAAATGTATCAGCCAATGTTAATACGTCCGCTTCTTCATATCGTATGTCACGCAAAGTTACGTTGTCTCCATGTATAATAGATAGTGGATAATAATTTGTTGTTAAACCAGAAGAATTAAAATTAACTTCTTCAAAATGTAAGCTGTTTACACTCATTGAATCGCAATTGAAATATGTTCCACATCGTAAATCGTATTTAGGATCAGAAGCTAAATCAATGTCTAAAGTATGTGTTGAAGATTCACCAGTAATAGTTTCATTTTCATCAAAATCACCACTACCGCTTGGATGATGTACAACAATTTGGGTACTGGCAGGATGAGCACTCCATCCTAGAAAGATACCCGCATTACCACTATTTCCAGAAAGTTTTTCTAATGGCCAAAAAGTGGTTTGAAAAGCACTTTCACTCCAATTATCAACATTATAACTTTTAATAACAGGTACTTGTGTTGCAGATTTACCAAATACAGATAATTGTTCAGTTTTACAACCATTTGCTCGTAAAAACATTGTTCCCATACCGTTAGCGTTTGAAATATTAATGTGTTTATAGTTACCAAACCATGCATCATTAGCTATTAAACCACAAAATTTAGAATTATGTATATAAACTCGATATAACATTCCTTTATTTAAACGATTGGTATATATTCCAGCAATTTTACCATTACAATTTAACATAATATTGGATAACACACGACCAACATATTCGGCGTCTGGAGAAAAGTTTATAAAAAACGTGTTCATATGTGGTTGATCGGCTCCACCCCAATTTAACCACACATTGCCTTCACCACGTAATGTACAACCTGTTTTTTGATTTGGTCTCCAGTGTCCATTACTTTGTGAATATCCAATGTATAAAGGTGAGCCTATAGCATATTGTCCTGCTGATAATATTATTTCTGGAGAAAAGAATCCTTCATTGGCTCCCCAATCATAAATAGACGATTGAGCCTCGTTAATAGCTGCTTGAATTTCAATATGATCATTTACATTGTCACAAACATAATCAGCACCACATTTAATACGATCACTAGCATTATTAGCTGCAATATAAATTTGACCAGTTTTTTGTTTTGTTGATTTTAAACCCATTTTATACCTCTATTAACCATGTTCCTTCTTGTGATAATGTATACCAACAACCGGTTGTAGCAGCAAATAAAGTGATAATAGATCCTATTCCAGTAGAACTGATATATCCACCTTTAATACCAGAAATGGTTCCTACCCATATATGATCTACATCATTAGCTGTAACTTTTAAACCGTGTGTTGTATTAACAATAAAAGACATTTCTACTCCACCAGATGCTACTGGTAAATTAAATAAAACATGTTCAATAGCATTATTAGTATTAAACATATAATTTTGATGAGTATAATTTAATGCATGTGTTCCAGATGCTATACCAGAAATTGGAATTGAATGCATAGAACCCGTACTGGCAAGATGATCACCAATTAATTGAAAATTATCAGTTAAAGCTTGACCACCATCTCCTTCTAATGGTTCTGGACGAACAATTTTTATACCAGTATGATTATATGTAACTAATATAACACTCATTATGTTGATATACTCCAATGACCTAATGATTTTCTTACTATCCAAGTGGTGGTATCTATAGCAACCAATCTAATAACAGACCCTTTATTAGATGATTCTATATATCCATTACTATTACTTACTATTGTACCACTTCTAATTATGCTATTATTAGTAGCTGTTGCTCGTAATGTTTGACTATTTTTTTCAACTAAAAAAATAAATTCGTCTCCTATTACGGGTGTTGGTAAATTTAAATTAATAGATGTTGTAGCATTTCGATTGGAAAATATTTGTTGGCGTTGATTACTAACTAAATTAGTATTGTTTGCTAATACATGCGTTTTTCTATAATGTGGATTATTAGTTGTAACCATATGATCGGCTATTAAAATAAAATTATCATTTAATGCCATGCCAACATCGGTAGTTGTTCTACCACGAACATATTTAATACCACTATTATTATATCTATCCAAAGTCGGTTCATCGATAGATCTAAAACTTTGTAGAGGATAAAAAAGTATGTGTGGATTTGTGGAGTGTTGAATTATTTCAGATTGTGATAATGTACGATTATATATAGCTAAAAACAATAAACCACCATTTAAACAATAAGAAGCATTATTACCATGTTTACCTATTTTCCAACTTTCAGTAGAAGTGGCCACGCTTTTTGTTTTGGTTTTTATACCATATTGTTTTCCATCTCGATAAAAAACTACACGATTATTAGAATTAATTGTTACACCAATACATATCCATTTATTAGTTGTATAATTTAAACATACATTTGAAGATCTTAAATCGTCAGCCGCACTACCATCACCTAAGATTAATTTTAAATTGGCTGGGGTGGCTGTTGATAAATTTAATCTATGTGTAGCGGCTGTAGCACCCTGGCTATTACTTATAATGCCATAATTACTGGCAAATGTATTCCATTTTATCCAAGCAACAATACTAAGATTAAAATTACCTACAGCTAAAGTGTCTAAAATAGGAAATTGGTCTAAATCAATCCAACCATTAGAATTTGGTATATTAATAAAAGGACCATATTGATGAGTATTCCAATTAATTCCAGTAGAACCTTTTTCTATGCCGTGGTTATCATATCCAGAATAGTCTCGAATGAATTTATGAGTATTGCATAAAAACGGAGCATAACATGCTACTAAACCTTTCCATAAATTAGATTTTGGATAATGATAGGTTGTTAACATTATACATTATATGCTAAATGGTGTAGATTTTTGGCCAGAAGCACTATTAAATACTATTGCTGTTACGAAATCGGCGTCTTTTTGTATGTCAGATTCAGCTTTGTCGTTTGGCCATGTTGTTCCAGCATCGATTGAGTGTTCTATATATAATTCTACGGTTCCGTTAGCAGTACCACTAGTATGTGTTACATCAAAAATTCCGTGTAGACCTAAATCTACTTCAGATGAATTATCTTGAGACGATCCTTTTTCAGATCCACTAATTGCTAAAATGTCACCACCACCAAACGTATTTAATGCTCCAGTTATAGCGGTTCCATAAACTAGTTGACCATTACTATTAAATCTCCAAGGCATGTAGCTTACACCTATAGAACATCCTGTATTACGATGCATATCTACGCCACTATTATTAAAAGCTATAAAACGAAAAGTTTGTGGTAACATTTTAATTTCCTATAATCGAGTAGTAGAACCATAATTTGTTCGACTTCTATTATTTTCTGTAATTCCAGACAAATTAGTTGGATCAAAGTCGTTAGAAACAAACGGTGACATAACGGCTTTAACAATTTCAGCATTACCAAATATCCACGATTGTTTTAATTGTTCATAAGCAGCACACGGACCTCTTTCTAATAAAGTATTAAATCCATCTAAATGTTTCAAAGTGTCAAGCTGTGTTGGTCCACATTTTGCTTTAATTCCAGCTAAAAGTGCTTTTGAACGATACGTACTCCAGTCCGTAAGACATGCGGCTTTTAAACAAGTAAAATTAACAAATGCATCGTCATCAAGTGATACTGGATCTGGAGAAATTGTAGGAGGAGCAAAAGTAATAGTATATGTATTAGCAAAATCCATTTCAAGGTCAACATATTGTGCAGCAACTACAAGAATTTGTTCTAAGCGTCGATCAGAATATGTAGGAGTAGTTCCTAAATCACTAATTAAAACTCGTAAAATTTCAATCATAGAGTCTTTCCAAGCCATTGTTTTCTCCTAAGTGTCGCTTACTTGTAATAAACCGTCGCCTTCTAATATTTGACTATTACTTGTAACTATTAAAATCTCAATTCTATAAACTCGTCCGTGTGTACCACCAGCGATATTAAAAGTAACGGTTTGTGATGATATTGATTCTCCACTAATAGTTAGATTTCCTGTGCCACCACCGCGATATTCGTTTGTAATACTAGTAATACTTGAAATTGTTTCTCCGGTAGACATTTTTCCACCAAAATTCATGGAAAAAGATTTGGTTTCACTAGGTTGTTTTTCTAAAATTCTTGGAGCGGTTTCAGACATTATATTGTTGATCCACTAACTGTTAATGTATATGTTGATTTTGTAGCAGCCGTTCCAGCAGCTAATGTTAGTTTAAGCCATACACCAATAGCTTCTTCAGTATCTAAATCAGTATCATTATTTAAGCTTTTAGTATTACTATCAAATGTTGGACTTCCTTGCATGCCGCTTGCTGCCGGAGCTGTTCGACGATTTGTACTTGTAGTACTTCCGTCTACATTAGCATCTAAATCAAAAGTAATATATCCAGTTGGATCTGCATTTTCACTAATTTGTGCTGATAATAGAGCATTAGTAGCATTATTATTTTTAATAAACACTTTTTCATAATAATCGCGGCTACTACCACCAGATGCTTCTGCTGACACATTATAAAATGGACGACGTACTGTTGTTACACCTGTTTCAATATCAACTAAAGTTGTATTTGTATCAGTATCTAAAACACGAACTGTTCCTGTAGGTGATCCGCTTGTAACTACACATTTTAATATTCTTTCAAAAGTAGAATTGCCATTTTTTTGTACTTTATTTGCTAAAAGTTCAATATCTTCACTGATAATTGAACCAGCAGAATTTCTTCCCGTCACTCTTATATTTCCAGTGTCAGCAGTACCAAATCCGCTTACAGAAATTGCACCTGGACCAGGATCGTTTGCGATTGTTGAACTATCAAATATTACCCGAGTAGTTGTATCAATAGTTCCACCTTGAGTACCACTATCGGATTCTTGCATATTAGCACTGCCATATACTACAATATCGCTTGATGTAACTGACATTTATTTTTTTCCTCTATAATTAATTTTATGGATCATATGATATATTAGTACGATTTCCATCATTATCTACTGTAATAGTGATTCGATCTGTACTTCCATCTAAACCTTTAAATGTTTCTGTACTTGTACCAGCTCCAGATGGAATTTTTCCAGCAATTACAGCACCCAAATATCTTAAAGTTTGTCTAACTGTTTTTGTATCAATAGTTCCTGCTAAATCTAATAATGCCGTTCCAACATCGTTTTTTTCTTCTGGAGTTAAATTTACAATTCCAGTACCGTCCCAATTTATATTAGATTGACCAATTGGAGGAAAATCTCCTTCTCCCAAATTTGTTCCAGTTTGATTAAGCATATATGCTTGATATTTACCAGCTTTAACTGTAGGTACTGTAAAACTGTATATTGCTGTATTACCAATTTCTGAACCAGTAATAGCATATTTTGACACATTTCCTACTGAATAACTTTCAAAACTTGTACTATCTGTATTATACCAATTTGTATTTTCATCTAAAACAACTATTACTAAATTTAGTCCAGTTGTTAATACTCCTGTTAATTTATTTCCCATTTTTTCTGCTTATTTGTATTGTAAGTTGTAATATTATACACCGAAATTGTTTATTCAAGTATCCAAGTTGTAGGATGGTTTGACAATGTCCATTGTGTTGGTTGAGTGTTTAAAGTCCATTTACTTGAATTAGGTAATTTTGGTACGACATTAATTTCATAAACTAAGATTTCATTAAAAGTGGTTGGTGGTATAGTGACTGATTTTAGTTCTATATTTAATTGTTTATTTTCTTTAATAATATTTTTAAAACTAGTTGGTAAAACTTTATTTTGTTCGATTATTTGTGGAAAAGAAAATGTAAAATTGTGTGTAGATAATGATGCTAGTTCTTGTATAAAAGAAAGATTATGTATTTTTGATGTAGATAATATTTCTATCCAAGAATAATTTAAAATTGTTGTTTTGAGCAAGGTACATAACCAAGATAAATTATAAATTTTTGATGTTGATAGGGTTTTAGTAAATGATATTGGTAATATATTTAAAGATGATAAAGTTTGTGTCCAAGAAAAATTTTTAATTTTATTAATCGATATAGTATTAATAAGATCCAAATTAAGTTGTTTGTTTAATGTTGGTAATGGTGTAGATATTCCACGAAGAGTTTTTGTTCTAAAAGTTAGTGGTTTGAATGTTGTTGGAGCAAAAGTAAGTTTGTTTTGTCCTATACCATATATTATATTTTGTAGATTTTCAATATTAGATGTTTTGTTTGATATTAAGTTAGAATACCAACTTACATTAGGAACTTTATTTTCTGATAATGTAGATGACCAACAAACATTATAAATATGTGATTTTGAAACCGGAGTTGATGAAGTACCACCACACAAATTAATTGGTCGAGAAGGATAAATTATAGGTGGATGATCGGCTGTTGATGGAGTGTTATAGGGAGTCATATTATAACCACCTATTATATCATGGTCTCCATCATTTTTATCATAAATTCCACCTAATGGCCAATATCCAACTAGACCTTGTCGAAAAAATAATGGTGAATAACCAGCAGCTAATGCTGGAACGGCTAATCTTTCAAATTCATCTGCTTTATCTGATGCTGTATTACCTGGCCAATTACTTAAGTTCCAAATTGCTGTTTCTGCAACACGACCAGAAAAATAATATGATACACCTCCATTCCAACGAGAAGCTCCTATTGTTGTATTATCTAAACCACCTGGTGTTTTATCTGTATTGTTTGTTCCTTTTGATCCACCATTTAATAAAACGCGACGATCAGTACCAGAAACAAATAATCCAATAGCATGGTGCCACTTGTTTGTTGTATATGCAATACTAGAATCTGCTGCTCCTGCTCCTGCTGCTTCCCATGTCCAAGCTCGAACGGGATCGTTTGTTACACCGCCCATTATAGAAAGAGAGTGAACATTAGTCCATGAAGCATCTCCAATACTAAGAATTGTTTGACTAACTATTAAAGTATCAGTATAAAACCAGCCACATAATACAAACGGTGGTGATGATATTACAGCAGCATTATGATGTAAATATTCGTTACTACTATCATTAAATAGTCGTGCCATATTTAAGTTTTATCCATCGTCTTGAATTTCTAAACAACTAATAAAAAGGTCGCCAGACGCAGTATCTCCTGGAGAATCGGTATCTCGTCGAAGACCAAATCTTACCAAATCTCCAACAGCCATACTATCGTTGTTATTTAAATCAATTTCTAAAGTTAAAGGATTAGTACCATCACTACTTAAATCTTTAATTCCACTATTAACAGAATCCCAAGAAGTAGCAATATTCATATTTAAAGTATCAGAATTGGGAGTTTTGGATTCTACAAACACATCTAAAACAACTCCATTACCATCGTTTTTATATTCACTGTATAGATATATTACAGCCTTTGGTCCGCTTCCAGTATATTGAGTGGGTACAGCTACCTCTGGAGTAAGAGCTGCTTCTTCATTTGTAGCATCAAATGCTAATGCTGGTCGTCCACTATGAGATACGAAATTTGCTCCAGCGTCTTCATTTACTAATTGTTCATTTATATCTGGAATAAAACTTGAGGCTGGAAATTCTAATATTGTAGCCATTTAAAGTTCATTTTCCTTATTTTATTGTGGTGTATAATCTATATATATTATACACTATGGAGATGTATGGTGACTAATCCTTTTTCTGGAATAATTACGTCGGACTTAAAAGCTTTATTTACTAATGCTATTGATGCTTTATTGGAAGACGATGCCTGCATGATAAAATGTAAATTAATTTACGGAGATACAAAATGGTCTAATTGTTGTAATTGTATTTTTGACGCTACTAAAAATCGTTCATCAAATAAATATAAATCCGGTGGGCCGACTCCTTTTTATCATGGTGTGTGTCCACATTGTAAGGGAGTTGGTAGAGTGGCTACAGAATCTACAGAAGATATTTATTTATTACCTTTATGGAATTATCGAGATTGGATTACGTGGGCTGGGTCGGCGGAAAAAAGTCGTTATCCAGAAGGTTCTGTACAAACAATGAGTAAAATGAATACTTTAGCACAATTATCGAGAGCAAAAGAAGTAATAATTAACACGGATATTACACATTATGAGCACCACAAATTTACACGAGCAGGAAAACCAACACCAATTGGATTTGGAAATGATGCTTATATTTTTACTATGTGGGAACATTTAAAATAATGTCAGAAGTTACAGCAGCACAATTAGAAATTAAATTTAATGTAAAGTCGATGAAAAATTCGGTTATTTTGAAGATGTTGGCTCAAAAAATTAAACCAAAATTAGATACAATTGCTTATAAATTGTCTGAAGAAATTAAAACTCAATTTAAACATTTAATTTTTACTCATCCAGTAATTACAGCAATAATGAATGATAGATTGGGTGGTGAAGTGGGCGTGGATTATGCTGAAAGTAGAATGGATTATATTATTCACGTTTGGACTAATGGTTTAAAATTAACTACAAAATCCGTAACGACCGGACATAATGAATTAAGAGGTGGTTTTACACTTCAAATGGTTCGTTCAAATTATGATGAAGTTTTAACTATTCGAGATGCTATAATTAAAGAAAGAACGGTGAGACCTTTACCATGGTTACAATGGTTATTGACTGAAGGAGATAGGGCTGTTGTTCAAAATTATGATTTTGTTTTACAACATGGAACCGGTCGAACTGGATGGGGGCATATGAGAAAAAATTGGAATCGTAAACAGTGGAGCGTTCCTACAAACGCGGCTGGTACGTCTGACAATAATTTTGTGACTGATGTTATTTCTGTTCTCCATAAAGATTTATATAAAATGATAAAACAGGAATTCAAACGAGTGTTTTAATGGCTACGAGCTACGATTATACTGAATTTCAAGGAGTTACGAATTTTGGTGAGACCCAACTTTTAACAGAATTGGAAAATAATTTAAAAGCATATTTAGATTGGTCTTTTTTGAGAATTGGTGCTTGGACTAATGTAAATATTTCTTCGACTGGTGGATTGGATTTATATGGTGGTTCGCCAGAGACTCTAAGGTGGGTTGATAATCCAGCTTATGCTGATGGACAGGTTTGGCAAGGATTTCGTAAAGACTGGATTTATGAAACTGGAGTTAATTTTTCTTATAGTGGGCAAGATTATGACCCAATTAATGTGATGACTTCTGGTGTGGAAATTAATGGTACTTTTCAAACAACTGGTTTTTTTGTAAATTATCCACAAGGTCAAATAGTTTTTAATGATAGAATTCCTACTGGAAGTACTGTAAAAGCACAATTTAGTTATCGAAATGTACAAGTAAATATTGCTGATGATGTGCCGTGGTGGAAAGAAATTCAATTACAATCATGGAGATCTGATGATATTCATTTTACTCAAGACCATCGTACTGGAGATTGGTCTTTAGGAGGACATCATAGAATTCAATTGCCGACTATTGTGATTGAAGCTGTTCCACGAGGTAGGTCGTTGGGTTATGAATTAGGAAATTCGGCTTTAACTGTTGAACAAGATGTTTTATGTCATATTTTGGCTGATAGTCGTGAAATGAGAAATAAATTAGTAAGTATTTTAGAAACTCAAAACGAACATACAATTTGGCTTTGGGATAGTGATGCCGTAGCTGCTGCTGAAATTACACCATTGGATTATCGTGGTGAAAGAGTACATACAAATGTTTATCCAGATATTGTTGCAGATTCCACTTATCGGTGGAAAAAATGTAGATTAAAAAATATTATGGTATCAGAAGTTGGAGTAATTAATCCACTTTTATATGAAGGAACTGTAAGAATCACTTGTGAAGTGGTTTTTGGAACAATTTAGCAAAATGGTGTATAAATTAATGGTGAATTTAGGAGAATATCTAAATGGCTAATGATAGAATATGGTACGCCGTTCAACAAGTTGGAATGAAGGCTTTGAACGGCGATAGTTATACTGCTGCTCACGGTGTCCAAAGTTTTGGAATGACTACAAATTTTAATTTAGATCAAGTATTCGAATTAGGACAACAGGAAATTTATGAAAATATTGAAGAAATTCCAGATGTTGAAATTACAATGAGTAAAGTTTTGGATGGTTATCCGTTACTTTACCATTTAGCAACTAAAGGTGCTGCTACTACCGCTCCTACTTTAGCGGGTCGTCAAAATACAAAAACTTTTGTTGCTGCTGCAATTTTTCCTGACACAAATACATCGTGCGACGGTGTTGCAGATTCAATCGTAGAATGTTCTGGAATGCGAATTGGTAGTGTGGGATATAATTTTCCAGTTGATGGCAATTTTTCTGAAGACGTAACTCTTGTTGGAAATGATAAAATTTGGAAGGGTGATTCGAACATTTTACATACCGCTACACAAACTCGTCGAAATGCTATTAGTTTTGATGGTGCTTTTGGTAGTGAAGATTCACCTCTTGCACCTAATGTTGGAGTTAATCGTAGGCAAGATTTAATTTTTGGTGCTGGTAATGGTGAAGCAGATACAAACGGTTCATTAGATGATCCAGATGTAACGGTTTTACCACAAGAGGTTTATGGTATCACAAGTAGTGGTACTAATGAAAAAACTAATGATGTTTATGGTGCTCACGTTTCTAACATTTCTGTTTCAGTGGATTTTGGTCGTGAACAAATTAATGAATTGGGTCGTCGTGCTCCTTATCACCGATTCGTAAACTTTCCTGTAGAAGTAACAACTGAAATTGAAGTAGTTTCAAGTAGTGGTGATATGGTATCAGCAACAGAAGATGGTATTTTGACTGTTGGTGCTGGTGGATGTTTAGATGCTGGTAATTTGAGCCACAGAACAATTCGTATTGCTGTTTGTGAAGGAACTCGAATTTATCTTGGACGAAAAAATAAATTGTCTTCAGTGAATTATGGTGGTGGTGATGCTGGAGGAGGAAGTGTTTCTGTATCTTATACCTATACAACTTATAGTGATTTTACAGTGATGCATTCTGGTGATCCACATGCTAATGGTTCAACGTGGTGGGCAAATCGTGAAACTAATACTTACTTAGTTGAAGATTAGTTTATATATAAATTAGGATTTTTTAGGAGAAAAAAATGGACGAAACACAGGAACTTTATGCTCTAATTGGACGATTATATACCGAAAATTATCGTTTAAGAATGGTTTTGAAACAGTCTCAGGACCATATTAACAAACAAAACGAAGAATTGGAAAAGTCGAGAAGTACGATTAAGGATTTTCATCAAAGGGTTGTGGTAGAGGATCATGCAGGACCAACAAACCTTAATTCCAAGTCTAATAAATAGAATTATGTCTGGTCAATATTATTTGACTAGGTGTGGTTCTAAATATCTTATTAAACAACCCCCTCCTGCTTTACGAGCAAAAGCTCAGGTTTATTACGAAGAAATTTTGGATAAAAATAGGTTTTCAAATTGGATTACTCAACCACAGTGTCTTGCTAAATTAATTAATATGGGTGTTTTATCACCTACATATTCACAAGAATTATCCAACCTTAATAAAACTTTAGACAATCTTAAGCTCGATTTGTATCATAGTGGTTTTAATGAAAAAAAAATGAAAAATTTAAAAAGATTAATTGGTCAAACTAAAAATAAACTTGAACGACTTTATAGTAATATGTCTTTATTAAGACCATTTACTTTAGAAGGCTATGCTTCTTTGTGTAGGCAGGAATTTTTGTGGTTAAATAGTGTTTACACATTAGACGACAGGCTTGTTTTTAATTCTTTAAATGTAGATTCAGCATTGGCTTATCGTATTTTTTCTTCTATTGCAGACCATACATTATCTATGGAACAATATCGTACAATTGCTAAACATCCAGAGTGGTATAATTATTGGAAAATTGTTCAAATGAATTCAACTTTTCCCCTCTGTAAAGATTTAACAGAAGAACAAATTTATTTATTGAATTTTAGTAAAATGTATGATAGTGTTTATGAAAGTTATGATTGTCCATCAAGCGAAATAATTCAAGATGATGACATGTTAGATGGTTGGTTTGTTGAACAATCACGTAAGCGAGAAAAAGAAAAACGAGAAAGTATGGCTTCAAAATTAAGTGCAAAACATAGTAATGCTGATGAAATTTTTGTTGTAGCAAATTCTGAGCAGGATCGTCAAAGAATTGCTGCTATGAACAGTGCTGCTGCTAGAGCAACTAAACAAGAGAGAACTAGGTTATTAAAACAAAAAGGTGAAGCTAAGGATTCTGAATTATTACGAAACAAATTAAAGAGGAAAAATACATATGGACGACCATGAAACTTTACAAAGACGATATAATGCTTATAAAAAATTACAAGAAGATAGATATCTTGAAAGTTGTAAAAAGCGTCTGACTACTCTTATACAGAAAAAAATTCAAACAACAATGATTGGTGCTTTAGCAGAATTTGAACAATTGTTTGGATATTTATGGGGTATGGGTAAGGATGATATTGATTTAGACGAGGATGAATTGAATTTTCGTCGTCAATGGGATAAGGCGAGAACAGAAATTTTAAACAATGGAAATAGTCAAATACGAGCATGTGTAGAAGAAATTGCTCAATATACTATTAAATGGAACCGTTATCATACTGAATTTATTGTAAAACCTAAAGAAATGAAAGATAAAGAGGAAAAAAATGGATAACACAAAAGAACAGAAATTTGAGGAATTTAAAATTACTCTGGATGATAAAGAAGTGGAATTTCGAGTCAATCGACCAAGTTTGGCTGACCAACGAGAAGCAAATAAGGTTCGTAATAGAACTTTTACTGAAATGTTAAAATCTGGTGCTCCATTACGCCGTGAGTTACAAAATGAGTTAAAAAAGAGAGGAACTTGGAATGATGTTGTAGATAAACAATTGAACGAATTAATTGAAAAAATAAATAATGGTGAAAAAAGATTGGCTCAGGGTGGATTTGATTTAGACGATGCTAAAGAACTTGCTTTACAAATGCGACGTTGGAGGCGTCAACAACGAGAATTGTTATTTGAGTTAAGTGAGCTTACAGACGCTACTGTTGAGGGGCAATCTGATAATATGGCGTTTAATTATCTTGTTTCAGTATGTACGGTGTATAATATAGATGGAAAATGGAAAAAATATTTTAAAGATTTAGATGATTATTTGGAAAAAATTACGACAGAAGTTGCTTTTACATCAGCAAGTAAGTTAGCAGTTTTAACACAGCAAATTAGTTATGAGACAGATGCAGATTTAGCAGAAAATAAATTTTTGGTAGATTTTGATTTTGCTGATGAAAATTTAAGATTGGTAAACGAGGATGGAAAATTGGTTGATGAAAATGGTAGTTTGGTTGATGAATTTGGTAGGTTGATAGATGAAGAAGGTAATTTAGTGGACGACGAAAAAACACCAATAACTGAAAGTGGAGATTTTAAGGTTGAAAATAAGGGATTTTTGAAAGGCGGAAAAGTTGTGTTTGGAAAATCTCATAAAGAAAAAGTAGAAAAAGTAGAAAAAACCAAAAAAGAAAAAGATTAATAAACGGATAGGCGTGTTCGGATAGTGTTATTTTTATAATAATTTTACGGACACGCTATATTTATATATTTTTTTTTCTCAATAAAAATTTAAGATAAAATGGCTGAAGCATTTCAATTAACGGCACAGGTGGTTCTTAAAGGACCAGATGTAAATAAATTAAAGGGAGATTTGGAAAGAAAACTTAAAGGTAAGTTGGTATATCCTATTCGATTTAAATTGCCCGCCGCTGCTGATTTGAGAAAAGCTATAAAAAAGAAGTTGGGTTCTCTTCAGTATAATGTTCGACTAACCTTTCCTAAAAATGTAAAAACAGATGTTGATGCTGTTACCGGCAGTTTTGAAAAATTAACAAAGCAAATTAGTAATACTGCTTTGACTAAAGACAAGTTTATAAATAACTTAAAGACTCTTCAGAAGAATCTTAATTTAACTGTTCGTCAACAACAAAAAGCTACGACATCTACGCAGAAAAACGCAAAATCTATGAAGGAGGGTGAAAAGGCCGCTCAAAGTTTTGCTCATGGCATTTTTCTTGCAGGTTCTCGTTATGCGAAATTCGTAATTGCTACTGGTGGTGCTGTTATTGCATTACGAGAATTAAAGGAGGGGTTGTCTCAAGCAGTAGAATTTGAAAGATCATTATTAAGAGTTGCTCAAGTTGGTGGGGTTTCACTAAAAACTATTCGTGGATTAGGAAGTGAAATTCGTGACGTTGCTATTCAATATGGTGTGGCTGGTCAAGAATTAGCTGAAATTGGTTTGATTTTAAAACAATCTGGTTTTTCAATGGAAAAGGTTGGTCAGCTTCTTCCTGTTTTTGCTAAGGCTAAATTGTCTCCAACTATTTCAAATCTACAAGACGTAGCTAATGCTGTTATTTTGTTACAAAGATTTGGTCAGACAGATGTGGGTGAATTAGAGCGAAGTTTGTCTGCAATTAACACTATTGCTGGACAGTTTCCGGTTGAAGCTCAAGACCTGATTACTGGACTATCTCGTGCTGGTGGTGCATTTTTAAACACGAGTGATAGGGTGAGAGAACTTTTATCTCTACTTGGAACTCTTCGGGCCACTACTCGTGAAAGTGCTCAGGCTTTGGGTGTTTCTTTACGTACTGTTATTACTCGACTACAAAGATTAAGGTCTATTCAAACCGCTCGTAAGTTAGGTGTGGAATTTGTTGAAGGTGGGCAATTTGTTGGTGTTTTTGAAGCGTTTAAACGGTTGTCAGAAGCTCAGAAGCGTTTTCAAGGTCGTGGACAGAATCTTTTCTTTACTCAACAATTAGAGCAAATTGTAGGTTTAAGACAAGTTTCTCGAATGTCATCGCTTATTCAAAATATGGCGATGGCTCAAGAAATGTTAATTGCTTCACAAAAAGAAGGTAATACTCTTGCTAAAGATGCTGCGACTGCTCAAGAGGCTTTAGCTGTTCAATTAACAAAGGTTCGTGAACGGTTGTCGAAGGTTTTTGATGAATTTTTGGCTAGTGATAGGGTGAGAGAATTCACACGAAGTATTATTGATGGTGGTAATGCTTTAATTAGTTTTGTTTCTAAGTTAGATAATGTTGCTGGTAGTTTAGCTGATGTTGCTCCACTATTGGCTGTTTTGTTTGCTAGTAATAGATTAGGTGGATTTATTCAGGCTGGTAAATTGCCTGGTGGTAAGTTACCAAGTGCTTCTGCAAATTGGGCTGGAGTTGGTGGTAAAACTGGATTTTTTAAAAATACAGTTAAAACTTTTGGTCCTCGTGTAGACACTCCTCGTAATTTGAGACTTTCACAGCCTTTGATGGGTCATATGGGTATGAGTTTTGTAAATCAACCTCGTATTTTACAACGTCGTTTTACACCTTGGCGTGGTATAAAAGGTTTAGCTGGTAGAATGGGAGAAGGTTTAGGTCAAGCAGGACAGGCTTTAGGTCGGTTAGGTCCAGGAGCAATGGTTGGTGGTGCTGTTGGTGCTCAAGTAATTGCTCAACAATTTGAAAAATTAGAACATCCGATTGCTCATGGTATTTTAACTGGAGTTACGAATGGATTGTTGGTAGGCATGGTGAATCCATTAGCTGGAGCTGCCGTTGGTGTAACTTCAGCTTTTAATGAGTTAATTGATACTCTTGCTGATAAAGACATTGCTAAATTATTTGCTGGTATGGAGCAAGAGTTAATTAACTTTAAATTTGGATTACGTGAAGCTGGTGGTAGCAAGGAAGAAATTAGAAATCTTGTTTTAGGTCGTATTAGAAGTATTCGAACTCGTTTGGGTCGTGCTGAAAGTTTTGAACCAAGTACAGCATCTTTTGTAAAAGCCTATCGTCAGAGTGGTGGGTGGGCAAGAAAATGGTTAACTCCAATACAAATGATTAATGAATTTGCAAGAGGTGAAGGCGGAGGTATTAGTAGAGATATTAGACAACAAATTAGATTGCAGGCAAGGGAGAAGATAGTGGGACAAACATTATCTACTCCAGAGGGTCGTCAATTATTAACGGAAACCCGTGACACTTTTGCTACTTTGTTTAAGAGTTTTAAAGAATTTGAAGCTGATGAACTTGGTAGTCAATTAATTTCATTAGCTGTAGAAGCTGGTATTAATGAACAAGCGTTTATTAAAAATACTAAAGAAATTATTGCTAATGCACAAACAGTACGAGATAATACTAAAATACTACAAACTTCACAACAGTTTTTATCTGCTGGAACTTTTGCTTTACGTAGTCGTTTAAATAGACAACCTAGATTAAGAGATATTACTAATCCACAAGGTTCTACAGCAGCGTTGTTTGGTAATGTTGGTAATACTTCTCAAATACGTGAGGGTTTAAATAGATTAGGAGTTAATAGAGGACAGAGAAGCTGGGGTATAGGTATTTCTAGTGTAATACAAGGTTTGACAGCCAGAGGAACTGTTGGAGACGATGTAACAAATGCAAATATTCAAAAAGATATATCTAATCGACTTATAAATAGTTTATATCTTGAAGGAATCGATAAAGAAGTTCGTGAATCTTTAAATTCTTTAGTAACGGAAGCATTTGAGGGTGCGTCTTCAATGGAAAATGTTATAAAGAAATTTGAAACTTTAACTTCTGGTAGAATTGAGGCTTTAAGAAAAACAGCACAACGAGAGGATGAAGAACGACAAAATATTATTCGTAATTTACGTAGTTATTATTCACAAGCACAAACAACAAGAGGAGCTATTTCTGCTGCTCGTGGAGCTGAATTTGCTTTAGAAGAAACACGAAGTAGATTTGCTAATCGGTTTGCATTGCCTAAAATGGGATTTAGAGGTGTAGATGTTGGTAATATAGACGATATTATTATGCAATTACGACGAGTGACTGCTGAATATGTGAGAACACAAGATCAAGAACTTCTTCCAGTAGTGGATGATTTGAAAAATAGGTTAAGACTTTTAGCAGATACATCTACACGATTAAAAAATGCTCAAGAAATATTATCTAAACTTGAAGAGAGGAGACAGGCTCGATTGTCGTTACGAGGAAGCTATTTTGGTGCTGATATTCAACAACGACAGCAAATGTTAAGAAATGCTATGATGGCAAGGTTGGCTGTGAAAGTTGGCGATTTAAGAAAATTGAGTCCGTGGCAACAACAAGGAGCAATGAGAGGATTTCAATCTTTGGGTAATATACAAAATCTATTTGGAACAGGTAAATCACGAGATCAATTATTAGATGAACTTTTGTCTAAATCTGGTGGAAGATTACCAGAGGATATGCAAATTAAAAGAGCACAAGAAAAAGTGTTGGCGGCTATGACTGAGGCTGCTAAAGCACAACGAGAATTGGCCGAACAAGAAAAACAAATGCAAGCACTCTTTTTTAATAATTTAGCACAACAACATGGAAGTTTTTTACAACGGCTTGAAGCAATTTTGAAAGGTTTTGGAGGAGGAAAAGTAGCAGGTAATGGACCGTTTGTACCTGAAAATGTTCAGCATAAATTTAATGGTCAGGTAGCCGTAAACATAAATGGTCATCAAGTAATGGGTGAATTACAGGATGCTATTGGAGATATTGTGAATAAGGCTGTAGCTCAAGCGGTAAAAGATACGGTTAATCCCGTTACTGGAGAAACGAAAGAGCAAAATCCAGTAGGTAATTGGCGTGGTCATAGATCTAGACCGTGGTGGGAATTACAACCACACACAACGTGGAAACCAAACGTGTAGGATAATTTAATGTCTACTACAATGACGTATGGAACTTATAGTTTTTCACCAGTTCCTATGGTGAATATTGCTAAAGTATATCATAAAACAGAAGATGGAACTCAAATTGGAACGACATTTAATATGGATTTGAATGGAGTGTTGACTCCATTACCTACTGGTACGGCTGGTATTACTGAAACCATGCATTATATGGATGTTTTAAGACATGCTTTTGCTACTGATGGATGCCCGTTTGTAATTTCTTGTAATGACGATGTTTTGTGGAGTGGAAATCCAAGAGTAAATGATATTAGTTTTGAAGAGAATGGAAATAATTGGGTGAACACAATTGATTATACGGTTTCTTTAAGCTTTGATACTGAAGACAGTGAAGAAGACGACAGTTTAGCACCTCCACATATTGAAAACGCAAGTGAGACGTGGAGTGTAGAGTTTGCCGATGGAATTAATCGGTTTTCTATTGATTTACCTACTGCTGGTGTAGATGCTAGTCCATATGTTTTAAATATGTCCCATACCATTAGTGCTAAAGGTAAAAAACACTTTATTAGTTGTAATACTACAGATAAAGAACCGTGGGAATATGCTCGACAATATGTAATAACAAAATTAAGTACTGGAGCTGATTCAGCTTTTAATACACAATTGGAGGGATCGGGCGTTATCAATCTTCGCTATGATCTTTATTCCTCCTATAATCATATGAGAGTTCAAAATACAGATAAATTGGGTGGGTCTTATTCTGTAACAGAAAATTGGTTAGTAATGAATACTGGTTTAGGTATTCCTGGAAACAGTTTAGAAGATTTTACAATAAATGTAGATAAAAGACATGATTCAGCTTTTACTACTGTTACGGTTGATGGTACAATTCGTGGAGTGGAAACAAGGTCATATGGTTCAGATCCACGAGATTTTACAACTACTGAAACAAAATATGATGCAGCTTCGGGATATTGGAATACGGTTAAGGATCGTATTTTTTATCGAGCACAACTTATTCATCGAGATCAAAATGCTGGTGAGATTAATGTTTTATCTTTAAATACAGATACGGTGTCGGAAAGAGTAGGTCATAGTCCATCTCAGGGTGTAATTACATATAGTTATACTTATAATAATCGACCGTCGAATTGTATTACTGGTGCTTTAACTGAAAATATTAGTATTGTAGACAACAATCCCGCTGATGTTTTTGCTTCGGTTATGGTATTGGGTCGTGCTAATGGACCTGTGCTTCAGAATCTTAATACTCAAACTGTTGCTTCAAGAGAAATTTCTATAGAATTGTTATGTCGTCCTTCTACAGCTTGTACGGCAGTGGATTTACGAGTACCTAGTCATTTTGTACAAGACGATGTTCGGCATTTATTGTGTGAATTTCAAAATGATCTAACAGATAATTACGATCAAGTATTTAAAACAGCAGATTCGGAATCGTGGAATCCAAAAACTGGTCAATATTCACGTCGAGTGGGCTATACATATCAAAGTTGTACTGCTATGAGTGGAACTACAGTCTGCTAGGAAAATTAATGAGGAAAAAAATATGGGTAATCAAGTAAGTCGAGGAAGTTTCTGGGACGCTCAAAGTTTTGCAAATTGGGCAGGACTTACCAGTAATGAATGGAATTTACTCAAAGCAGATAACTGTCTTCCCACATCTGTTTTCGGTCCTTTTCCTCAATCTTTATTTTTAGGATGTAGTGTTTCTAATTTTTCATGTTCTGTTGGTTGGAATGAGCAAGTTAGTGAATTAACAGTTAATCTTGTTCAAGATCCTTGTGAAGGTACAAAAGTATATTGGGATGATAAGCTTTTTATTCGTGTGTTAACCGGAGCTGATCCTGGTTTTATTGGTGAGTCTATTGATATTATTGGGTCACCTGCTTATTTTCGCGTAGGTAATTTTGAATATACTGGAATAATTCAGTCTTGGGAAAAGATTTCAAGTTCAAGTATTTATCCTGGATACACTGTTAAATTGGTTGATCCACGAGATATTTTAAGAGGAACGCAAATTATTATTGGTGAATATGCTGGTGGAATTGGATGTACTGGATTTGCTACCGGTATGGGTCCGTATAACTTATTTAATGTTTACGGTTATCTTGAGTCTTTAGGTTCATCGTGTCCTCAACGCTCTTTGACTACTCTTACTGCTGGTAATCCTTATCCTAATAATACAGATTATGTAACGAGCAATAGTGGTCCAGACGGGTCGATGTTTGGAGCACCAGCTAATGGATTTGGTGGTGCTGGAGTAAATAATAATGGAATGAGTTGGAATAATATTTTAAGTGGGGTTAATTCTCTTGTAAATAAAGTTCCGTGCGTGTCTAATGTTTTTTCTCCTCATGGAAGGGTTTTGTTTCGTGCAACAAATAGTTCTTTTGGATATGGACTTCTTCCTGGAGATCGTTTAGATGTATTGGGTCCATTTACGAGTTTGGCAAGTTCGAGATGGTTGGCTGAGTATTTTATAGATTTATCTGAAATTCCCATTACTCCTACATATTGGAGATTAAGTGGAAGCAATACTTCATTACTTGATGTTATTACTCAAGTTTGTGAAGATGCTGGATATGATTATTATATTGAATTAATTCCGGTAAGGGGGGTGTCGTCTTTAGTTGCTCCAAGTGGAACTGCAAAATTTATTAAAATTAGAACCGTTAAAAGACTATTACAACCCGTATTAGGACAATTAGCCAATTTTATTGATAGTTCTGAAGGTGTGGTGAGTAAAAGAGTAGGTACTGAGCTTCGTAACGAGCCGACTACTTCATTTTTGATTGGAGGTAAAAAGAACACATATTATCAAATTGAAGAAGAAGATGTTAGTGGTGATGATGCTGAAGGAAATAATTTTAGTGACAATACTATTATTCCGTATTTTGGAGTGGATAGTAATGAAGATGTAATTATACCTACTAAAGTTGAGGGTGGAGATGGAACTTTATGGTGGCATTTTGATGCTGATGCAACTTTTCTTGATGAGACCTTACAGAGTATTGATATTTCAGCAACGTTAGGTAGTTTAACCGTGAATATTGGAGAGAGGGAGCTTCAAGCTGCTTTGGGTGGATTTGATTCGTGGGTAATGTATGTTGATACGATGGAAACTGATACTGGACAAGTGTTGAATGATAATGATATTGGAGCAATGTGGGATTGGGATAAATTTGAGGCTTTTGTTAATGGAGAAGATGCAGATAAATTATTTGCTCCTGATATGATTAATCAAGCATTTGCTGCAAATCCATTTTGTGGTTTGGCAAATGATGATGAAGGTACGAAACTTATGGAAGATGCCCAAGCTATTTTTGATTGGGTATATCAATTTGCAACTGAATTTTATGGAAAACAGTATCAGGTAAGAGTGCCATATGTTTGTGCAAGAGTGGATAGTGAAAGTGGACAAATTCTTACGAGCGAATCTCCTACGTCTACAGGATGGACCGACCAAACTTATATTTTAGGAATGGTTAATGGTTCGACTATTCATAGTTATTTTCAAGATGAAGACGGTCGAACTTTGGCAATGGTTCGTATGGATGATTTAGATATACTTAATGTGTCCCAACTTGATCCAGATGATTTTGCTGTTTTGGGTGATAGTTATTTTATCAAATGTGATGTTGCAGACGAATATGTTTATACCGATAAATCTACACGAACAAGTCCACGAGGAGTAATTTCATTACCCGCACCAGTATTTGAGATTTTGAGTTCTGCACAGCCCGCTCAAAGTAATTCTCTTATGGAAAGACTGGTAATCGAAAAAATTGATGCTGGAAAACAGGCCGATGCTAATGCTGCTTTAGCTGAAATGCAAAAAAATATTGGTAATAAAGAAATTTTTGCTCCTATGGCTTTTCCATTTCATATGCCTGATGCTGCTGGATTTGGAGTACAAAGTGACGTTTTAACGTATGGACCTTGGGTAACAATGGGGCCTGCTGGAACAGTAAGAGTAGACCATGATCCAGGGCTTGTGCCTTGGGAATATGGTGGTGTAACGACAATGAATTTGGCTGGAATGTCTAAAGCAAATGCTGGTATTACTTATCAACAAGTAAGTGAAAAAGGTAATATTGTGATGCCGGGACATCCAATACTTCCATTGGGTGCTGAAATTGGAGCTATTGGAGGTAATTTTTATGGTACGGCCGGTGTTCATTTAGTTGAAAATCGAACAACAGGATCAGCAGGTAATATAACTGTTGGTATTGGAGGATGGGTTGGAACATACGGACCAAATGTAACAAGTATTGATGTAAGCGTTGGTAGTGATGGTATTGAAACTACTTATGATTTTCGTACACACACTCCTAAATTTGGAAACTTTGCTAAATATAATGCTAATCGATTAAGAGAAATTGGAAAACATCGATTAAGATTCAATCGTGATTTAAGAGCTTTGCAATTTAGATTACGAAGTCGAAAAGTTTTACACGATTTAAGAAAGAATCCTAAACAATTTCAATTTATTGGTAGTGGTCCAAATGTAAGTAAAGTTGTAGATCATAAAACGTGTCCACACCATTTATTAGTTGGATCTTTAACAGATTGGCAGGGTGATTCTAAACGAACTCAAATTGCTACATTAGAAGTTAAAGAAATTACAACTCAATATGAGAATTTTGGTACAACAGCTTTTGCAGGATGGGAAACATTAATTCGTCCAGTGTCAATGGATGGAGACGGTAATCTTCCACAATATGCTACTGCTTTATCTGGTATTTGTAATAATTATACTCCACAGGGTGCCCACCCTGTTATTTATAAAGATAAAAATTTAACACAGTCTGCTTATGAAATTAGTGTGCATAATAATTATTTAAATCCATTTTCAAATCCTGCTGGTAAAGAAAGAGATGATGTTAGTGAGAAAGCACCTAGTTCGAGTGATTATGTTGGACACGATATGGATTGGTTGGGAGCCGAAAGCGAACCACCACAAGGAACTGATGGTGATGGAATTAATATGCGAATTGCTGGATATAACGATTCCGATTTAGCCAATTATTCTGATGACTATCGAATGTTTGCTTTACGAGGACCTCTTTTATTACAGAGTTGGGGTTATGATTTGGATGGTAAACCCGTGCCTAATGAAGTAGATACTGATAGTGCAGCAGAAAATGGTACTTTTGAGTCTACTTCACTTACGAAAAAATTTCTATCAAAATGGTTACATAAACCTCATACGTGGCCAGTTGCTCCAGTAGATTTGAGATTTGATCGTGAGCGAGGAGTGTGGGTATCTCCACCACCATATCGATTATTATATGTGAGTTTGTTGGAGGATTTGTGTGCTGCTTCATCTGCAAAAGCTCAAGTTTCTACATCTTTGACAGAAGTGCAGTCATATGATGACGAAGGTAATAATATCGACGATGGATTTATTCGAGTATATGATCACACTCTTAATAATTGGGCTTCAGGAACATTTTTAACAGTATATTATGATCCATATAAATGTGAATATGTTCCACTTGAAGGACCAGGATTAGGTGTTTATAATATTAGTTGTCGTGGTAATGAACATTCACCAAGTCCAATTAAATATGCAACACAAATTGTTTTTGGTACTGGTATTTATGCACGAGCAGCAAAAGAAAATTGTGCTCGTGTTTTAGTAGATAGTAATCAATGGATTGGAAGTGGAAACGATGGACCGGCAGATGCTAAACCTTGGGAAACACTTATTTTTCGTAAAAATCTTAAAGTAGAAGGTAACGAAAGTACTTGTACTTATTATGTTGATGCGTCTGGTGGTGATGGTAGTGGTGTAAATTTATTAAATATGACAGGATGCCCAAACATTGACACACCGGTTGATGGTGATAGTTATAATACAATATGGATTGGTGGCGGATTACATGGAACACATATTAGTGACGATATTGCTCAAATTGATTTAAGTTTTAGTTTTGGTGGAGTTGATAATATTACTAATGTTGCTGTAGATCATCCATTTGAAGCGGTACCAACCGGAAATTGTGGAGCATTATTGAAATTTGATGACGATTTTCTACCTACTGGTACTGGATGTCCAGATAAAATTTGGTATGTAACTGATGTTTATTGTAGTGGTTCGGCTTTAGTGGTTGAAAAATCGTGGTTAGAATTTAATAAATATGGAATGTTACAAGATTGTGGTGACGATTAACATAAAAACATAAAAACACAAAAACACAAAAATACTAAAACACTAAAACGGGATAATGTAGGATATGGTAGTAGTAATTCATGATTGTGGTTTTACGTGTCAATGTTGTAAGGGGTGTGCTGCATGTGTACCACAGGAAATGTATGTAACATTTGAAGGAGTACAGGTTTCTGGATGTGCTGATTGTAATGATTGGAATGATAAGTTTAAGTTAACATTGGTTGATAACAATATGTATGGAACTTGCATGTGGCATTCCAATAGTGGAACACATTTTCCGTGTGATGGTTCGTATGTGTCATTAGAACTTTTTTGTCAAAGTGGTGACGATCTTGGTTTTATGGGAACTTTAGGTGGTGATGAAATTTATTATGAAGCCGCAATTTGGGAAGATGGAATGCTTAAAGGTGACTGGAGACGATTGGATGTGGTTGGATATGAGCAAGCAGCAGATTGTGCAAATGATATTGGTACTTTAGGTGATTTTGTACCAAGTGCTGATTTTGTGTTAAATGGTGCTGAATGTGAATGGAGGGGATCTACAGCAACATTTTCAATTACATAGAGGTATGGATTTATTATGTTAATACAAATTGAAGATGTTGATGGTTATCACGCATATAAATGTAAAGGATGTGGTGTTGTAATTGTTAATCGTTCAAAATTTCCAGATGAAAAAATTATTCAAAGACATAAATGTCAACCACCGTCATTAATTGCACGAGGAAGAAGTTTTTTAGAGGAAAGAAAAAGATGGCACCGAGAAAAAAAACCAACACGAACGGACGAAGAAGTGGAGCAACTTTACAAGAAATTTTGTGAAAATTGTGAATATCGAAGTGGAAAAATTTGTAGTATTTGTGGGTGTTTTTTGCGGTTGAAGCTTAAATGGAGAACTACATCATGTCCTTTAAATCCTCCAAAATGGAAGTCGGATATAAATGTTGAAGATATTGAACCGAAACCCAAACTTAAAAACAGGAAAAAACCAAAGAAAAGGAAAGGTGGTTGTGGGTGTTCGAAATAAAGAAGAAATTGAACGGTTTTATGAAAAATATTGTAAAGATTGTGAACATCGTATTGAAAATATTTGTGGTATTTGCGGTTGTATTTTAGATTTGAAACTTAAATGGAGAAATGCTTCTTGTTCTGCAAAACCACCAAAATGGTTACCAGAACAGCATTCGAGAAAACGAAAACAAAAACATAGTGGTGGTAAAGAAATAGAAGAAGAAAGAAAAAGGGCTCAAAAGGCTTTGGATAAATTTCAGTTGAAAATGAAAAACGAAAAAGAGCAAAGGCGAAGAGAAAACCAAAAACAAAAAGAAAAATTACGACGAAAACAAAAGCAAAAATTGGAACAGAAGCAAAAACAACAACAACAACAACAACAGAAGCAACAGCAACAGCAACAGGAAGAAAAACAACAATTAAAACAACAACAGCAACAACAACAAGAAAAAGAACAAAAATTGAAACAAAATCAAATAAAAAGTAAAGAAGAATTACAGAGAGAAAAAATACGAAGATTTAAACAGATGAAAATTGAAGAAGATGGAAGAAATAGGAAACATGGTTGTTCGAAATAAAAACAAAAACAAAAACAAAAAAAAGCACCGGCTGAAAACCGGTGCTGGATAACCTTTCATTACCTTGACAGTACTTCTCAGTATGTTTGTTAAAGTAGACTTATATCAAAACTGTAGAAACACATATTTAAAATTGTAATACAGTCCCATGGTTTTTTATATCTTTATAAGATTAATAATAAAAACCGACAATTTTGATACAAGTAGAAAAAAGTATAAAAAATCGTATTGGTTAGAATAATATATATTTTTATTTTTACTCAACCATTACTTTTTACATCTATTTTGTTTATAGATTATAATAAAAGTAGAACCAATACGAAATTATTTTAGTATGATGTATCCAAATCTTGGACTCTTTTCGTTTTTTGGATTTATTGGTTTCAAATTGGAAGATTTAATATTTTCGTATTTTTTCCAATTCCAACCTTTTCTTCCTAAATGTACGTATTCATCATAGTTCCATAACCACCACCCAACTTCTTTATGATTTTGAGCAGCATTAATATCTGCATGACTTTTATATCCACATTTAGTACAAACAAATTTTTTCTTATTACGATTATCTGGATGAACATATCCACACTTCAAACATCTTCGTGATAAGTATCTTGAAGGTATAGATATATATGGAATTTTTTGATTAATACATTTACGAATTAATATACGACCAAGGGCTTGACCAAATTCTCCGTTTGTAACACCGGTTGTAATATTATCAATACATAAAAGCAACTTGTTTTTAACAACATAAGCAATAATTTTGTTTGCTATGGGTTCAAGTAATCTTTCATGCTCTTTTAATGTATCTTGAACTCCACGTCTTAATGAAGTTCGTTCTTTTGTAGTAACTGCTTTTGGATTACGAATTCTTTTACCATTTTTCAAACCCTTTTTATATAAACGAGCACCAATTTTTTGATTAAGCTTTTGTCTTTGTGAACGATTATTCAACATTTTTTCTGTAGCTTTTTCAATATCTATTTGGTCAATTGAAGATGAATAAGCAACAAGCGTTTCTTTATCTTTTCCAATATCTATACCAAAAGAACCTTGTGGAGTATAAGACCAAACAATTGGAACGAGAATTTTAACATTCAAAGTGAATTCATTATTTAATTTATTATGATGTAGTTTTGGAACGAGATTTCCACCACCCCACACGATCATATTTTTAAGATTAGGATATGCTTTACGAGTACGGCTTGGAATACTATAAGCCATTTTAATAAAAGTGTCGTCACCAACATAAAGTTGCATTAAACCTTTAGTTGGTTTTTCTGGAGTGAGATCTACCCAAATACTATCAGCTTTAGCTGAATTTTTTGTTTTTGGTAATTTAGCATCGCTACATCTTAGTGTATATTTACGAATATGATTACCATGCTGTGGAATTTTTTTGTTTCGTCCACCGTATCCACTTTTATTACCATGAACAGCATAAGTAACTATATTTTTCGCAAAATTTGTACAAAAATTGTATTTATCAAATATGGGTTTATATTCTTCATATGTTTTTGATAAAGTTTGTTTATAAAGATATGCTGGTGTATCTTTTTTACAACTATTAAGTGTAACAAATTTGATATTACTAACTTTTTCATTACCTTTTTTGTCAGTATAAACAATTGTTGTAGTTTTCAATTTACGATGTAATAATGTGCTAATTTCTTGAGCACATTTTTTTTGTTGTTTTAAAAAGCGATGTATTGTTGGAAGCTGTCTTTTAGACGGATGAAGATTAATAGCCACGTCTTTATATGACCACCCCATACATTGCCAAGAGGTTTTACCGAGTTCAAATTGAGCTTGGTTTTGATTGTTCATTTTTTTTCTCCTAAAAAGTTATATGACCTCATAGATTCAAGTAGTGTTATTACACACTTTTGATAAATCTGACAGACACATGTCTGTAAATAATAAACAATAAATAATAACAAAATTTGAAGTAAAATATTATGTTGTTATAGATTTAATAATCTTTTATTAAGAAGATATTTGGCTAAATTTGAACATCCTTAGAGATGTTAAAAGTTTTTTTGTAAGTATACATAACCATGAATTTAGTAGTCTTACTAAGACACATAAATAAAATTCGAACATCTAACGATGTTAAAGTTATAGTTATACCATTTTCTTTTGATTTTTATCCCATTTCATCCAACCACCATCAGGCAACCAATTTCCATCAGGATCTTTACGTCTTGGAAATAGTCCACCACCCTTCTTATTAGCACCAAACGATAATCTTGCAAAACAATCTAAACATTTAACTTCGTAGTATTTATTTTCGTCCTTATCATTACGAACAGAGAATCGAACATTGTTTTTACCACATTTTCCACAAGTGTTGTGACTAAAAACTTCCTCAACTTGAGACAATTCTTCAAACATATCTCTTTGAGTATCGGATTCAATTTCTACCCACAAACTGTCTGTTACACGATATTTAACTTTCATTTTTTAATCCTAAACCTTTCTTTTCTAGTTTTCGTAACCTTTAATTTCATCTGAAACCACTTCAGATTTGTTTTGGAAACTTGTTAATTTTGCATTTATTTTCAAAGCGTCATCATACGATAAATTGTTAATATTTTTACAACCCTCCGTTTCAAGAAACTTTTGTACATTAATATCTAAACGAGACGCCATAAGTTCAATAAATCTTATTTGTGTTGGTGTAATTTTTTCCGTGTTTACTGTTGGTGTAACATTCATTTCTTCTGCACTATTAACGTTTCGTAACAACAGAGCACGTTTTAATGCTCGACCTTCAGCACGGGTTTCTGCTAAAGCAACTGGATGTTTATCGTATGGTGGTTTACTATTTACAGAACTTGCGTCAGCAGCACCAGAATATTTACTTTCACCAATAATAAGTGTGACGACAACGACAGCACGATCACCAGTATTAGGATTTGGAGGTTGAACAACGTGTGTTAAGCACTCATCAATATGACCAATTAATTCCGTAGTCACTCTTCGTAATCCATCAACTGTAGGACTACCTTCATATAGTTCGTTTTCAGCAAAAAGTGATAATACATAGTCACTCCATTCTGGATCGGTTGGAGAAATAGCTTTTTCTACACCATTTTCGTTTTCGTCGTTTACTACATCAAAATCTTCTTCAAAATTTACGTCATTATCGTGTTTATCAGCCATTTTATTCTCCTAAATTTTTAGAGTAACTACCTTAGATTCAAAATCACCTTCTAACACATTTAAAACTTGTTCTAAAATTAGTTTACTTCGATAAGTAGATGGAGTTTTTTCAAATCTTATTCGAATTATTCTCCAACCATTACCAATAACCAATCCATTTTTTTGACGGTCTGCTGCTTTAGTTTGTTTTAATTCTTCTACACCCCATATGGGTAAAAAGTGTGACGGTCCATCAATTTCAATAACAGTTTTTTCACGAGGAAGAAAAAGGTCAAAGTGCAATTTGTCGTTTTTGACTTTATGTTCAGCGTGTAATTGAACATTATATTCTTTTTGTAATTCTTGATGTAAAAATCGCTCAAGACGTGATCCATCTTTAAGTGTTTGAAGTCGAGCTTTTGTTGCTTTTGTATGAATTCTTTCTTTATCTTTAGCGTCTCGATTATTCCATTCTTCTTTATGTTTGTTGGATATTTCTTGTCGTTCTTTATCTGAAAGATTTTCCCAAGATTTTGCACGACTTCGAGCAATTTGGTCTTTTATTTTTTGAGATCGTTTTTTACCTTTTGTAGGATGTGGGGTTCTTTTTAAAGCATCTTTTTGTGCTTGAGACTTATCTTTGATTGGAATACCTAATTCTACCATCTCTTTTTTAAGTTTAAATGGAGATGTTTTAAGTTTATTTGCTATCCAGGCAATACTATAACCTTGATTATGATACCAGTCATTTATTTGTTTTTGTTTTTCGGATGACATTTAAAATTTCCTGATAGTTAAAGTTTTCAATAGTAGCAATGGGTTTTTTCCAACATTCTTCGATTAATTGAGCGTGTTTTTTTGATCGAGCAATCAATTCAATTTCTGGATGAGTGTAAAGTTGTAAATCTTTATATAATAAATCTTTTGAATTAAATGAGGTTGTTGGATTTCTTAATATCCATTCTAAATCCATTACATAGAATAATTTTCGTTTACAACATGGTAAATTGGCTAGTAACTTTGCAGATGCTAAATTGGTTGCAATTACTGGATGTGGAAACGTCCACGCTTCTACGTCAAGCATACAAGAAAATTTGGGCTGTGTAAAAGATTGGTAATATTCTTTATAAAAAACAACGGGGTTGACATATATTTCTTTACTCACTAATTTATTGAGTTCTGTTAATATCATTACTCCAGTTTGTGATACATCTAGAGCGTTAACTAAAATTCCAAAAGTTGTTATCATAAAATAACCTGTTCGTGATGAGATATAATTTTTTCACATTGTTCTTTAGCAGAGGTTCGTATATCTTTGTCTATTCCACTAAAAACATTTCTTATGATATGATAGTAAGTATTATTTTTTGCTGCTATATATGCTTCATTACTATTTTGAGAATTTGTTGATATAATTTTTGATAAGTCTTTAATAAAATTTTCAACTGTGACTATTTCGTGTGGATTAGAAATACAGTTTCGTTTATGAAAACCAGCATCCCATAAACTGTTTTGATTATAATCCAGTATACAACTAGATGATGCTATTAAATTCGACGTTTCTTTAACACCTACTTGACCAATATATTGTGGTAGTGGAAGTGGATTACCACACACTTTTAATGAAAAATCGGATTTTGATATTTCTTTCAAAAATTGTAATATTTCTGGTGGTGTTGCAGTGTTTGAAAGATATAACACATCACTTTTATCTTTTTCTGAAAAAACTCCACTATTATATTGAGCAATGTTTGCTGCTGGTCCAACTAAAGTGTATGGAACATTATTTGTTGGTGGTTTTTCTGTGCATAATTTAATAGGTTGAATTGTTGGTGGATAACGATCTCCAAACAAAATTAAATCTGTCTTTTTTTCTTGTAATGCTGATATTAATGAAGATGTGAAATCTTGAGTTGTGCAAATAAAAATATCTGGAGAAACTTCATCAAACATGTCCCATAAAGATTTGTAATCTGATAACCAGATAAAAGTTTTTGGATTTACAGTATTTAAAGTAATAACTGTTCGATAAAAAACTAAATTTTCTGGATGGTGAGTTGCTATAATTTTCATATTATTGTTCTTGCAAATGTTAAATCCTTAGACGAATCTATATCTGTTACTTTGAGTAAATATGGAGATAGGGTTTTAAGTTTACCACCCATATTTAGAATTTCGTTAAAACTTTCAAATAGAAAATAATTGTAATATTGTTCATTCCAACATATTTTTTTACAAAGTTCTAATTCTTTACCTGTTAAAATAGCAACCTGAGCCCATTTTTTAGGTAGTGTATAATCAAATCTTTCTACAAACTGATTAACTGTAGTACATCCAACTTCTTTAGATTTCATAGTAAAATTTGTATCTAATACCACACTTGAAGTTTGTAAATGTGATAATTTTAAAGAGGAAAAAATATATTTATTGAATACCAAATCACCATGTAAAACTATTACTGTTGGAGTGTGAATTGCTCGTAAAGCCATTCCAAGACTTCGTGTTGCGTTTGTGTTTGAGTGATTTTCGTTTTCAATTTTAACTATAGAGTCGGGTGTGGAATTCATTACTTTATTAGCTGATGAACCTACAACAAGAACAATTGATTCTAAACAAGATTGTGGTAAATGTTTTATAATTGAAAGTTGATGATCTAAAATTGTTTTTTTGTGATTAAGTTTTAATAATGATGTTGGACCATACGATTTCATATATAAGTGGGTGCCGGCTGCTAAAATTATTACCGAGTATGAAAACGGTTTTGTTATACCAATGTTTCTTTTAGCTGGATGACTCATATGTTTTTAAAATATATTGTAGTTCTGTTTGTAAACGACTTGAGTCTTGTTGAATCGATTGTATCTCAAATAGTGGTTCAGCAATATGCCAACTTAAATGACGGCGGTTGAGTTGACACAAGTAATCATAGTTATATAAATATTGTAACTGTTCATTAAATTGAAGATTAACTTGTGAATTAATAAATAGTGGTATATTCATAATGTGTTTTTTACATATTTCATAATTCCACGACGAAAAATGTGTTGAATTATCATCTATAATACAATCAGCATAAACACAACAAACTCCAGGATATTGAATAAATATATTTTCAATTTTGGTTAGAGCGTTGTCGTCAATAATTTGTGTTTGCGACGGTAAATATCCATAAATATCACCATCGTCCTTTTCTTTTCTTTTCTCATTAAATATTTTTGGTGGACATTCTTCCAAAGAATATGGTTCTGTCCACACATTAGTGTAGTTTATTGAACTTGATATTGGTTCTGTTGAAAATATAATTATTCGCTTGGAAAGTTCGGACATATGTCTGTTATTTTGTGTATTGGTACGTGTTTTTTAATTTTACTATAAAGCGTATTTTCAGAATTTCCAGAATAGATTTTATGTAATACATAATTTACAACTAATCCATTTTGAGTAGCGTTTGGTAAACAGTATAAAATTGGATCTTTTTTATCGTTTTCATCTTTTATAGAGATATTGTGTTGAAATATTTTATCTGCTTCAGTAAAAAATTGTTGAAAAGTATCTTTAGGAACAATAAAATTAGACCAAAAAACTGAATAATATGGATAAGTTACAATATCTATTGTCATATCAATTGCTGCTTCGTGTGACACTTCTGGATTAACTAAATTTTCCACTCTCCATGGAATTTGTAATGTTTTGATAAAATCTACCAGTGTAGATGGTTTAATTCGTCCACGATATGGATTTATAATTGTAATATGTGATGGTAGATGTGTTTGCTGTAATAATGACATTACCGTTTTTTTTGTTGCTGTAAAAGAAAACATGTCAGCAAAAACAATCGCTTGATATTCGTAATCTTGATAACTCATATTTTTTCTCCAAAATTAATTTAGTTGTGGTTTTGGTCTCATTGCTCGTATTGAATACTTATGTTGCATGAGACGGTTAGAAATGATTGATAAACCAAATTGTTGAAGTTGTGTTTTAGCAGTTTGAAAATCTACACAATTTGTACGACCATAAAAAAGTAAAGTAGACACATCTTCTAAATTTAATTCTCCACGAACAATAGCATATGCTGTATCAATATAATCGGTTCCTTCAACAATAATATGTCCTCCATATCTTAATTTAGAAATCGCAACTTGTAAAACTTGAAAACGGTTTATCAAAAAGTCACAACAATTACCTAGATGTAAAAGCATACAGCTTGATGGTTCTAAATCATTTAATCTTTCTGGTGGAACCATTTCACAATCTTCAAATTGTGCTGTCATGTTTGAGTGTTGTGGAATAACAATTTGTATTTTATTCATATTTATCTCGTATAAACATAGTTATAAATTGAGTTAAAAATTTCATTCCATTTTTCTAAATTAGATATTGGAAAAGTTTCAGTAATATATTGTTGATTATCAATTGGTTGTAAATTGTCTATTCTTTTAAGTAGTAATATGAGTTCGTTTTGACTAGTAAATGAATAATAACGTTTCTCAGGTAATAATGGAGTTTCGTGATGTAATGGAGTACATCCAAAAGTCATAGCATATATTGTTGGTAATATCGTATCTTTATTTAAATTGAGATAAAATTTACTTTCTTTTAGAGTATTAAGATAATCTTCTTGTGTATGGTTTTCCAAGGTGTTAATAACTTTAACTGGTAATTTGCTATATTCTGATATGAGAATTAAATCTTCTTTATTTTCTAACTTACCATATACTAAAATTTGGTCTTTTTTTGGATAGGATTTTTGTAGAGGAAAAAAATAATCAGCAAGAGTATAGTTTACTTTCCAAGTTTGGTTGACCGTTTTTGATGTAGCAACGTAAAAATGTGCTTTTTTTTCTCGTTCTAATAAGAAAAGGTCTTCTGTTTTTACTACGTCTGGTGGTGGTAAATGTTCAATTAGTATGAGTGGTATATGTAAGTTGTGTGCTAATATTATTGCTTTATCATAGTTTTTTAGTTTACCTTGGCAGACCACAACATCATAATCTATCATTAAAGATAGACTGTTATGTGCTACTAAAGTATAGAAGTTTTCTGGTGGTGGTGATGTATTGGTGTCCCATGGAACACACTCTATGTCGTGAGCACCGTAAAATTTGTGTGGTAAGTTTGGTAATAATAAAGTTTCAAAAAAACCATCATATGGAAACCAAAGAATATTAAGTGGTTCGTTAGTACGGGTTGCTGAACGAATTATGTTATTTATTGGAATAGACATTTTTATTTTTCAACCACTTTTAATGGTGCTGGAGCCATAATATCTATTTTTAATATTTGGTCTCGTGTTTTGTTTAATACGGGTTTATTATTTTCGTCAAGTCGAAATTTAACTATATGTCCTGTTTTAGTATCACACTCAATAACATAAAAATGTTCTTTATCTTCAGCATCAAAAATACGCATTGGTTTATTAGTTCTTGCTATATCATCAACGGTATATATCATTTTATATCTTCTGGATCTTTATTATAAGTTGGGCTTTCAATATTGGGATTATCCATAGCATCAATAAGTGCTAAACGAATATCATCAAATCCAGTACGATTAAAATTCTGAATTTCTCCTAATGATGTTTCGTGAAATCTCCATCCACGACCAGTAACAGAATATCTAAACATACATAGGCCGGTATAGGACTTTTTATTGTTTTGTTCTTGTATCCAATCTAAAATTTCTGTGTCGGTATATTTATACATTTTTCTTCTCTATAAATAATCTTTTCGAATTTTTTCTACATCTAATGTTTTTAGATTATTATTAATACGATGAATGGCATGACGTAATCCTATATTGTCATTTTGAGTTCGTGCTAAACACACTTCTAAAGGAGTTGGTATAATTATATATTGAGCGTTTCTATCAATTTCAAAAATACGACGAATACTCCATTCTGTAGAATTTGTTTCGTCAAATAAGATACGATATTTACGATTATAAAACGTTCGTAGTGTCGTTAAAATTGCCATTGATACAGCACATTCTCCATTACCACCCTGAACATCACAACCATCTTTATAAGGCTCTGGTCCATATACAGCTTGACGAAACTCATCACCACATATTACTATATCTTTAGGTTTTTTTTCCCAAAAGTTTGCGAAGGTAGTTTTGCCACTACGGGGCAGACCGATTGTAAAAAATAAACCAAATTCCTTTACAAAATCATTCCACCTATTTGAATATATATTTGTTTTATGTGTGTTGTTTGTGTTATAATGTTGGAGTATTAATTCATGAATAGTCATTGTGTTTTCTCTAAAAATTCATTAAATTGTTGTCCTATTTTTTCATAAGAAAATTGTTTTACATGAGATTGATTAATTTGAGAGGTTTTTATTTTTGTAAGCTCGTCTTGCTCATAAATCTGTCTCATAGCTTTTTGTAGTTCTAAAATAGAAATGGATTGCCAAGTTTCTCGTGCTGTATATAAATAAGGTAGTGGTCGGTTATTAGTAACTACTGGTGTTTCAGTGCTTGGTATTATTTTATTAATTGGGTTAATGTAATCTACCATACCCGTATTCTGTGTTACTATTACAGAATTACCAAATCCAGCAGCATCTAACATTGGACGACAGCACGCTTCTCCATGAGAAGGCATAACAAAACAATCGCAAATTTGGTGTAAAGCACATAATTTATCTTGTGGTAAATGTTCGGTTATAATCCATTCTTTAATATATTGGTCGGTGTTTTGATAAATACCTAAATTTTTCTTAAATTGTAAAATTTCATTATCTAATTTATCTAAAAGTTGTTGAGGATGTAATCCGGCTTGACTCGTTTTGATAAGTAGACCAACCGGTTCATTAAGTGAAAATTCACGATGAAATGCTGTTAAAAGTGCTTTTAGGTTTTTACGAGGTACATGTTCTCCTACAAAATAAAACAAAAATAGATTGTGTAATCCATGCTCCTTCCAAGGTGCTAAATTATATTCTTGTTCGTATTTTTGAATATCTATTGCTTCATGTATTACTGATATTGGAGTTGTTACATCACTTTTTTCCAAATTGAGTTTATCCTGATGAGAAGGAGAAATAATATATTCCATTTGGTTAAGATGGTATGGCCAACTTGTGTGTTGTAAATAAGCAGTTTCAGCAATACCAAAACCAACATATTTTGAATTTGTGTCATTAGGAAATTCTAATAAATTTGGAAGAACTTTTTGTATTATTACGTCATAGTGTGATGATTTATTTTGTTCTGCTAATACAATTTGTGGAGGAATGTTTTCATTTTTTTCAATACTTGTTGACATATAGATGGGTCGTAATGTGATATTATGTTTGGTGGTGAGTAAAGATAAAGCATAAGCACGAGCAGCCTCACCCCACCCATCAGCAGAACGATAATTACCTATAAATAGAATGTTCATTTGTTAAGTTGCTCTTTCATATGAGCATATTCAATAAAGTCTTCTTGAGGTAACGAAATGTGACCACAACGAATTTTTTCAGCAATATTATGTTCTTTTACTCTATTAAGAATAGATTTAAAAATCATCTCACGATTAATCGATTTTGGTTTACTACCACCAGTTGAAGCTCCATAGTTTAAGTCGCGTAAAACAGATAATGTGGAATATGTATTAAGTTTTTCTGGTTGACCAAGCAGGTCTCGAAACAACCAGTTTATAAATTTAACATTGCTCAATCCAGACGGAATTGATGATGGTTCTGGACGAAAATTTGGAGGAGCAGTGTTCCATTTTCCTTGTAAACCTGTGAGTTCTACACTGTCAAAATATTCAGACCAAATACGAGCATTTTTATCCCAATTATATTCTTTTTCAGCACCTTGCCTTGCTCGTTTTTTGTTTTTCTCTCTAAATTGTTCGTCTTTAGTGAAATATTTGTAAAGCTGTTTTGCTAAATAATCATTACTTGGTAGTGCTCGAAGAGAGCGAGTATCGTGTTCGTGAAATATTCTTTCTACTTTCAAAGGAATACCATAGGTGTTTCGTACTACATCAGATATTGCTGTAAAATCTGTACCCATTATTGGTATGCCTGATGCTGCTGCTTCTAACATTGGAATGCCAATTCCCTCACACTGGGGGGTTACACCTATTTTTGTAGTCATAGTATGATCATCTTGAACTTCAATATTCCATACGCCGTCTTGATAATCAATTTCTTCAATATTTTTAATTTGTAAAAGATGATAGTTGTCAATATAAACATTTCTACTATTTGATCGTTGTGTATCAAATTCTCCACTAGCAATATTTCCACGAATTTCAAATCGATATTGTTTTTGTCTATTGTAGTTGTCATAATTTGTATATTTGTCTCTTTTTGAAATAGATATATTATAATTAATTCGCAAACGACGCAAAATATATTTAATTTGTATTGCTAATTGTTCGGAAATTGTTGAAAAACTTGATATATTTCTTTGTTTGTAATAACAACCATCACCCATAAATAAACCAATTAAAATATTTTTTTGTTTTTCTAATGGTAGATTTAATATCCAGCATGGAAACTGTTTTTCTTTTTTCTTTTTGCACATAGATAGAAATGCATGTTGGTGTAATTTTGAATGAAACATAACATCTATTGCTTTTCTAGATGGATATTTTCTCAATGTTGAATTACCAAATCTATTAAAAATATTATTTGCTAATGTAATGTTTTCTTTTTCATTTTTATGACATGTAATTTTCATACCACCCGACATAGTTGCATTACCATCAGCAACATACAATCCTAAAAATTTACAAAAATCGTTATCAATTTTAATATATCGTGGATATGTATTACCATATTTTAATTTTATTATATTGGATTCAATGGTATCTGTATTTTTACTATATTCTTTTAAGTCTAAATATTTTTTATCTTCAACCGTGTTGTCAATTGGATAAATTAATATATCACCAATCCGTAGTTGTGATAACGGTTGTATGTTTTTATTACACAACAATTTAATATAATGTAATTTATTGTTTCTTAAGTCGTTTCCAATTTTTTCTCTTAAGGACCTGTTGCCTTTTGGAAAATCTTTTTGTTGTATACAATAAAATTTGTGATTATTAGTAGCAACTAATGTTTCATAGTCTGAATGTATGCTTATTTTTTTAATTGGTTGTTTACTACTGTGAGGAAGATTTTTCCATATATTTATTATTGGTTTCCATTGATGTTTGTGTGTAAATACTAGATCCCCCAATTTAAGTTGTGGGATAGATTTCCATCCTTGTTTAGTTAAAATACATTCATCTTTACCTAAACAGGTGGCATATTGAACATAAACATCAAATAATTGATAAACTTCTGCTAATTGTTCTCGTATAAATCCTTCTCCAACACTTGGTAAAACACTAGCAACAGAGTTACAAAATGGACAAACCGTTCGAGCGTCTTGAAAAAACGAACAATATGCTTTTTTACATGCTCGACAAACATAACTAAATATTACCTTGTATCCAAGTTCTGTTTCGTTTAGGAGTTGTGGAAGATGCCATCCCAAATCTGGAAAACTGGTATGGATATATAAATAACTTTTTTGAGCAAGTTCGTCTTTACCATTATCTTTACAGATTTGTAAATATTGACGAAAAGCGTGTAAAAGGTCTGGATATAATTTTCTCTTTTGGTTTCTCATAACCGTACCAATAATAAACAAATCGTCTCCCAAATTCCATTTTGCTCGATGTTTTTTAAGATTTTTTGTGGGAGAAAAAAGATTGAGGTCAACTCCAAGTGGATTAGGTTTATAAAGTTTAATTTTTCCTCCACCCTCTTTTTTTAAACAATCGAAACTCCAGTCTGTATAAGACAATACTCCGTCTGCGTGTAATAGAGTGTCTATCCACTCGTTTCTATATGGAGTACTATCATAAGTTGGTTGTTCTACCCAATGAAAAAATCTTCTTAAAGGAGAATCGTTGATGTAAAAATCCATCCAAGGGTCTCTTGTCGCAATGCATATATCTGGACAAAAGTCCAGTAATACTTTATTTAATCTCCAAAGTCCAAATTGATTAGTAGTGTTTGAATTATATTGTTTATATCGTGGATGGTTGTCGTGAACAGCATTAGCATAAAATCTCCATTTTACATTACGGTCTCGTGGATCGTTTGTATAGCCATAAGTAGCAAATTCAGCAATGTCATACTTATCCATAGCATGAATACGTTTGATTAATTCATTAGCGTAAACTCCAAAACCAGAATTTGTATAACTAGCTTCAGTTACAAAAAGAATCTTTTTTCTTGTTTGCACGATTTACCTTTTTTATCAAGTTGTGGTAAATTTTATTTGACCATCCACGATTTTTATGAAATTTACGATCAATATCACGATAGGAATAATTTTGTAATTTTAAAGATATGATTTGTTTTTCAAGTTTTGTAAGGTTGTTTGGAAAGTATTCCCAAATATTATGATGTCGAGAAGATTCTGGTTCTTTTACCAAATTGTTCATATTGTCTCGATATTTTTTTTCTGAGTTCAAATATTTAATTATTGACCAGCGAATATGAAAATATATCCAACTAGATAAGGCAGTATTACGGTTTGGATTATAACTTAATACCGCTTCCCACAATCCTAAACAACCACATGAAAAATACTCATCAAATTCTGTATTATTATGAGGAGAAAAAGATTTAACAATTTTTGTGACTAGATAAAAATATGAACTTACTAACTCATTATAATTACTAGTCTTGGTTTGGATTATCGTTACGATTACGTCCCATCATTTGAAAATGTGTAACTCGCACTAACATACGAGATCGTTTTTGACCATCATCAGTTTCCCAACGATGTTCTTTTAACATACCTTCTACAAGTAATGGAGAACCTTTGCTAAGGTATTTAGTAGCAGTTTCAGCAGCAGTGTCCCACATTTCTAAGGGCACAAAACAAGTTTCTTTAGATGTAGAACCATCAGATTTTTTAAAACTTCGTCCAACGGCAAGTACAAGATTGCATACGGTTACGTCTCGACCTTTAGCATTTACGACTTTGGTTTCAGGATCTCGTGCTAAATTACCATAAAGAATAACTTTATTCATTTAATAATCTCCAATAATAAGTTAAGTGTGTAAGTAAAAAAATGGATATGTATTTGTTTATTTTAACGTTACTTCCCAGTGCGTTATGAATGGTATAAACAAAACCACGTTCCTCTATTATTATAGTACCAAGTTTTGAGCAAAAGTGAAGTAACAAAATGAAAATTTTACGAAAATTTCTTAAATTTGTAGAACATTCTCAACCAAAAATGAATCTTTTTTCTGGTCACCTCTTTTTCCACGAAGCATTACGTGATTATTTTGAACTAATAAACTTTTACATTTTAACCAAACATCTGGAAAAACTACAATTGAAGACAATTTTCCTGTGAGATCTGATCCTTCAACAAATGCCATTTTTTGACCAGGATTTTTACCTTTTTTAGTTTTAATTTCACGAACTTCATCTACACATATTGGAAGCATAATAATTGGATTAGAATTATTACCAGTCAAAAACTCTTTAATATTACAATTAGCATCTTCAATATTACAACTTTCAACACTAGAATGTGTTAATGAAATACCTAATAAAGATTCTTCTAAACCAGCCACCCATTCTGGTGAATCTTTCAAACTATGTGGGGGATGTTGTAGTTGTTTGACTAAATCTTCAATTTTAGCAACTCTATTTTTATTTGCACACCCCCCATCTTTACCAGCAGAAGTAGTGGATAAGTTTTCAAGCAGTTGTGTGAGAGAAGAAAATTGTGTAAGTCGTTTTTCACACCATGACTGTTCACGAGATGATAATTTAGAGTAAATTTCAAATTCATACAACATTTGAGACCGCAATATTTTCAAATGTGATAATGAACCAACCGAGATGAGTGCTGTAATTGCTTTTGAATTTACATATTGGGATATTTTTACAAGAAATTCTAACCACGTAATTTTGTCTGTATTTATTTTTTCTCTCGATAAATGTTTTTGTAATTTAGATATTGCGGATTTACCCACTCCTTTAATGTCTGATAATCCAAAATAGATTTTTTTATCAATAAGTTTGAAGTGTGAATTTAAATGCATAATTGATGGTGGAAGTATTTCTAAATCATATCTTCGAGTGTCGTTGATAATTTCATTAATTTCTTGTTGTGGTTTTTGTTTATCTTTAGCATAATATAAATAAGAAGTGTAAAATGCTCGTTTAAAATGTGCTTTACAATAAGCACTTAAATATGTGTTCATGGCATAACTTACACTATGGGAATTTGAGGTTGCTATACCATTGGCATAAAATAGGTGTTCGTCGTTGTTGACTTCTATATCTATTGTTGGTGATAATCCTATATATTTAACGTCCCCCCAATCAATTTGTCCATCTATTTCATATTCTTGTCCAAAACGGTCAAAGATTTGTTTGTAATATTGAACATTGTGTTTTTTAGAAATCTGTTGAATAGATCTAATAATACCATCTTTACAAAGAAATTTATGATCTTTAGTGCATCTAATTGGTTGTTCAAGTCCCCAAAATTTATATTCGTATAATTCTTTTTGACCATTATGATATATATTTTTTACTTTACAAAATTGATGTTTATATGGATGATTTTTAACAGGACATTTAATGTAATTACCAATTTTAATATCTTTTAATGGTATTAGAATATTATTTGGTTTTTCTACATATGTAGTTTTGGGACATAAACATTTGTTGAACGAGTATCTTTGAGCACTTTCGATCCAACTAAAAATTTCTTCTGCTTCTTGTTCGTTTACTACACCCTTTTGTTTAGTACCTTCAATAAATTGTTTTTTGACTTGTGCCATTTTTTCTGGACGTTTTTTTCCTATGGCCTTTCTTAATAATTCTGCTTGTGTTAAATTAAAACCAGCAACATCAACAGTAATTTGTAAAGCAGATTCTTGAAAGACCAAAATTCCGTATGTTTTTTCCAAAGCATTTTTCAATGATGGATGGAAATATTTAATTTCATCTTTACCGTTTTTTCTATCAATATAATGTTCGGTTAGACTTTTACCATCTAACTTACTTTCTAATGGTCCTGGACGAAGCAAAGCATTTAGAGCCGCTAATTGTTCAATATTTTGTGGTTTAAGTGCTTTTGCAAAATGTTGACCTAGGTGAGATTCAAGTTGGAAACACCCTTTAACTAGACCACTACTAATTAAATTCCAAGTTCGACTACAATCGAGTGGTATTTTGTTAATATCTGGTTCAAATTTTAAAGAAAAGGGATCTTCTGATAAAATTTCAAAAGAACAACCACAATCTTCAAATGTAAATTTTTTCATTAATCATATTCCCAAAATTCATATGTAATTTTGTTCTTTTTTTGTTTTTTTTGTTTTCTTTGTTTTTTTTGTTCTCTTTGTTTTCTTTGTTGGTGTTTTTGTATTGCTAAATATAGTTCTTCATCACAAGTACAATGATACATCATTTCTCCACACATATCACAAATTTGATTAAATCTATCTTCATGTTCTTCTGAAATATCACCCATTATTTTTACTCTCTATAAATACTTTCTATTTAATAATACATATTACAAACTTATCGGTGTCTAGAAATTTTTTACGCATATGTTCTTTATTGATTTTGTAATATATCCATCCTTTTTTATGCATAACTTGTCGAACTAATTTTTGTAAAATTGTATTCATTACATATTCTAATTCATCTTCTGTAAAGAAATTTTGTATGTTTGAAATTAAATTTTGTACACAATTATCATTAATATGTTTTATTTTTGAATTAAGATTCATAATATCTCAGGTCTCCATTTTTTTCTATTGCTTTATTCTCATAAGGTCCAGCAAGACGACGATAAAATTCTTGTTTGACACACTCCAATATTCCCATTACACGATTTATTTTGTAGTATCTCCATTTTCCATACGACAACATTGTTTTATTAATAATTTGAGTAATGACATAATTTAATATTCCTTCAATTTCATTTTCATTAAAAGACATTAATTGTCCTACTAAATCATCAATTTCGTCGTCAATTAATTTTCTATCTTCTGATTTAATGTATGGCATTATCTTGGCATTTCTGTTATTAAATGTTCAGGAACTTCAAAAGTAAAATCCGATATTGTATCTTCTGCTTCATTATATATATTTAATTGGTCATCACTAAAATATAAACTTTTAAGTTGATAAGGTTCTAAAACAGAAACAACACCTGCTGGACACTTACCCATATAATTACATAAGTCCCATTGTAGAATTTTTAGAAATGGTGGTGTACCTAAAATAACAACAATATATTTGTAATTTCTATCCCAAGAATGTAATCTTGCTAAATATATTCCTGGTTCTGTTGGAGTGTTTTGTGAAATATCATCATTAACCATTATATTCTCCTTTTCTTATATATTAATACCATGTGCCGTATCTATAAAATCGTGGATAGTAACCGTAACTATAACCATAACCACGTCCATAATTACCATAATGATAGTGGTGAAAATAATAGGTTCGGTTTACTGGTGGTGAATAACTATACCAAGGTCCAGGAAATCCAAATGTTCCATGGTTGGAATAGCGATAACTTGCTCGTGGTACGCTTTGTACTGGAGGCTGTGGAAGATAAATTTGAGCAAAAATTGGTGAGGAAAAAAATAGTGTCAAAAATAGTGTGAAAATTAAAGTTTTCATGATTACTCCCATTCAAGTAGTGTTATAGGTGATTCGTCAGTTACATTTAATCGTTCTTTAAATACTTTTTTAACCTCGGATATAGAATTAAAGCCTGATTTTTGAGCATTTAGGTCTGTTAATTTTCCCATTTTTGTGTGTGTAACTTTGATGAGTTGTCGTATGATACACCAGTTTAGTCTATTACAACCCAAAAGGATGTTTGTGTTTTCACGAAACGCAACATGGTTTTTAATGATAGCACAATTAGAAATATCATATAGTATTTTTTCTCGTAAAGAATTTCCTGCAACAAGTAATGCTTGTAATGGCTGTTGTACTTCTTCATAAAAAGCAATCATTATTTATCCTCTTTAAAAGCGTTTTTAAAAGTGTTTTTTGTTTTTTCTAAAATACGACGATGGAAATCTAAAAAACGAACAATAATTTTTGTGGTGTCTTTAACATCTTTTAGAGCATCGTGTCCTCCTTCGTTTTTAAGTCCGAGAAAAGGTCGTAAAACATCCATATTATAAGATTTTGGTTCTGATAAATTTTCAAACCAGAAAAAACATAAATGTAGTGTGTCAATAATATCACGAGGATAAAAAAGTTCCATTTCTCCTTTTTTGTCTACATGTTTGTATTTTTCACACAATCTTTGTAATATGGGAATGTCAAAACGGATAATATTTGCTCCACACGCTATTGGTGCTGAAAACTTACTTTTATTATTATTGGTTTTCGTGTGATATTTCAATAAATAATTTTTAAAATTATCAAACACATCTTTTTCAGATGGAGCATTTTTCCAAAGTTCTAAAATTTTATCTACAGTTGTTTTACGAATACGAGCGTGCCATTCAATAGTATCTCGGTGTTCATCAAGGTAGTTTTGTTCACCAATAGTTGGTGGGCAAATAAAACTTTCAAAAGTGGAATCTGGTATAATTTCAAGTGTTCGTGGATTTACCATCAAAGCAGCAATTTGGGTTGGATTTGCTATTTTTGGGTCGGACGAATCTGTTTCTAAATCAAACACACATAGTTTATGAAAGTTCACTTAAAAGTTCTCCTACCTCGTTGTTTTTTTATACATTCTTCGTGGGTAAATCCTTCCAACAATAATTTTTTTCTCTCTTCAATTTCTTCGTCAACAGATTTCATTTCTTTACCTATCATTCTTAAATATTTAAAAGCAGCGTCGGTTGACGGCATTGGATCTGGTCGTGACATTTTATTCTACTTCCCTTCTAATATCGTAAACATAGGTTAAAAGTTTATATTGTTTAGCAAGATTAATCATATGGTAGGTTCCTTGACTACCATTCCAAATTGCTAAACAGGCATCTCCTACTTTTGCCATTTCTTCATTACGACGATAACCGGCTGATCTGCCATATTTATTCCAATCTGCTGGCATTCTTTTGATTGGAATGTCGTTATTTTTAGCGTAAAGTTCACCTAATTGATCAACCCCACGAGCAGTTCCGCTAATTATTTGTGTTATTTTTTTATGTAAATCAAATTTAGTTAGTGCTATTAGTAGAATGTTATAATCGGTAATGTCTCGTGAACCCGCTATGATTAATTTCATTCTTCAATATCTCCTGTGGCTAAAATACTTGAAATCCCCATAAGTTTACTTAAAAGAGACAATCCTAAAATATCCAATTTTAACATTCCAATTTTTTCCAACTGTTCAAATTCTAAACCAGCAACTTGTTTTTTACTTTTAGTGTCATAGACCATAGGACACATTTCTCTTAAAGGTTTTGGAGCAATAACAATGCCGGCAGCGTGTTTACTTTGAGCAGTTTTTGTACCTTCCATACGAATTGCCTGTTCAAATTTACGAGCGAACGGACCCTTAAGTTCACCATCTTCAATATAACACCAATCTTTTAATTTGTCTGAGCGATTTTCCAGTGCCCATTGAATAATAGATGACTTACCTCTTTCATCTTTCATTTCTTGTAATTCACTTGAAATTTTTGCCTCATCTGGAATGTGTTTGGTCATTTCATTCATTTCATAAAACGGAACTCCATATGCTCGTAATACATCTTTAAGTGCTCCTCGACCTTTCATTGTGGTAAAGGTAATCATTTGAGCAACGTGGTCCTGACCATATTTTTGTGACACATATTCAATTATTTTATCTCTTTTACTTGCTGGTATATCAATATCAATATCGGGTAGTGAGCCTTTACGAGCTTCATTATAAAATCGTGTAAATAATAGGTCATATGGTATGGGATCAACTTGTGTAATACTGATTAGATATGATGTCAAACAACCTGCTGCTGATCCTCTAGCTGGACCTGGTAACCATCCATTATTTCTAACATATTTGAGAATATCAGCAACAATAAGAAAGTAACTTGAAAGTCCAGCACCTTGTAAAACATTAAGTTCTTCTTTTATTCTATTTGTATATATTTGTTGATTTTCTTTTGGTATATTATTTTGTATTTTTTCTTTCCAACCGTTTTGACACAATTTTCGTAAATATTCATCTGGTGTTAAATTGTTAGGACAATCATAGGTTGGTAGTTGTGGTGGTTTCAAAATATCAGTATATTCTTCAATTAGAGACGCTACCTTGTTAGTATTTTCCAATTCTTCTTCTGTGTGACCAAAATTTAACATTTCTTCATATGATGGAATGTAATAATTTGAAGAGGAGAAAAAGCAACTTAAAATATTATTATTTTTTGCTTCTTCAAGCGTGACCGAACCCAAATTACGACATAAAAGTATACGGTGGTCTATAGCATCTTCTTTATTACAGTAGTGAGCATCGGGTGTTGCTACAATAGGTATTCCCGTTTTTTGGAATAGTTCACGAACAACAAAAGTCAACGTATCCATTTCTGGAACATTTTCTTTATCAAAAAGTTGACTTTCAAGATAAAAATTGTCTCTACCAAAAATTTCCCGGTATTGTTCAATAAGTTTGGTTGTTTTAGAAAGTGAATTATCGTCGTCTAAAATAGACGTAGCAATTGTTGAACCTAAATGTCCACTAATACCAATAAGATTACCATCACAATATTCTGCTATCTGTTCTAAATTTAATCGTGGTTTATAATAAAAATGGTCTGGACTATTTGAATCTGATACGAGTTTTATCAATTGCTTCCAACCTTGGTCGTTTTTTGCTAATATGACTAAATGGTCAAGCGACCTATTTGAGTCATCTTTAATCTTAGCATCTTTACGACATATATATGCTTCAATGCCCAAAATGGGTTTTACATCTTTCTTTTTTGCTTCTTCTAAAAACTCTACACAACCGGAAATTGAACCGTGGTCTGTCAAAGCACACGCTTGAATTTGTAATTCTTGGAGTTTTTTGACTATTTGTTTTGGTTGGCTTAATCCATCAAGTAGACTGAAAAGTGTGAGTGGCAATGAAGAATTGTATAATTTTTCATACCACACCTCCTTTCTTAACTAAAGAAAACATAAATATTTGTAATAATGTTTTTACTTTATTGTTTTATTACACCAATCACATGAAGTTTCACTATCAAGTCCACCACTAGCATTATGGAACCCAGGATAAAACGTAGTTTCAAAATGTGGACATCGTTCTTGAATTGCTTTTAGTTTTATTCCTAATTGTTTTAATTTTTCGTTGTAACGATATAGTTCAGCCCACACATTATCATTATATTTTTTCATTTCTTGTTTAATAAGTTTTTCTTTTTCCAAAATATTTGTAATATAAGATGCTAAACCCGTATCTGTTTTATTATTTTCTGTAAATTCTTGAATTAACTTTTGTAGTGTTTCAGTTTTCATGACATATAATCTCCCAAAACTTTCAATACTGATGGGTCGAGTTGTTTGATTTTGCTTTTACTTGTTTGAGCAAATTCTTTTTTAAACATTTCAAATTCACCCTTGAGAAAAATCCATACAAGGTCGAGTTCGTCTTCTGTAGAATTTCGTAAATGTTTTACAAGTCGTTCAAATTTTTTCTTTTTAGTCATGAGTTTCTCCTACCAAATTATAATAGTGGCCAGAATAGCACAAAATAAAATTACTAAAAATGTTACATTAACTATTATTACGTCTGTTACAGTTGGTGATTGACCACCACGAGTCGATTCTAATTCCTGAATTTGTTTTTTGTTCATTTTAAATTTGTTAGAGAATAAAAGGGATTACAAAATTGAGAAAAATCTTTATCGTAAATACGAACACATAATTTATTTCCAAATTTAGGTTCTTTATAAGAATTGTAAGTATTAAGTATAGTTTGTAATGTAGCAGGACTTAATAAACCAAAACGAGTGGTATTATAATTTATGTTGTTAATATCTTTTTTTAGATTTCCAGTATTCCAAAATATCAAAATCCATGCTTTTTGTTCAATATATCTTTCTAAATTATAAACCTTAAAAGTCCATATGTTGGTTGGAGAATTTTTCATCTCTATTAGGTATTCTACATCATCAATGGTAATTTTAAAGTCAGGAGCACAACTACTTTTTTTAACTATTTTACCCGTGTTATCTATTCCATAATCTTCTACTCTAACTGAAAATCCACGACATTCCATTTCAAGTTGAAAAAGATTAACTAAAAAATTTTCTTTTTGTGTAGATTTAGCAATATCTTTTATAAATTCTTTTTGACTACGATTGTCACGACGATAATTCAAAGACTTATTTGTTTTTGTCTTTATTTTTGTCATATAAATATTCTTTCTGAACAACATCAACACCCTTACGAGCAAATTCAAAAGAAAGCTGTTCACACTTAGTCATATATTTACCGTAATTAGGATGGTCTTCTCGAAACTCAATAATTGGTTTGACACAAGTGTTTTCAAAGGTTGTTTTACCAAAATGACAAAATTTATTACATTTCCAGCTTTTACTCAATTTTGGTAATTGAGTAGATTGAATTTCTAAAAATCTATTTTTAATCATTTGTTTTGTTGTAGATACATCTTCTGGACCTAAACAAATTGTAAATGGACCACCATCATTAATATAAAAGATGGTTACAAGAACATTTTTTATAGAGGGAAAAAGTAAAGTTGTAAGGTAGTGATAAATTCTTAGTTGTGGGTCTACCTGTAATTTTTCATATGTTTTTTCTTCATTTGTTGTCCAATTCCAACGACGGCCACTTTTCCAATCTACTAGCTCATATGTATTTTCGTTTGTTTGTATAACCAAGTCAATAATACCACGAAGAGTAAATTCACCCCATTTTTCTTTTACATCAATTTTAATATATTTTTCTGGTTGAACTATTGTAAGATTATAAGGATGAAAGCGTCCATTATCAAAATCTAGGGTTTTATGAACCCACAACTTACAATCTTTTAAATCTTTTGGTGACCAAGGATGATAATCTACTACTTGAGTGGTGTAATGATTATAAACCTGGGTGGTAAGATTATCTAATTCTGTTGAGGATATTGAAAGTGTGTCAGGCACGCTAATTTGCTCACACATTTCATCCTCAATAAATTTTTCTCCGTTTTGATAGCCCAACTTAATTTTAGCAAGAATTTCTAATACTTTATGAACAATGCTTCCTTTATCTGCTTTGATATTACTTGGCGGTTTCCATTTGAGAAGATATTCGAGAAAATATGCTTGTTGGCACATGTCCCACTGGTTGTACATCGACGAGCTTAATTTGTGTATATTCATGAGTTCGGTGGTAATTCATTCCACGATTGTAGAAGTTTATAAAGTGCTTTATTTTGTTGTTCAATAGTCATGTCTTGATTGTCTAATACAGCATCAAAACCAGTATAGTTATCGAGAATAGTTTCACTTTTATGAATATCGGTATATGGACAACGAGTTAGACGAATAACTCTTCCTCCAACCCTTTGCACCCCTTTTACTTCGTTTGGAAAGCGGCAATCATCAATAATAGCATATGCTGAATTTTCTGTTTCAATTTTGTTCAGTAATGCTTCAACCCAAATATCATCTTTAATTTTACGAAAAATATCTGTTCCTACATATTGTAATAATTCACGAGCAGTCATTTTAGCATTGTTTTTTGGACGATAAACTCCAACATTTTTTTGAGCGTAATCTTTTCCAGAAAAATTACAAAGTTGTTCATATATTGCTTTATTTGTAAAAATACCCGGCATATCCTTCCATCGATATGAAGTTTGAGTATTTTTCTCTTCGTCGGTTCCATAACACTGAGAATAAGATAGACCAAAAATCTTAATACACATTACTTTGAGTAAGTCAGCAAAGCTATAAAGCTTGATAAACGGAAAAACATTTTCTTCAAGATAAGATACTATGTTATCATTATCTCGACGACGCACATCAAAAACTCCACTAATTTCTTCTTTTCCATCAAGTTTATAAACATCAAGCTGTCCTAAATCATCAATTTTGAAATTTTCAATAAGACCAAGTGCTTGCATATACATTCCAAAAAGGTAGTTACAAGCAGTGTTTTTTCCTGAACCCTTTTTACCTGAGAATGCTAATATTCTTGTCATTTTTTTTTGTTCCTTATTTATATTTTGGATTTTTAAGTTCGTAATAAGTTTTATAAAAAGATTTAAGTTCTTTTTGACGTTTTTCTTCTTGTTTTTTTCTTATTTTTACTTCTTCAGGAGTTTCTTCTCGTTCTCCAATAATAGAAATTCCTGCATAATCATAATGTATATATAGTGTTTCATATTCTGAATATTTTTCTTTAAGTTGGATAAATTTTCCAATAAGGTTGTCCAAACTATCATTCATATCAAGATGTTCTATTAAAACAATTTTTGTTTTCATTTTGTTAATCCTAAATCTGAAATTGCTTGAGTAATATGTGGTAAAAATAAATCATTAATTTCTTTTACAGTCATTTGACCAACATCGTTTTTATTTTCTGGAAGAAAAAGAGGTAAAATGTTATAGTATTTTTTCCAATTTTCAATAAACGCTTCTTTGCCCTTTTGTCCTCCTTTATCATTGTCTAAGAGTAAAACTACGGTAAAAGTACCAGCACTATCCAATAAAACTTGTTGTCCGTTACTCAATGAAGTTCCAAATAATCCCACGCTATTTTTAATTTCTGCTTCTTCTAATTTCCAAACATTACCCGGACTTTCTACTACAACAGCAACACCGGTTTGAGAAATATGTTTTTTTGATAACCAATAATTATATAATGAATTTTGTCCATCAAATCCATCACTATGTTTCCATTTTGAGTAGAGTTGTGCATATTTTGACGGTGGACAATTTTTACTAATATCGTGCCAGAGTCCACATTTTTCACATTTTGGAAAAATACTTCTTCCAGTACAACCAATCATATGTTGATAGTTTTCATCATAAATTGGTGTAACCACTCGTTGATACATCTTTTTTTTAGGATTAGTGCATAATCCGACATCATATCTATCTAAAATTTGTGAAGAATAACCTCGTTTCAAATAAAATTCTGCCGGAATTGTTAATAATGAACGAATTTGTGAGCGGGTAATTTTTCCGTTATGAGAATTGTTTTGTGGTGGAGTATATATTTTTGAAAACTGTGAACGAGAATTTGAATGTGGTCGAGATTGTAATTTAGATAATGGAATAGATAAAAATTTGAGTATAAATTCTAATGTTTGTGAAAATGATACTGTTTGGTCTGTTTTATTTTCCCATCCATATTTTTGATGTGATAATATACCACGAATTAAACCCAAGATTGTTGGTTGAAAAATTCTTTCACATTGATGAGTATAACACTTCCAATTTCCACGATATGTTTTTCCGTTGTAATACAGATTAAAAGCACTTGTGTTGTCTCCTCCATGAACCGGACAAGTTCCATAATAGTAAGAATTACTAATAAAAATATCTACTCCTAAATGTTCCAATAGGTCATCAATTTTATCCATCGTTCGTTCAGAAAGTAGTTGTAGCTGTTCTGAGTTTAAATAGGGCATTCTAAATCCTTTGGAACACATAAATCGTCTACGGTTTCTTGATGTAAAAGCTCAAATTTTGTTTTTCCTTCAGTAATACGAGCGTGTTCACCTTTCATAGTACAACTAATATAATCTCCAAACGAGGTTCCTGGTCCATGACGACTTTTCAATACTACCATTTTTTTATTACCTGCTTTTACTCCATCTGCTGCAATTTCGTCTTCGGACTTGTCTTTGAAAATGGTTAGATTTGAACATAACCACACCACTCTATCTGAACCACTTATTACATCCGTACTTTCTTTACCAATACCGTCTCGATTAAGTTGGATAAACGCAAGTATTGGAATATTATATCGAACAGCAAAGTTATGTAATGTTGTCATCATAAAACCTAAAACTTGATATTCTTTTAGGTCTTTAGACAGGTCGTTGGTGTTCATAAGTTTGAGATAGTCATACACAATTAAACAATTTTTTGCTATATTTTTGTTTTGAAAACCAACCGATTTAATCAACCATCGTCTCATAAGGGCAATTTGGTCTTCAAAAGGTTTTCCAGAAATACTTTCGTGAAAATATGGAACCGATTTTAATTGTTCTGCTGATTTTGTGACTTGCAATTTGAGTTCTGGAGATTTTCCAAATTTACCCGTTTCGATATTAAATATGTTTATTTGATTTATCATAGCAAGAAGACGATGAATATGGTCTTCTTTAGTCATTTCTGTATCTAAAAATAATACTGGTATGTTAAGTTGAGAAGCAATGTGATAACCCATATTTTGTCCTAATGTGGATTTACCAACACCACTACGACTACCAATTATATTTACGGTTGCTGGTCGTAAACCTCCACCGATTGTTTGGTCATATGCTGGAAAATTCGTAGATAAACCAACTTGTTCTACAGGATTATTGCTTAAATAATTTACATAATCTACTAAATCTTTTCCAACGGGTGTAATATCTTTTTCTGTATCGTGTAATAAAGAAGTAAAGTCAAATATAGCATCTTCAGCAATACTTAAAATTTGGGTAATACTTTCATTACCTTTAATTTCAGTAAGTTTGTCTTGAGCAGAACCAAGTTGTTGATGAAGAAGTTTACTTACTTCAAGTTTACGAATTTGAGCGGCAAATCGTCGAACATTTTCAATATTGATGGGTAATTGATAAAGTGTTTTAATGTATTTAATATTCGATGGTTTTTGTAAAATCTGTAAACCTAATTGTTCTGCTATTGCTAACAATGATGCTAATTCAACCTGTGAAGTAGTCGTATCTTCAATAATATGTGATATACATTGATAAATTAGTGTGTTGATTTCGTCAGTGAAAGTGCTTGGTTGTAATAAATCTACAACATCAAAATATGTTTGGTTGCCATATTGACACAATCCTGCTAATACTGCTCGTTCTAATGATGTATTTGAAAAAGCTATACTCACTACTACTTCCTATTTAGTATACAACGATTACATCGAAATTTTGATGATTCATTACCATCTGTTGGAGGTATTAATTCAGGAGAAACTTCAAATTCTCGATTACATCCTACACATCGTACCTTGACTAATGCTAATGGTCGATTTCTTTCACTTGGTATCCGATCTTTCCATAGTTTTTTATCAATTTCTGTATCTTCTTTATGCATACTTGCTTCTGGCATCGAAAAAAATCTATTCCAATCGTCTTTACCATTATTTTGTTGTGACGACGTGGAAGCATTTTCTTTTTCTTTTGTTGACTGTTTAGTTTTTCTTGGTCGTCCACGTTTTCTTTTTGGTTTAGGTTGTTCCAATCCTTCTTGTAGAACTTGTGCTGCTGTTTGTAATGCCATAATAGCATTTTGAAGTTGTTCTTGTGTTAACATAATTGGTCTATCCATTTATCAGTTGGTTTACGAGTATCAATACATATTAATATTATATTATTTATGTCACACCATTGAGATTTAAGTTCATCTCTTTTTTTTGATGCTAAAAATCCTAAACGAGTATTATGAAAATGAGGAATGTATTTATAGTGTTGTTCACCCTGAACTTCAATTGCAGTTTTTATAAGAGGAAGAAAAAAGTCAAAATATAATGTAGTATACGGTCTTGGTTTGAATGATACTTCTTCTAAAATTTGAAGTGTTGGATACTGTGTTTGTAAGATTAGTTTAACTTTACGATGATTTATTGATGAATGTTCAAGGTTTTTAGAACCTTTTGGTATCCATTTTACAAAACGCCCTGTTAAATCTTCAACTATCATACAAGTATTTTTCTCAGTTGAGAGTAAAGAGAATTATACACTTCTGGATTTTCTAATAAATAAGCACGAACTTTTTCTGTACCTTGACATTTTTCTCCAGAAGGTAGTGTGTACCAACCAGCACCACCTTTGGGTAATATACCTAAGTCGGTACAGACATTAATAAGTTCAGTTTCTTTATCAATACCATATCCATATCTAAACTTGGATGTAAATTTTCCTCCAGGAGGACAGTTTAATGCTGACGTTGGGCATTCCCAATGAATATCTTGACCAATTTGATTTTCTCCTACTTTCCACGGAGTAAAATGTGTTGCTCTTAATTTAACATCTGCTTGATATTGAATTTTTTGACCAGACGCCTCCATCCATTGAGTATAACCCTGTCCTTGATTAGCAATAACATGTGTTATACCGATAACTACACATTTATTAATTGGGGTTACATTACATATTCTTCGACAAAATCTTGCTAATAACATAGGAGCATCTGCTCGATAACGATCTCCAATATCGGCTTTCATTTCTCCTTCTGTACAAAGTGCTGAAAATGAATCGATAATAAATATATCACCAGGTTTGGTATGAATTAATTGTTCGACTATAGCAATATATTCTTCTGCTGTTAAAATATTACCTGGTGTAGATTGAATAATACTAAATCGTGTTGGATCAAGATTTAAATGGTGAATTCCTTCAAGGTCTCGTTTTTTGAGACGACCTTCAATATTAGCATAATATACATGACGACCTTCTTTTCTCCCTAAATTACAAGCATATTCAATATCTTGAGCAGTTCCAGCAAAATCTAAAGCGGTAGCAGTTTTACCAGTTTTGAATTTGCCGGTTAAAATAAAAAAACTACCTTCTGGTATGCCTCCAGTAATCATATCTAAACCAGGACTTAAAGGTATTATGACTGGTTGACTATCAATAATTTTATTGCTTGACGATAAATGCTGATTAACATCAAGCTTTGGTTTTTTAGGTTTCTGTTCGTCAGTTGTCATTTGTCGTTTTTTTCTGCCTGTTTGAGTATATCAATAAGATTTATAGGAGTTTGTTTAGATCGTGGAACAGAATTTGTTGAACGATTAATTACAGTATTGGAAACAGAAGTTTTTGTATTAATTTTTTGTTGTTCTGCTTCAACCATATTGAGAAACCGTTCAGTAAAAATAGAATATGAATTTTGCCAAGGTTTTGATTGGATCACATTTAGTATTGCTTGTGAGTCAAATTGTTTTAAGAGTTTAGAAATTTGTCGTAAATTTTTTCGATAAAAGTTGGACCATCGAGGTATTTTCCAAAATTGAATTGGTAATACTTGTTTATCAAAACTTGCTTTGTGTTCACAAATAAGTTCATTAATATATTGAGCAAAAGTAATTTCTTTATTTGGTGTTGCTGAATATTTTGAATAATACTTATTCTTATTATTACTCATATTTTTTCTCTCGAATATTGAAAATATTACCTTTTAAAGATCTAGGAAGACCATTAGGAGTTGTATCTGATGCTTCTACTTTTTCAGATGCGGCTTGTGTCATAATTGCTACATTACCTTTACCTCCTCCGGTTGTATGCACCATCATATCACCAGCAGTACGACATGCCATTGCCCATACAACCAAAGTATCTTTATCCATAGGTGTACCATTTTGTTTAATTGCACGAGCAATAAGAATTCCAATTTTATCTTGTGGTACATTTTGTAAAGCTAATTCTTTAGAAGCGTCTTCCTTAATTTTAGCAAAAGAAGTTAGTTCTTTCTTTTGTTTAGATAATTTTTTAACTTCCTTTTTTAATTTTTTGTTTTCTTCTGCTTGTACTAGTTGTAATTTTGTTACCTGTTCGTGAATTTTATCAAGTTCACCCTCAACATATTTTTTAATTGTGGATTGTGTACGACCAAGTTCTTGTGATATTTCTTCAATACTTTTCTTTTGATGCAACATGCCCTGTATAGCATATTTTTCTGTATTAGTTAATCTACCTTTTGCCATTTTTATTCTCCCATATTTCTTTGTGCGATTGAATATAATACTGGTTTACGAGTTTTTAGAAATTCAATATACTTCTCAAACACGGATTCTGGAACCGATTTGAATTTCCAAAGAGCAATGTTTGACCGTGTAACATTACTATGTCGAATATTAAGATCTGCTTTTAACGGATTATAAAGTTTATTATTTCTATCACATTTAATGTAATAGGTAACTTGATTATTATATCTCACTTTTTTGGCATAAGCATGAATTGAGCGTTCTGCTGAACGAATTTTACCAGTTCGCTTATCTATATCATCGTCTAATGCCGGATAGCCTTCCAAGTTAGGATATCCTTCTGTGTCAATATTGATTGTGTGTTCACCGAGAATAGTAAATACTAAAGTATAATTAGGTAATATTTCTTCTTTTGGATGTGAAGTACAAATTGAATTTTCTATTTCTTGAGAAGTAAATCTATTCATGCTTTTTCTCCAGTTGTTTTAGGTCATTTAGAAAATCTTTGACTTTTTGTTGACATTCATCAAGATTTTTACCTTTTAGAATAATATTTGTGCTTAAATGTTTGGTAGGTATACCTGTTACACGACCATCACGCAGTCGTTCCATAATATCAATTTTTACTACTCCTACGGCACTATGAGGAGCATTAGGATTTTTATTTTTTGACATTTATTTTTCTCTTGGGTTTTATTCTATCTTTACCTTTAACTATTCGTTCACAGAATTTTTCTGGATCTCTTTTTCTTCTCTTTATTCCTGAAGGCAGGTCTCGTTCTGGTGTTTTAAAGAGATATTCATTATGTTTATATGCTAAAGCCCTTTTTTCGTCATCACTCATTCTTGATGAATTTCGTTCAGCTAAATGTCCTAATTTAATTTCGTTATCGCTTTTGATGACTGAAGATGTTGTTGTGGATAAATCGGTTTGATAATCTCGTTGGGTTTTTTGTCCACATTCTGGACATTGTTGGTTATCGGTGTAATCACACATTAACATATAAAGTTCATATGAATGATTACAGTGAGGACAATAAAAACTATAGGTCGGCATGATATATTACACCTTTTTCCACAAAAAATATATAATATTTAAATTAAACACGCTCCACCTGAACAGGTTGGTTCGTTTTCAAAATGTGTGTTATCCGTTTCTTCAACCATTTTTGTATAATCAACCGGTTTAAGATTGGATTGTAATTCACAATAAAGTTTCCAATTATAAACATCTTTCATACAATATGTAAGTTGACGAATATCATTATCGACAAATTTTTTAGCAAATTTTACCATGTCATCATAAAATTCAAGCTGTAAAACAGATTTTCTAGCTTTTCGTCTGTCTTTAAGTGTAAGTTTTTCTGCTTCTTCTCTTTGTGTATCAATAAGACAAAAGTCACACGCTTGCCATAAATTGTTGTCAAAAGCTCTTAATGCTCTTTCAATAAGTCCACTTGTCCAGATAGCATAGTTTCCGTATTTTGATACAATTTCGTGTGACATGAGAACTGTAGTATATGGTGCTTGTGGATAATCCAAATCTCCTTTTTCAGAAATAAAAGAAAGTCCAACAAAATGTCGTCTATTTTTATAAATAAAATCTATTATTTCATCCCATTCATCATCTTGTACAAATATTGTATTACTTACACTATGATTCAACCATGGTTTCAAACACAAATCGATATTTTTACCTGAATTTATCCAATTTTGTTGAGTATTTTTGACACATTCCAACATAGATAATGCTGAAAAATTATATTTAGTTTTTGAACCAGCAGGAACTTCAATAGGAAAAATAATATTTTCATCTGTTGAATTCGATGACCAAATTGAAGTTTCTACAGCCCAAGGGTTGTTTCTTTTGAAATGTTGATAAGGAATTTCTGTAATATTGTTTTGTACCCGTCTTAAATATCTTTTTGCATGATGTGGATGAATACCAGACGACGTACTACACAATAGGGAGGCTGTACCGGATGGTTTAATGGCAGTACAGCGTGCTGCTGAATTTATTCCAATTTTAGTAGCAAAGTCTCTGTTAGTTTTTTGAATTAACTTTGCTGCTTTTTTTTGTATTGATGAGTTAAGAGTAATTTCACTTTTTTCCATCATGCCGGTCATTGACACACCTAATAATGCTTCTTTTTCAACTATTTTTTGTGTAGGATTTTTGAGATAAGAAAAGTCTGTTAAACCAGCTTGTAGAGTTCCAATAATAGTGGCAGCTTTACATCTTTCATAAAAATCTTCTTCGTTTTCAAGATTACCACAGTTTATTGTTGATAAATTACAAAATGACCACCCAGAAGTTGAAGTTTCATCGTCATGGGCATAAAGTGCAATTTCTCCACAATTTGCTACATGACAACCGTGTGTCCAATATGAATGTGACACATCTGCTGTTGTTAAATCATAAACGTCGTCCATACCAATAAATTCTTTGCTAATTATATCATATGTAGTTTTACTACGACACGACTTAATATTAAGAATTTTATTAAGTTTGTCTTGTTTGTATTTTTGAATAAAACCTATATATTTAGCAAATATTTTTCTGTCTGTAGAAATGTTTAAATCGTAACTTTTTTTACATGGATAACATCCGTTTTGAAATTTTACCATACAACCTTTATTTGTAGTAAAATATGACTTTATACCTATACTTGATAACATTAATTGAACATTTTCAATAATATTTTTTGATGCTGATTTTAAGGTAATACGATTACCACAAATACTACCATTTGCTGAAAACAATCCTCTTAAAAACGAAGCCACTTCTTCAGCATTACCCTCAATATATCTCTTGGGTATAGAGCGTTCGTATGTTAATGGTAATTCTGAATATAGAATATTTGTTTGAATTGTATAAGCGTGTGTGCTAATACCAGGTCTATGTTTAATAATATATTTTGATACTTCGTCGGTAAAATAGTCTTTATCTTTTTGACCAATACATAAATATACTAAATTATTAGATGCTTTATGAACCGAACCATCTCCTAATACTAAACCGTCCATTACATATTGTTGATTTAAAAATAATGAATCGTTGTTTGGTCCAGTAATAATATCAATACTTTCGGCTTGGTCTACTTCTATTTTTTCTTTATTAGTTAAAACTTTATGATGAGCAGTTCCATAAAAGACACTTGCTGTAGTATTATATTTATAAATTGATTGAATACCCTTATGGGTTTTATTGGTTACTGTTGTCCAATTTTTACCAGTCCATATTAAATCTCCAATATTTATATTATCAATTTGTTGTAATCCTTCTGGAGTAAGAATATAAGCCCATCCTGGCTGACAGGGATTAATAAGTGCTTCTTTATCGTCTGCAAATATAAATCCGGGCTCGCCATATTCACGAATATTTTCAAAAATTTGCTTGAATGTTTTTTTGTCTATTTCTTTTCTCAATAAAATTACCGAATTATTTGCTCGTGCTCTTTGTGGATTTTCTTGAAGCCAATTTCCTGTTTTGCATTTCATCATTTCTTTATCGTCTAATGAAAATAATGCTATACACGAAGATCGACGAACTCCACCACTTAGAACGGCATCGGAAATGTAACATATCAGGTCGTGAGCGTCGATAGGTTTTAATCTCTCCTGTCCGTCTTTGATGCACCTATCCAACAGAGCACGTATTTTATTATGGGCTCGTTTTAAAGGTTCTGGACCTGGAGCACGTCCTGATGACGAGCTTAAATAAGCACCTTCTGGACGAATTTTACTATAATTGAATTCAACATATTGTCCAGCAGGTGATAAATATGACGAGACTAATTTACCAATTGAATCAGACCATCCTTCAATAGTATCTGGAATAATAAATTGTTCAGCACTTTTCCAACCATATTTATTTTTTACTCCGTAAACAGCATCTTGATTAAATTTTGGTAATTGATTAATGTGTTGAAATTGAACACTGTAGCCCACTCCTGCTCCACACAACAAAACATACATACATTCTTGAAAAAAATCGAGACGATTTACATACGATCCTGAACAATTGTACGATCTAACATTTTTCTTTAGTACTGGTTTACCACCAAATTGTAGTAATCTTTGACTACCTAATACCTTTTTCTCTAACATAAAATCATAAGCCCAATTTATTTCGTCGTCCACATTCTTGTCTTTATATTTTTCCAACATCATATTTTTTACACGATCTACTGCTTCTTGCCAAGTTTCTCTGCGTTTTTGATCTGGTAACCAACGAGCATATTTTGATACGAACGTATATTTTTGAAGTTCCTTGAGTGCCGTCATGAGTTATTGATCCGTTTTATCTTTGTTTTCAGTATTCCTATACATTTTGCTAACAATTTTTTCTGCTTCTTTTGCATCTGGTACGCGGGACTTTTTTCGTCGTTTGGGTTTACCTTGATTACGATACCAAAAACTTGCTAATTTTTCTGCTGAATTTGTTTTGTATGTTCTTTTTTGAGGAGTTGGATTTCCTGAAGCATCTTTGGCAGATAAAGTAATTTCAAATGAACAGCTTGGTTCTGATTCTTTTTGGTTTTTTGTCATTTGTTTACCTTTGGATAATCAATGTGTCGTATTATAAACTTATCATTAGTGATTTTCATTAGCCATAATAATATTTCAAGTCGATGTTGCCTTTCAGGATCGTTTAACATATTGATGCTATGATTACCATACACAATAGTTGTGATGCCAGCCTGCCATAATTTTTGAAGACAGTTTTCACAAGGATGACCGGTAACATATAAGGTTGTATTGAGAGTAGACTTACCTTGACGAGCACATGATAGCAACACATTTTCTTCTGCATGTATCATAAAAGGATATTTTTCTGGTCTTAAATTGGGTAATACACGATTAGGTATGTTTCGAATAAAACCATTATATCCAGTTGCTACAATTTCATTATCTGAATTTACCAACACTGCCCCACATTGAGTTTGAGCGTCGGGACTTCTTTTAGCAACTTCATATGCTAATTTGAGATAATACAAATTCCAATTATCTCTATCTTCAATATGTTTTGTATTACAATATTCTTCTTGCCATGATGATAAAAGTTCAATTGCTTCTAAAGACACTTTATGTAAAGAAGCAGACTGACATAATGATGAAATAGATTTATTATCCATAATATTTATTGAGAGAAAAATAAAAAGTGATTTTAGAAGTTAAACCATATTTTTTCTGTAACAAAATTACTAGTTTTATTACTATTTTTTCCACAAGACGCTCTGGTATAATTAGAAGTGTTCCAATTTTTCAAATTTGAATTATATAAGACGCTATCATAACCAGAAAGAATAATTTTACATTTGTTTTGTAAATCAATACACAGTTCTAATAATGTATTATGATTAATTTGACAAAATGCTAATTTACTTTTAGACGATTGTAAATATGGAGGATCTAAATAGATAAGAGAATTTGGTGTAAGAGTTTGTTGAATTAATTTGAAAAATTCTTTATAATCTAAATTAGATATATTTACATCTTTTAATAGAATTTTAGCATTTTTAAATCTTTGGATAGTGTTTTTTTTATTGTGCTTATTTAACGATGGATGAGTAGGAGAATCTGTTAAATTTGCTCCTCCTCCAAAAAATGCTCCATTATAAGCACAAAATGATTCTGCTAAATATTTTTCGTGACAGTGTTTCATTTTCATAAAATGGTTATAAATATCTTTATCTATCCAATTAGGCACAAAATCATAATCACCATCATATTGTTGTAATGCTATTAAAAATTTGTAGGTGTGTGGGTCGTTTAAAAAAACTTTTTTATTTTGTTGTGTTGTCCATTTATAAGACAGCGTATCATTTGGTTGATAATATTTAAAATCGTTAGCTAGACGAAAAAACACATTACCACGACCAGCAAAAGGTTCATAATAATTATCAATTTTAAAATTTATGTTGTACAAAATCCATTTGGCAACTCTACACTTACTACCATGGTATTTGAAAGTTGGTGTTCTCATAGTAAAAAAACAAGTGGTTAGTTTGTGGTGAAAGTAAATAAATAGTTTAATAACGACGAATTTGATAAATCACTAGGTTTAATCCATCGGTCTGATTTATTTGGCATTAGGTCAAAGTTATTTTTTGAAAAAACGTGAGCAATCGACGTGCTACATACATAATGCATTTTGTCGGTAGGAGTGTCATCAATAATATCTTGAACATTATAAAAAAGCCTAAAACCTAATAAATAAGATTTAGCAAATTTCCAAATTCTGCTCCATCCGTATGGAAGTCCTGTCAATTTTCTCATGTCGTTAGTAATAGATTTTGGTTTGAATGATTTAATAGAAGAAGAGGTGTGATGTGTGATTGGATCAAAATTTATTACTACATGAGAAGAAACCGGACGATAAACATCAATATAGCCAGATTGTTTTTCAATTACTCTATCAAAGATTTTTGTTGTACATCCATACCATAAAAATTCAATAGTTTCAAGAATGTTGTGTGAATTATGCCAAGAGGCTAAACCAGCATGAGAGTAGGCACCACGAGAGAACTTTTGAATAATTTTACCACACAAACTTGATGGACGATAAAGAAAAATATCACCTTCTTGTACAAATAATTTGGTAGTATCGTTGTATGGAAGATAATTTCTTTCCATGACTATATTATTTTTCTAATTTAATCACACGCTCCAACAACTCTTTTTGTTCTTGTCTCAATAATGTAATTTCTTTACGAATATTGGTTAATTCTTGTAAAATTGCTTGACTTTCAAATTCATGTAAACGAGTAGTAGTTTCAAGTTTACTAGCAATTTTTTCTGTACGAATTGTGCATGATTCCATTTTTGTAGTCATGTTATTAGCACTAGCACAATTTACTTCTATAAGAATAATAAAAAGTCCCATTAGAGCAATAATTAGACTACCAAATGTAACCAATAACCATCTAGGTATATGTTTACTAGAACATTCTTCTTTAGTTACAAATGTTGTATTTTCGTTTTTGACCATGCTGCACCTCTAGGTAAAAATAAAAAGCCGTTGATTAATGGCTCAACGGCTCGAAAGCCGTTATCAAAATTACCAAGTAGTCCGAGCAGCATAATCTTCACGATCAGGAGTGATACCACTACCTCTGAAGAATACTAATTCACCAGGACGACTTGCAGAAATTGTTGCAGCATGATCAGAACCACCAGTTAATAGACCAGCAACGTCACCAATTCCGTCTGTACTATCAGCAACAGTTGTGTCTGCACCAGAGGTTGGAACCCAAGTTCCACTAACAATGTGCCATCTACCATAACGAATTGCTGTAGCAGTTAATGGACCACGAATAGTTTCGCGGTATTTTGGTGAACGTCGAAGACCAGGATAAGAACTGGTACAACGTAAAGCAGTATCAGCAGTTCCAGCAATATATTCTGCTTGAACACCAGCACGCATCATAATCCATTGTTCAGCAGCCATACTATTAAAAGTACGACCGCTTTTGGGAAGCGTGCTACTTACTCCATCAGAATCAGTGCGAGATTCGTGACACTTTTCTGCTTTTTGTGTACTACCAAGTGCAAGTTCATCTAAAAGTGTTTGGTTAGCACCAAGATTTGTACAAGCTCCACCGTCTGGTTTTGGTTGAGTTGCATCAGTTAAAGCACTGGCAGAAGTGTCAAAATAAACATTTCCAGTAGAAGGATTAGCAACAGTATAAGCCATTATTTTTTCTCCGTTTTTGTTACTTTGTTAATAAATTTTTAAATAATATGGCATTATATTCCAAAATCCTACCACTAAAAATCCTAGAAACCCTAGTATTATACACCGTTTCTTAACATTTCATAATTTTCATATTTTTTTTCTCCAAAAATTCCATCCATAAAACCTTTATTTACAGCTTCTTGTGGTGTCATATAAAACTCTTGTTTTTTTGTCATTTGATCAGATAGCCATTTTTTTATTCTATTTATTGTCCAACCCTTGAAATAAGCACCATTTTTACATCGATTAGCATAAATGTCAACCATAATTTTTGAACATTGTCTACTCCATTCTGCTTCTGACTGAACAGATGTATAATTTCCATCGTAATATTCAGTTCCCCAATGTATTAAAACATCAGCATTTGGCATAATAACACGATATTGTGCTGCTTGAGGAATAATTGAAGACATGGAGCGAGCATGAGCATATGCTAAAATAGTAATTTCGGACGGACTTGCTAAAATAGCATCATAAATTGCCATACCATAATTCCATTCTCCTCCATTTGTAATCATATGAACCAAAATTGGATTATGATTAACACTGTCTAAAAGACGCAAATTACGAATAAAAAGATTAGCACAATAATGATCAATGTAAGCTTCTTCACATGTAGTTTCCAGATTTGAGTGTAGGAAAATTTCACGAGTGTCTAAAATAATAGAAAAGTTGTGACAATCGTAAATAAGTTCACTTTGTTGTGAAATATTACGCTTTTTTGGTGCTGACATTTAAGTGTAAAAATTTAATAATTTGGTTTGTAATATTTGATGTAACTTCATTAGGATGAAATAATTTACCAATACCTACTCTCATTCGATAACGAGTAAAAATATCCAAAGTTTCAACACCATCAATTTTTTCTATAATTTTACATATTGCAGGAGTTAAATTAAAATTAGTGTGTCCAGACCAAAAATTGTAAACCTGGTTTGGTCCAGTATATTCTGGTAGTGTAATATCTCCAGATGGAGTGCGAATTAATTGTAAGTTTTTTGGTTTTGCAAAAAGATCCTCTTTCATTAGTTCCATAATGCTTTTATCATATCCATCGTCTTCATCTAAATTTTCGTTTTCATTTTCGTGATTTTTATCATCTAACGATAATTTTTGTTCTTCTAAAATCGGATCTTTCCATTTTTCCCACGCAATCAAATATTTTTGCGACATTTTAAATTGTTACTCCATAGAATTATACACTGTTTGTGGGTTAAAATATTAAATTGGTAAGCAGTGTTGCTATACATATTCCACAAAAACAAGCAAATATGTCACCCAAAGAGTTTATGATACTGTCTCCACGATAAAAAGGACATTGTCCACTAGTTCTCCACCACTGAATAACATATGGTGTGTTTTCGAAAATTTCCCATATCATTTCTACACACAATATTATTACAATTTTCCATATCCATAATATAGATAAGCCACTTAAATTTAAAATTGATACTAAAACGATATAAAATACAGTTCCGTGTGCAATATGGGTTATGCTCCATGGGTCAAATAAATATTGAGAATCTCTTTTTTCGTCTGATGTCCATAAACCAATACCTGTAAAATGAAACCATGGTCGTTGAAGTCTTCTTTTAATAATAATTAAAAATAAATATAGAAATCGTATTAATATAATTAGTGGATTCATTATACTGCAATGTCAAATTTCATTTTGGGGTGTGGATTATAGTTTTCTAATAAAACGTCGGTATATTCCCAATTAAATATATCAAATTTTCCATCTCGCTCCAATATTTTTAAAGTGGGTAGTTGTCGCGGTTGTCGTTGTAATTGTTCTTTTGCTCCATCAAGATGGTTTTCATATATATGACAATCACACAACATTCCTGACAGATTTCCTGGTTTCATGCCAGTTTCTTTACACAGAAGTAAAAATAACAGGGCGTAAGAAGCAATGTTATTTGGAACTCCAAGTATGTAATCACACGAACGTTGAGTCCAGTGTAAATTTAATACTCCATTAATATGTGTGACTATCCATATTAAATGACAAGCCGGTAAAGCCATTCTTGATAGCTGGTTTGGATTCCAAGCACTACACACTAATCGTCTGTCATTAGGGTTGGTTTTTAGAGTTTCTACAATATATTTGAGCTGATCATAACCCTTAAGTGGAGCATCGTCGTTTTCATCGTATACTTCACCAAACCTTCTCCATTGCCAACCATATCCTAATGGACCTAAATCATTTTCTTCTTCTTGCAATTTTTTATATGTTTTGTTTGCTAATTGAGTATTATTACTTATTGGTGACGATATTATGTTTGCTAATTCTGTAGAATAATTTGTATCTAATAATTTTTGAGCAATTTTATGTGGATTTGCCCAAAAATCCCAAAAATGACATTTTCTATCCTGATACCATTTTTTACTCGTTATTCCTTTAATAAATCCTTCTAATTCAACACACATGCTTCGAAACGGCATCTTTCTTGTAGTTAGAAGAGGAAAACCGTTTGACATATCATGACTAAAATGAACATTAGGAACCGTTAAACACCTTACTCCAGTTCGGTTTTCTTTCCACCGTCCTTCTTCTATTATTCTATTTAAAATGTCTAAATATGATTTCATTGTTGATACTTTTTCCTTAATATTGAAAAGAGTGATGATATTTTTTCAATTTGTTGTGGTTTCATATGTTTATACATAAAATCTACAGCACCTTGAATATCAAATTTGTTAAATTCTTCTCGTGCTAATCGTCTACTTTCTGGAGTATTTAATTCTTTAA